TTTCCTTTAAGGTCTTTATCATCATCAATAGATTTTAGGAATGTTAAAAAATTTGAGGTAGAATCTCTATTGTATTGCTTTTCACTAAAATAAGAAACTATTTTGTTTCTTAACACAGCATCAGGCTTTATTTTAACGGAAGGGTGAACATCTGTATGCCTTCTCTTTATTACAACATTTTTTGATTCTAAAAGTTTTAGCATTTTTAACTATTTAACCTCTTAAGTTTAGTTTTAGTGATTTTTCCTGTATGGGCGCAAGAACTGCAACCATCACCAGAACATTTTGGGCATGCAACCATTCCTAATGGGTCTCTACTTTTTCCTTCTGATAAATTTTCTAACTTTGACATAATTATTATCTTAATTCGTTAATCTTGAAGTCTAGTCCTGTATTATAAGCGTTCCAAAGCTCTCTCCTAACTTGACTGTTAATATTGTTGTTTTCAGGATCACTGGCGCTAATAAAAAACTTGTTCATTTCAATAAAACTACCAAATGTGAATTTTTGATCCTCATCATCATTTACTGTTACTGTAAAGTTATTATCGCTATTTTTTTCAACATCTATAACAGTGCTGCCAGCTTTATGTTGAACTTTAGATTCATTTAGCACCTCTTTTAGCATGCCAGTATTTCCAGTTCTAGCTTCGTCAATCACAAACCTAGCATCTTCCATAGTTATGGGAGTTTTGTGAAGTCTAACACCATCTTTGTCAGTTATAAACGCTGTGTTCTTATTAACCTTATCTATATTACTAATGTGTGTGAATTTTTCAAAAGTTTTAGACTCGTTTACATATCCCAACCTTGCTCTATCGGCATGGTTATCCCAACTTTTCGGGTCTTTACCTTGACCAGAGCTACTTGGATTGTAATACCTTTTAATAGAGTCAAAAGAAGCAAACCCCATTATACCTTTTTTAGTAGATTTCCAATATATTCCATCTAAAGCATTAGAAGAATCATATCTCTTCAACTTAGTAACTATGACAGATATTTCACCAAACGACTTGTGGTCTATGGTTACCCTCATACCTTCTTTAATCAACTCTGGGTGAGGAGATAGTTCGTATAGTTGTATTCTTGTAAGTTGAACTTTAGATTCGGACATATTAATTACAACGTCTTTTCCATCAATTTTACCTTCTCTAGTGTTGAGTTCTATAAAATTATCATTGATAGAAAGGCTTTTAGGATTTCTACCAGTAAACATTATTCCACCATCTTTTTCAAAACTTTTAACATCTTTAAAACCTAAGGAGATCAATTTCTGTGTTACTACTTTGACATTCATCTTTACTTTGGATTATTTATTTACTCAAAAGAAAATATTAGATTATGGCTTTTTAACCAAGTTTTTATCCTAATGTCAAATATTATGTCTTTAGGCTTTAGTTTGGTTACTAGCCTTAGACCTTCTATAGATCGCACTCTAGATAATGAAACGTATGTCTGACCACTAGCAAAAGCGCCTCTACCAATATCAAATGACATTCTATCAAAAGTCATTCCCTGGCTTTTATGAGAAGTAAATGCATAACCTAAGGCTATGGGATACTGTTTCATACTACCTTTTGTTTCTGTTTTGACTTTATCGCTATCTCTATCATAAGATTGCCTAACCTCTTCAAATTTGTGTCTTTTTATAAGCACCTCTTCATTATCACTATCTAGTCTTACTCTCATCACTTTTTCTCCTTCTTCATCTCGCTCCATACCTAAATAGAGACCCAAAGAACCATTATGATAGTTATCACCATTGTTGATCAGTATCATAACTCTAGATTTCTCCTTTAGAACTAATCTAACATTTGCTATACAATTCTTCTCTTTGAAATCACCAGTTATTTCTCCTGTATATAATTCTGCAACGTTTTCATTAATTTCTAGCTTGAACTCATTAACTCTTCTTACATCATCATTTCTAGTGCATAAAGTAACATGGTCTTTTTCTTCTGAAAGATAAGTAGAGTTGTTAAGCTCTTCGATTTCTTTTTGGGTTATTTCACCAAATCTTATCTTATTTAAAATATTCTTGAAGTTCTGGTCTTTTTGCCTGAATATTTCTGTGAAATTTACAAAGTTGGCTTCGTCTTCTATTTGTTTGAAAGCAATAGAGTCAAAAAAGAATTCGCTCTTGTACTTGAAATTGAAATAGTCTCTTTCACTATTTGTTACTACTGGTGGTAATTGACCCATGTCCCCCATAAATATTATGGGTACACCACCAAAGGGTATTTCATTCCTCATAGATTTTTTAAGAACAAGGTCTATGTTGTCCAAAACATCAGATCTTACCATACTCACCTCATCTATCATTATAGCATCTATGTTAGATAACAATTGCATACCATAATAGTCTAATGGTCTGATGTCGCTAGGCTGCATAATCCTGGGAGCTAACCTAAACGCTGAATGTAGCGTTGAACCACCAATAGCATTAGCAGCTATTCCTGTAGGAGCTACTTTCATAAGTTTTAGACCGCTTCCTACTAAGTAGTCTATAAAAGTTGTTTTACCAGTACCAGCTGCCCCAAATATTACAGTGTGTTGTCTTGATTTAACAGCATCATAAGCTGTTATCATTTCTTGAGTTAAAATTATTTCTTCCATATTTCTAGTCTCTTTATAGAGAATTTATTGATGATTTTGATTTAGGTCTTGACCATTTCCCATTTGAGTGCTGGGAATATAGTCTTTGTTCTCTTAATGTGTAATCAGTAACTATGCCTGATGGTAAGCGCCATTGTTTCTTACCTTTTATAGTATGTAGTATTGTTGGTTCTTCCTCTTCGCTTAGTAAGTATCTACAACAATTACCTTCACCTAAGTAATGACCTTTTCCACCAACAATTTCAGGATTATGTTCTTCGTAACCGCAACCGCAAATCATTTTGCCCATCTTTTATGTTATTAAATTTTTACTACTAATCCTACCGTTGTACTTCTGGATCTTAGTATAACAGTTTTCATTTTATCTTTCTGGTCTACAAACAGTATTAAAGATTTGGACATAATGATGTGTATATTGTCTACATTAAAATAAGATAACTTAATATCCTCTATTTTAGTATTTTCAAGACCTTTTTTTAGATCTTCTCTGCTAAAAATTATGTGTTCACCTGAAATCATTAGAAATTAGTTTAGACATTATAAATGCTAACTAGAATTCCAGGTTTTGTTTGTTAATTATACTATTTATGATTTCTTGTCTCTGATTTTTCGTATAATCTTCAGAAAGACTTTTCACTTTGTCTTTATCTAGTATCTCTTTCATTTCATTACCTCTAAAATCTGGTGAAATCTGCCCAGAAGACTGCTGACCTGTAATTAACCTGAATGGCTCTGGAGCTTGACCCCTGTAATGAACGTTATAATTAGCCAGTTCAAACGCTTTTGCCTTTATTCTATCAGTAGCAGCAGTGGTAGCATCATCTCTTAATCTTCCTGGCTCTTGTCTTAATCTTATTGCCTCTTTCTTACCAAGTTCTATAGCGGCATCCACACCTTTTTGAATAAGGGTTTTCTTACCAGCTAATGGGGCTGGATTGGAATAATCAACTATGCTTTTAGATAGTTCTTCGGAATTTATTTTAATGTTACTAGATTTCATGGTAAATTTACCAGTTTTTATTCTAAAAGAATTATCTAAAACAGTTGGTTCTGAATTGTTTATACCATTTAACCCTTTAAAAGACTTGGTAAAATCAAATGCGCTGTGATAAAAATCTAAAACTGTGGTAGGTATAAAGGAATCTATGGAAACTAATTCACCTTGTTCACCAGAATCAACAAATTTTACAAGATTTCTACAATCGTTGATTATTATTTGTATGTTTATCCACTCTAGATTATCTGGTAGCATTTTCCTGTTATACTTCCAATCATACACTATAAATGTGTATAATTTAGCAAGTGAATTAATCCTCTGATCAGTAGTTTCGTAGGTTTCTATTTCTAGTTCTCTTTCTAAATGAAATTGTTCTGCATTGTAATCAAGAATGTTCTCAAGACCGTTTATAGAACGCATAAGGTAGGGCGTTTTTTCTAGTAAATTTATTAGCCTATCTCTGAAATCTATAACAGCGTTAACTCTATCTTTATCTCCTCTTCTTTTAAAATATCTTTCTGCGCTTTCCCCTTTGGCGTTTACTGGATTTAGTAAAGGCGAAGACATGTCAATAAACAGAGAATAGTGTAAATAACTAGGATCCTCCATAAAGAACTTAGAACTAAAACCATTTTCTTTATCGAATGTGCTAGTCGAAATTGACTTAAAAGCTTCTTTATGTTTATCTAACGCCATAAAATATATATTAAATGAGTACAAAATACGAAAGACATATAGTAAGATTTAGTGGGAAAAAAGATAATTACAGAGGCAGAATATTGTCTAATTCTTTATCACCTAGAATATTAAATAATTCTAGAATGAGTGGTTTTATAATTAAATTAGAGAATATAATACAGTCTTGGATAGATGAAGTTACAAAAATCAAGCTTAGTTTAAACTACAGGTCAAAAAACGTTGAAGATATAGAACGTTAACTAACGTCTTCTATAAATTTCATATTGTTTCTTAACAGTTGTTTTTTAATTCTTTCAAGGAATAAGTTGTTGCCATCGTTAACTACCTTAATTATTTTTTCATTATTCTCTTTAATAATTTTATTTTCTATTACAGTAGCGGTTATTTGATTATTCTGAATTTCTTGAATGTTTGTTTCTATAGTTGCGTTTGTAGGTAATATTACGTCAGCGCTTTCTTGAGTAAATGAAGCGGTTATAGGTTCTATAGGCAATATAACCTCTTCCATAGTCTTTATTTGCTTAACTAGATCTAATATTACTGGTATTTTAACTTCATAACCTTCTTTAGCCCACTCTCCACTAGTAAGATTAGTCCTAACACCATTTTTTACTGAATTTATGTAAACTATACCTTTGTTCTTAGAAGTTATTACCTTAGCTTTATCTTCAGTAATCTTAAAATACAGTAAACCATTGTTTTCTTGATCTTTATTTTCTACTATAGAAATTTCTTCTACTCCATTGATTACAAAAACCATTTCATGACTAACAAGGTTTTCAGGAAAGTATGGTATTTCTTGACCATTTATCTCTTCTAGAAGATTTATCTCGTAAATATTTGTAAATGGAGAAACATCTAAAGCAAAAGGTTCACTTTTCATAACTATGGTCTTTTTATCCAAATACATTGGTATCAAAACCTGGTTATCAAATTGCTTTACAGAACTACCGACATTTATTTCGTTCTTAAAAACTTTGTTGTAAACACTAAATTGGGTTACCCCTTCTACACTTATTCTAAAAGGAGTTTCTAGATATAATTGTGTATTAGTGCTGTTTATGGAAGCTGTTTTAACCACGCTTAATCCATCGTTTCTATTGACCAATCTAAGAGTGTATTCAACTTGCATAGAACCATCAACAAAATTGGAAAGTACTGGTCTGTATTTATAAACCCTGTCAAAATTCGTGTACTGTAATTGTATAACTCTTTCTACGTGTTCAAATATAGTTCCTCTTTGCTCAAAGACATTTATCTCATGTTCAAGAGCATAATTGTTAGAAGGATTAGAATTTAAAGAAAATATGAAATCCTCTACGCTTGAACCTTCGAAACTAGCTTTGTATTGGAAATAGCTTTCTTTTTCTAATATGTCTGCAGTTAAATTTTCAAAAGGGTCTCCAGCTGGTATAAAGTTTTCTATTGTGTTGGAGTAATCTATCCCTCTGTATCCTCCAAGATCAACTACGCTCTCTATAACCCTAAATTCCATAAATAAAAAAGGATTACTATTGTAGCTAGATATGCTATTAACTATAGTTCTTTCTGAAGAAGTTTCTAAGAGTAATTTAGATATACTTATAGTGTTAAATTCTATAAATTTATCATAAGTTTGTTCCGAAATGCTTAGTGGGAATTCGTTGTAACCGTATTCATTAATATTACCTTTAAGAAAAGATTGAGAAAGAAGATTAACTCTGTGCCCTAAAGCTGATTCCAAAAATAAGCTTAGTCTAAATCCTTCTGAATCCTGAAAGTTGTATCCAGTCCTAATGTGTAGTTTTATTTGGTCGTAAGACAGTAATCCGCTTAAGGTATTTGTCGTTTTTACAAATTCATCAGGGTTTAGCCTAGAAAATGATCTACCTTCATTTATGTCTGATATAACGTCTGTGACAGGCATGTCAAAAACAAGATTGTGTTCTGTGTTCCTGGTATTGTCTAAAGAATCGGGTTCGTTAAGTATATAAATACTACCATCTTTACCAGCATAAGAAATAATTTGATTGTTAGAAGTATTTAATTCCTTTTCTTTCCCAGTAAACTCTAGTAAAAAATATTCTCCTAATCTAATGTAGTTCTTTGTAGAGTTCATTCTAGTGTTTTGATATATATTTTATGAGCAAAGTTCTGGAATCAAGAAGTGGTCAATCTATGACAGAAATAGTAAACAGAGATCACGAAGCTGAGATAATAAACATAGATGATCCTAACAAGGAAGGAAGAATAAAGGTAAACATAAAAGGCGTTTTTGGTAACATTGATGGAACATTCTCTTTAGACCCAGAAAAATTACCTTGGATATACCCAGAATTTCCACACCACGACACATTTCATACTCCTAAATTAGGGGAAAAAGTCTTAGTATGGTTTAGTAAAGACATTAATCATGGCAGATACAGAAGTTGGGAAAGTGTTAGTGATGATTTAATAGAACTACTAAAAGAAGATTATGAAGGATATAAGAGCGTTCTTTATGATAAAGAGGAAGAAGTAAATATTAGCTACAGTAGAAAAAAAGGAATTGTAATAAACTTAGGTAAAGAAACAATTAACATATCTAAAGAAGAGCAAAAAATTACATTAAATTTTAATGAAGGTCAGAGAAAAGTTGTAATGAACGAAAACTCTGTAAGTGTAGTTTCTGACAAGATATCTCTAGGTAGTTTAGATGGTAGTTCTGAGCCTTCAGTGTTAGGTGATAAAAATGAAGAACAACTTAAAGAATTATGGAAAGCCATAGAAAAGATAAATAAAGATATAGAAACATCTTCAAAAATTCAAAAAGAAATAACTTCAAAGGTAGCAATATTAGCGCCATTGTCACCAGGGTTTGCTTTATCAGAACTGTCAGCAAAAGCTAACCCTATAAGCAACAAAGTTTTTTCTAGTAAAGTGCCAAAGACGAAAAGTAAAGTAAACACAATAGACTAATGGAATATTTTGATAAAGTAAAACATAAAGAAAATCTTACCGAAATATACAAAGTAGTTTTTGGTTTTAATGCTACGGATAATATAACGGTAAACGACTCTATTAGTGAATTAGCCTCAGAACTTTCCGAAAAATTGGCAGAAGAAACTAATAGAGTTGTTGAAGAAAGTCTAGAAAAATTTAAAAACGAATTACCTAACCAAGATCCCAATCAGTAAGTTCTTCTACAGAACCTAGTGAAGGTTTATCTTCATCAACTTTGAATTTATGTACGTTAGTGTAGGTTTTTTCTTTTCTGTCTATGTGAAGCCAATTCCTTAAAACTCCAGAAGAATTACCAGACTGTGAGTGTGAATACCCTAATTCTTCTAAACACATTGTAAGTTTTAATGATGTTAACATGTAACACTCATTTGATCTAGAAGCGTCTTCTTTAATTAAATTATCTAATGGTTTTTTTGATATGGTTTCTAAAGATGCGTGAGTCATTCTTCCTACAACCAAATCTTTTTCAGAATGCCTTAATAATGAATTGAGTTTATTGTCCATGTTTATAAATCTAATAAAAGATATGTGTGGACTCCAGTAGTAACCTGGATCAGCTACGTTCATGTCATTAAAAATCATGGTGTCCATTTCATACTCTGTAATGTTTAGATCAATGTGTTTAACATGATCTCCCAAAGGAAAATCTATGCCAAGAACTTTGAAAATAACAATTTCTAATTTTATCTCAAGAGGTTTAATTTGGTCTTTAAATTTTAGCTTTATGGGTGATATGATATCACCAAAATAAGCTTCTGCAGCATCATGCCAAAGGCATTCCATAGCTTTTTTAGGGTCACCAGTTACCAACAAGCAGGCTTCAGCCATTTTTACAGAATGTTGAGCGACAGAATATATAGCGCCAGCGGTACTGCTATTTTGCTGACCAAAATGACCAGTGTATCTACAGATTTTAGATAAAGTGTTAATGATAAAATCCTTATTTACATCAGATGGCTTAAGGTCTAGCGCATTGTAAACAAACTCGTTGTTAGCTATTATTACCCCTTCTTTGCAATAATCTTCGTTAGTATTTCTTAAGCCTTTCAACCTACCAATCTTTATTTCATTCATAATTTAAGTATTATTGTAAATTAAAGTCTATGCTATTACTACGTTTCTAGCTGTAAGGTCATATAACTAAATAGAGTAAACACATCTTTGTACCGTTAAATTATTCTAATAAATAAGTCAATTATTCACTAATGCCTGAAAATAAAAAATTAGTTTGGTTATTTGAGCAATCTTCTTCTCCTTTAAAAAGGATTAAGACAGAAAAATTACAAAATGTAAAGCTCTATGAAAATGCTGGACTAGATCTTTCTCCTGTAAATGATCAGTCTATCACACTGGAAGCACCACTAGCCGTATTTGGTGAGTCAGCAGAAGATGGTACTAATGAGAATGGCAGATGGTATAGCAAAGAAGAATACCTAGAACAAGTAGAGTATTTGCAACCTTGGATTGAAGAAAGAAGGTTATTTGGTGCATTAAACCATGATGATAATTACGAAATCTCTATGAAAGAGGTTTCTCACATAATCACCAAGTTGTGGTACAAAGAAGATGAGAATCGTGTTTACGTAAGAATAAAAATAATACCAACAGTTATAGGTGGTGGAATAGACGCATTAGCCATAATCAATAATGGTGGTACTCTAAGCGTTAGCACTAGAGCTATAGGATATTTTGATGAAGATACGGAAAAAGCTACTATAGACACAATTTTTACAATAGACATAGTTTCTACACCAGGATTTACTTTTGCTAAATTAAACCCTATAGAGGAAAGAGGAAACACAGCAATAGTTGAGGTTAATGAAAGCGAACTTAAGAACGTTAAGAAAAGAATGGATCACAACAAAAAATTGGTAAAATTCAATCTTAATGAAAGCGTTTCTACTTTAATAACACCATCAGCAAAAGAAGCTTATAACAACAACAAATTAGCAATAACAAAATTTAACAAACTAGTTAATAGCGCAAAAGATTTAGGCGAAGTATTCGAAGATGTTATTAGTGGTTACCTAAGAAAACCCATAGAAGTAGAGGTATCCATATCTGATAAATCAGTAACAGTAAAAACATCCATACTTACTAGAAAGCATGCCCTTAAGACATTAGACATGATACCTGATGATTTGCTAAAACGTAAAGTTTTAGAGAAGTTTCCAGACTTAGAAATTTTGAAAGTGTACAATCAATCGAAATACTTCGACATAGATAACCACGTGCCTAACAGAAGTAACTATAGTTTAGAGGTTAGTAATAAAGTAAAATTAAACGAAAACGAAATTGAAGCAATTATGGGACTTTCAGAAAGTAAAAAAACCAACATGTCAGAAGATTCTACTTTCAAACAAGTATTAGCTGACAAAGAAGGTAGAGAGCTTATTGACACTATAGAAGAATATAATTCTGATTTAGAAACAAGCCCAGGTCATAAAGATCACATAGAAGGTAGATCTCATGCAATAGAACAGCTTAAGAAAAAATTTGGTTTTGACTACGAATTAAACGAATCAAAGATAGCTGCATTAAATGAATCTGCTAATAAAAACAACCTAGCATTAGTTAAAAATAGCATTAGCCAAGACACCTTTGACACCTTTGACAATTTAACACCAGAAAGTGTTATTTCATCTATTAAAAAAACGATGAAAAACCTTGATTTAGGAATGTCATTTGAGAAAACTCTTACCCAAGAATTACCTTATTTTAAAAAATTTGGTGAAACAGCCTTTGAACATGGTTATACTAAGGGCTTACTGAACGAGTCAAAAAATATTAAAAACAAAATTAGAATGAACGAGGAAATACAATCAGGGAACTTAAAGATTTACGGACAATCAGGTAAATTAGAAACTTTTCACACCATACAAGAAGCTCCAGAGTTCATAAAAATGATTAAAAATACTCTAGGAGGAAATGAATTTGTTGTAATATATTCTTTGGGAAGCGACCCAGAATCTGGTTTAGATTTTGAAGAAATGGCAAAAAATGGTATTCCTGTTAATAATAACACAGAATACTTAACTTGGAATGGGGATGAGTACGACATTAGTTACAAGATGGTAAAGGTTGATAATAGAAGCGCAATAGAAGTTGCAGATTATCATTCAGAAATAATTATGAAAAAATCGGATGCAGAAGCCATTGGAATAAAATCGAGAAAACTTAGAGATCTTGATGAAAACAAAAGAAAGTCTATATCTAAAAACAAAATCAGAATGAACGAGTCAAAAGAATTTTCTAACATTATAAACAACCTAGAAAACCAAGACGTTCTAGATGAAATTGGTTTAGGTAATAGTGAAGCTAATATCTTAGTTGAGCAAATCGAAAAAATGTCCAATTTAAAGTGGGATGATATGATGGCTACAGGTGGTGGATCAAACACTGCTGGAAACTTCCTAGAAAAAATGACGCCTAAACAAGTAGAAGATGTTATTAAGGCTGTAAAGATGAGTGGTAATAAAACTCTAGTAAAAATGCACGAAGCAAAAAAAGTGAGTAAACTTAGAAAAAGGAACTTAAATGAAGATATACAATTAGAGTCTGATGAAAAGATGAAAAAATTGGGTCATATCTTATCTCAATTTAAGATTGATAAAAATTTTGCTGAAAAAATTGCTCATGATTATTACAATGGGGAAAATGTTTCTAGAGTAAAATACCAAATAGAAAAATTTGGTAATCTTAATAAATTCGAAAACAACGGTCTAGATATAAGTCATGATGTTGCTAAAGTAACTAAAGCTTTAATAGAATATGCTAAAAAAGAAAATATTAGTTTGAAAGAAAACAAATCAGTTATGAACAGAAAAAATCTAAACGAAAGCAGATTAAAAACAGGAGATTGGAATGATGCTTTTGCTGATAATAGCGATTATAACGATTTTAAATCATTTCTAGAAAAAGAACTTGGGTCAAAAGATTTTATAATGATTTATGAAATTGGAGATTTAGACGAAATTTGGAATATAGAAAACGCCAGAGAATTTGGTCTTAATTGGAAAGAAACCAAATCTATAGACAACGACAAGTACACTATGGCTGGAATAACAATTGGTGAAGTTAATGGTGTAAAAGCTATTACACAACAAGATGCTAGCCCTATGGCAATATGGCTTTTAAAAAGCGACTTTGATAAAATTAAAGGTGATTTAAGCGAATCAGTTATGAGAAGAAAAAATTTAAATGAGTCTAAAATTATTGATTCAGATGCAGCGTTTGAAGATGCTGTCAACAAATTAGGAGACTACGTGACATCAGAAATAACTAACGAAGATGAAGATGGTCAAAAGTTTGGTGATGTTACATTAGAGTTTAAAAAGGGTACAATCGTATTTGAAGGTGCGCCTATTAGTGATGATCATTATGACGATGGTGAAATAGGTGATGAAATGGAAGATGTTAGAGAATGGATTGCTGATTATATTGACTACAATTATTTAGAAGTTACAATGCTCAATGAATCTAACACTACTTTTAGAAAGAAGAAAAACCTAAATGAAGCTAAAACAATTCTCAAGGACACACCTGATGGAGACGTAGAAGTGAATTATACCGTAGATGATTCAGGTAAAGTGACCATAACATCTGCTGGAGTAGTTGGTGACATTAATCTTGGAGTAGAAGATTTAGAAGAATATGGTCTACTAAGCGAGTACACTAAAATGGTAGAAGATAAACTAGAAGGTAACAAAAACCTAAATGAATCTAAAACAATTCTCAAGGACACACCTGATGGAGACGTAGAAGTGAATTATACCGTAGATGATTCAGGTAAAGTGACCATAACATCTGCTGGAGTAGTTGGTGATATTAATCTTGGAGTGGAAGATTTAGAAGAATATGGTCTACTAAGCGAGTACACTAAAATGGTAGAAGATAAACTAAAAGATGTTTCCGAAGGTGTTCAGAACAAAATGCTTAAAGATATTATAAAAGGTAACAAAAACTTTAAATGGCTTAATACAGAATTGGGTTCAGATTTTAGTTTAAAAGATCTTAAAGATACTTTATTAGCAAAAGGATACAGTCAAGAATACGAAAGGTATGCTAAAATTCATGATGTTTCCGAAGACGTTGAATCTCCAGAAATGATAGCACAAAGAAAGAAGATGGAAGATGGTAAGATGAATGAAGATGCCAGTGGTTTAGGAGATTATTATAAAAAAGCTTACACAGAAGAAGATATTAAAAAAGTTCTTAAGGATGTAAAATCCAATGGTGGTTATGCAGAAATAGGAGATAGTGGTGTAGAACACTTACTAATAAATTACGACTTTGGTTCTGATGTTATACCAGAAATGATTGCCAAAATTGTGGCAATGGAAAAAGGGATTCTTAACGAAGACGCTGGTGGCAAAGTTACCATTGAAGGTTCAGGAGACAATTGGGCAATATATGGTTCTAAAGGAGTTTTAATAGATGATGGTTACCCTAGCGAAAATGCTGCACATACAGCTGCACAAGAAGACGGATACGAAGTTTCTGGAAAGTTGAATGAATCTATTGATCTAGAGCTAGACCAAACTTACATGGTTAAAAAAGGTGATGTTGAAGCTTATGCGCAATATAAAGGTATTGTTGACGAGAAGCACGTTTTTGATAATTCTGGAATAATGATAGAAGTTAATTCCGAAGATGTTGATTCAATGGTCTCTTTAGATGAGTATGGATCTTACCAAGGTGGTGCGGATCTTGACGAATCTAAGGCGGTAATGCCAAGCCAAGATGATATTGTTAAAATGTTTAAAGAAGACATGGATGCAAACATTGACAGAGAGGAAATGGGTCTAAATGAGAATAGAAAAGTTTATTCACTTTACAGCGACAAAGGCGAGGAAATGGGCTTATACTACGATGAGAAAAAGGCTAAAAAGATGGCAGAAGAGAAAGGCTGCATGATAGATGAAACTAACGAGGAAGACATAGCTGAAGAGAAAGGTGAAGAAGTTTTACAAGATATTTCTGAATCTAAAGCTATAATGCCAAGTCAATCTAAAATGGATGCTGAATTCAAAGACAAATTCAAAGTTCATTTAAGAAGTGGTGCTAAAGGTTTAAACGAAGATATGAAACCTGAAAACCAGGATGGCACACTTGAGCCTACTGTAACAGAGCATGTTGAGATACGTTCTAGCGAAGAATTAGTTGATGAATTCCTAGAAAATGCTAAAAGCATGATAAACACTACTGCAATGGGGCTTAACGAAGCTTCTAAGTCAAATTACTCTAAAGTAGCTATGGCTCAAAAGAACCTGGTAGTAATGTCGGAATCTAAAAGAGTGGTAAAATTTCGTAAGAAGGGTGCTTTTGCAACAGACACAAAGACTATTCTAAGCATTAATGAAAGTAAGAAAGTTTATAAAACTAGCTTAATGGAATCTGCTTACAAGCTTGCTAAAAGAGTGAGAGCTAAAGGTGGACTAGATAAAGCTAAAGATATTTTTGGAAAAGTTTTATTGCAAGAGTGTAAAAGCAAAATTTCTAAAATTACTGATAGCAAGATTAAACAAAACCGTATATTGAAAGGTTTGATGGAATCTACCCATTATGATGTAAAAGGTAATATTGTTTCTGCAAGAGTTGTACTTAGTGAGTCTAAGAAAAAATTCATAGACAGAAATGTTGCTAAATCTATCTATGCTAACGAACATAATCTAAGAGGTTTGTTTGAAGAAAATCAATTGATTAAAAGAAAGCTTGTAGAGTTGACTGAATCAATGAAAGAAGAAAGTAAGCAAATGAAGAATATTATGGAAACTTACGCTAATAAAATGATGGAAATGGATAACACCATGATGGAAAATCAAGATGTTATTGAAGCAGCTAAATCTAAAATGGAAAGCCCTGAAGCTAGAATTTCAGAGGTGGAAGATTCAGAGAAAAAAGAATTTGTAAGCGATAAGCCCTACACAGGTGAACTTTCAGATGAAGAATTAGAGGCTTACATGAGTGCGGATGATGATGAGATAGAGGAGATAGAGATCGTTTTAGGTGATAAGATGATGGAATCAATGCCCAAAGAAGACCTAATGGAAATGGTGAAAATGGTTAATCCTAACCTACATTCACTTCTTTCAATTTAAAAATTGAAAGTTTTAGAAAGTCTAAATAGATAAAGTTTAACAATAATAATATAATCATGAATCTCAAAAATAAATTAGTAAAACAAAAAATATTTGAATCTTGGAACAAAAAGATTTCAAAGCACTTAGCAGCTAAGGGTATAAGTAAAATCTCTAAGTCTAAGATGCAAAGACTATGTGAAGCAGCACAAGTTCGTAGAATGTATGAAAATGCAGCTACAACCGCTAACACACCTGGTCGTGGAGCATTTAGTCTTGGTAATAACCCTTCTGCAGCTGGAGACAGCACTAAAGGTAGTGAAGGTCAGTTTGACAGCCTTTTTGGTGTGTTTATCGATTCATTCGCTAACACAGTTGGTTTGGATCTTATTCCTACTATCCAATCTACCAAGTCAAACATGGTAGTAAATGTAGTAGAGCCAATTTACGCTGGCGGTAAATTATCTGCAACAGATGCTGATAACATGCCTAATGTGTTTAAGGTAGCTATCGTTCAAACTGGTACTAATGCTGCATTAACAGCTGGTACTGAATATACTGTAAAAGATGCCAATGATGGTGATGAACTTTTAAAGATTACTTACGTAGGTAAGGATAGAGCAAAAGGTCACGCTATTTTTAGAGTAGGAACAGTAACAGGAAATGGTGCTTTGGCTTCATTGCTTAACACTCCTGTAAATGATGCTGCTATTTTTACTGATGCTGGAAACTTTATTGGTTTCAATCCAAGTACAGTAGACTATGTTGGTGCTTACACTAACTTTATCAAAGGATATTCTGGAGCTGGTCTTGATGATACAGATGCGTTTACTGCTAATCGTAGTGATGGTAGTATGTCAAGCACTGGAAATTCTAGAGAAACTGGAGAATCAGGACGTTACCGTTCAATGGGTCTTACTAAGTGGAGTGAAAACTTCTCAATGCGTACTTACCAAGTTAAAATTGGTTATACAGTTGAGATGTTACAAGACTTAGCTATGGAAGAAGGAATTGATGGTGCACAGTTAGCTTTTGATGCAATTTCAAATGAGTTAGAGCAATCTTTCAATGATGAAATTATCACAAAGGTATTCAACACAGGTTGGGGACATCACGCAAACTTTCACGCTATTACAGGTGATAACTTGAACTTGCACATTTCTGCAACAGAGCAAGGAGCAACAACTACTTATCTTGATGAGGATGATGTTCAAAGAAGTTTACCAAAAGCTTCAGGTGCTTTAATTTCTACTACAAATGGTGACAATTTGCCATCAATGCAACGTAGAATTGTTTCACGTCTTACATACGCTTCTGCTGTTGTAGGTCACAGAAACCGTAGAGGTAAAGCTAACAAGGTTGCTACCAATGGTAGACTAAGTTCTGCTTTACAAGACACTCGTGGATTCCAAGATGCTCCTTTTGAGAACAACTTGAGCGAAAACGATAACCTTTACCAGGTTGGAACTTTACGTAAAATGGATGTTTTTGAAGATCCAATGATGGGTCTTACTGATGCTAGAATCTCGGTTTCTCGTAAGGGAACTGATCAAGAGCCTGGAATCAAGATGATAAATTACATCATGGGTGAAACTATCTCTACTATTGCCGAAGGTACTATGAGCGAAGTTTCTGTACTTAAGTCTAGAGCGCAAGTAGCTTCAGTGGGTACTAATCCTGGATTTAACTATTTAACGTTTACAGTTACAGAAGGTTCTGGTCAGAGCATTATCTAATTTTAGATTTTAAAATAATTACATTAAAAAGCCTGATACTATTAGTATCAGGCTTTTTTATTAAATACCTTTGTCGTCTATTTCATCATTTATTTTACCAACCAACTTTAAGAGTTTGCCTATTTGATCTTTATTGTATTCGTTAGCCCTGGTTAAAACCAACACTCCCACACCTTTCTCGTTTTTACCTACAGTCATAGAAATGTCTTTAAACTTTTCAGTAAATTTCATCTTTAAAATTGATACGTTATTTACGTAAATTATGCTGCTTTTGGTATTATCTTCTTGAATTTCGCTACCTATCATTATTACTATATTATAAAGTTATTAAGTTATTAAAAAATATTATCTTTTGCCAAAAGCTGATTTTATTGGAATATAAAAAAAGGGTCAAAGCTTTAATACCCTGACCCTTAATTAAATAACAAAACACAGTTGGCAACTGCAAATAAAAAATTCTTAACAGCCTTGCCAGTTTCTATCCATCACAGCTACCGCAATTATCAATATCAATTAAATCTGCAGATAAAGCGCTGTTACTATGTAAGTAATACAAAGTTTTTAGACCCAATTTCCAGGCTAGATAATGAATCTTTATAAGCTCAACAGCTTTAGTATCTAAAGGAAAAGCAAGGTTAAGACTCATACCTTGGTCTATGTAAGTTTGTCTTATACCAGCTGCTATTAGAAGCTCTTTTTGATCTATTTCCACAAAAGATAGGTAGAGTTTTTTCTGATCTGCATTTAAAAATTTCAAGTGCTGAACACTACCATTGTATTTTAAGATGCTGCTCCAAACTTCTGGTTTGTTTTCACCTAAATCGTCTAGCAATTTCTCAAACATAGGAATCTTTCTGTAGATCAATCCCTTAGCTGATCTCTCTGCCCAATAAACCGCTTTGTAAGGTTCATGGTTAGGAGACTTACCACCACTTAGAATGGCATTAGAAGTAGTAGGGGCTATAGCCAATAAATGGCTGTTTCTTCTACCATAACCATACATCCATTCTGGTTCACCAAATATTTTAGCCAATTCAACTGAAGCTTCTTCTGCTTGTTCTTTAATATAACCAAATATTTCATTAGTCCAACTTTTAGCTAAGTAATGAGTAAAAGGTAAGTTTTCTTGTATTAGAAAAGTGTGCCATCCTAAAACACCAAGACCTAAAGCCCTACTTTTTTCAGCAAACCTTGTGGCAGCTTCTAACCCTCTATAGTTTTTAGCCTTTCTAATGAACTCACTCATGACACCATCTAAGAAGTATATTGCTCTCTTAATAAAGCCAGTGTCTTTCCATTCGTGGTATTTTGATAAGTTCACACTACTTAAACAGCAAACAAAACTGTGGTCTTCATCACACATAAGCATTATCTCTGTACAAATGTTGGTCATGTCTATTTTAAAACCACGATTTTTGTACCATGCTGGAAGAGTTTTATTAGCATTATCTGCGTATAAAATAAATGGCTCACCAGTCTCTATTCTTGTTCTTACAACTCTAGCAAAGTCTCTGAATTCATTAGATTTAGTATCAGCAACTTTTTCCATAAAAGTATCATCTATTACGGCACACTGATGTATCTTTTGAAATTGAAGAGAAATGTCTCCTTTACCTCTTCTAGCATCTAAGAATCCATTGAAAAAATCTGGGTGTTCTATGTTAAGGTTAGCAGAACCAGCAGCTTTTCTGACCTTACCTTGTTTCATTTTTTCAACAATGGTGTCAGATATCTTCATAAAAGGTATTGACCCATCTGCAGTACCGATATCTGAAATAGGAGTTCCAGCAGGTCTAATAGGTGTAAATTTTTGACCAACTCCACCTCCAACTTTACTCATCATCATCAGCTCATGATATTTTAAGCCAATTCCACTAGTACTATCAGGATAGTGTATTCCAAAACAACTGATAGGTAAACCTCTTATTGTACCCGAATTAGCTAAGACTGGACTAGATAAGCAAAGCCAACCTTTCCATATGTCTTCCAAGAAATCTTTAGCCATTTCTGGTTTACCTAATTCATTAGCAGCAGAATCAGCTACCCTGATATACGCTAAAGCTGGTGTTTCGCCTTCTAAGAGATAATCTTGAATCATCAATTTATAATCGTCGTTTGCCCAATTAGGACAATCGATACCCATTTTCCAATCTTTCATAAAATTTTATTAGTCCATTCCTAAATCAAACCCATCCATATCATCCCAATTCTCTTTTGAATCAGAATATGCTGTAGGTCTTACCGCAAAAAAATCTGGTTTCTGTACGCCTCCTATAGCCATATCAAACCAAACCATGTCATTTAGCAAATCTTTGTCTATGTCATAAATAGACTTAAGATTTAACTTCATTAATCTATTATTAACTCTGTATTTCATAAAGTTAATAAGTTGCTCTTTAGTTAAGTTCGGTAAAGAACTTTCACCAAAAGCTTTGTCGATAAAATTTGTTTCTAGTAACATTGTGTTTCTAGCAGCAGCGTAAATCTTATCTTCTAATTCCTTGTTTTCTCTCAATTCTGGTATTTCTTCTACCATTAAATTAAAAAGATCACAACCTTTGTTAGAGTGTAAGCTTTCATCCCTAACGCTCCAAGTTATTTGTTGGCAAATACCAGAAAGAAGATTTCTGTCTGAAAATGATAACAATATTGCAAAAGAACTAAACAAAGAAACACCTTCAGCAAAAGCGCTAAAAGTTGCTAAGGAAAGAGCCATGTCAAATTTGCTAATGTCACCTTTTTTATCGGCTTTAACCATTATCAAATTATTGACTTTAGCAGCAGTAGCTTCATCTTCCATGAAAGATTCGAAGTCTTTATCTAAACCTAAAGTTTCATTTAGATAAAAGTATGCTGCAGCGTGAATGGTTTCAAAGTAACCAAAAGCCATAGCCATGTGTTTAATCTCGTGTTTTGGAAACCAGGGTGCTACCATTGTTGTCCAATAGTCACCAATTTCGCATTCTGACTGTGCAAAACCTAGCAATATTTTACCAACAAGGTTTTTTTCAGCTGGAATTAAATTTTCATTCCAATCTTTTACATCTTCTGCCATTGGAATCTTAGTGTGTAACCAAAAAGCTAAAGATTGAGGTAACCAACCTTCTTCGTAAAATTGGGGGTATTCAAAGGGTTTGTAAGCTACACGTGGGGTGAATAGCTTATAACGACTATCATTCATATTTTTACATTTATAGACTGTTAAACAATAAGTTAAATAAAATTAATTACTTAGAAAATTTCTGTTCCCCATTTTCAGCATGAAATTTCATAGATAACTTGTATATCTCATCTGAGACACGATTAAGACTCCACTCATTGGGTTTGTCTTGGGGAAAAATTATTGGGAATTCAGTTTTTCTGAGAACAGTACCTTTTAGGTTGTGAACTTCTATTACTATCTGACCAACATAATCTTCTTTGGGAAGTTGAGTTCCAGTTTCTGCATCATAACAAATCTTACTCCAATCACGAAATAAGGCATAAGGATAAATTTCTCCTGTAGTTTTATCAACATTACACTCAAAGTCCATTGTAAGATCTACAGAAGTATCAACTATAGTTCCTATGAATTTCCTTTTAGTACCTTTGTAAAATTGCTCTAATGCACTAGGTAACTTGTCTAGATCAAGTCCGCTTAAATTAAGCATTTGTTCATCTATTACTTGGATGTTTCCGTATTTTTTTCTTAAAGCTTCAGGTAAAATCCAAGTTGTTACCCATTTGGTAAGATGTAGCGGTTGATCGAGTCCAGTGCTAGTCTTACTGCCAGAAAAATGATATTTGTTTTGCTTTGCCATAATTGTAAAAAAACTTTATACAATGTATGTATTTAGCTCTGGAGTCATATATTCCACTTTCTTTAAAAAGAAGAATATGTAAAAATGTGTGACATGTCATAACATGACATCGAGTCGTAAAAAGAATATGTCATAATCTTGACGTCATATGCTCATGACTTGACGTCATAATATACTGAATATATGTCGTTCTTAAAAAATGCAATTTCAATATGACGCAAATACAAAACGGAACGATTTTTGAAAAAATAAAAGTGGAAATAATTCCGATAATTAACAAACAAGAAAATGGCAAATCAAAAAAATCACGATTTAAGTAATCTTAACGTTCTTGAACTTTGGTGGTTCAGATGTTGGATTGACATGAAGGAATTCAAAAAAGAAGATACTGACGAACTGTTAGAATCAGAGGTTAGAGAAGACCTTGAGCAATACCTAGAAACACTAGATGAAAAGGGTAAATTAGAAAAGGTAGTAGAAGCAGTAAACCAAGAAAACCCTAAGATGTGTTCACTAATATTTGGTGGGATAAAAAAAGAAGAAAAGAAGAAAAAAACAGTAAAAAAGAACGTTACTGGGTTATCACCAAAACAAACAATACTTGTTAAAAGAATTAGAAACCTGGTTAACAAAGGGGTTAAGCCAATAAGAGCTAAGCACCTAGTAACCAAAAAAATGAACAGTTTCACAATTGGGGCATTAGTAACGACTCTAATAGAAAAGTCGGTCATAACAACAGCCTACATAGAAGGAACAAAAAACAAAGAAATAATACTAAGCAAAAACTATTGCTAGAAACCTACTGAAAAAGTAACAATTAATAACAGATAACAAAAATCGGCATGGCAAAGAAACACGAACAAAACAAAATTCAATTACTAGCAGAAACTTTCTTCAACGACAAGAACGAGAAGAACTTCGCTCCAATATTTGAAGAGCTAAGCGCAATAGTTAGAAGCGCAATAGGTTCTATCACAAAGAATGACGAAGAGATATTCCACACCATAAAAAGTGAGATAGGAATGAAAATCTGGATAGGTACAAAGAACAAAAAAGAAGAGAGCATCTTCGACCCAGAAAAGAGCTTCCTATCATGGATATTCGTTACCGCTAGAAACCAAGCAATACAATCCTACAGAAAAAAGAAAAACAGACACGAAATCCTAGAAGGTGAAATGTTCTTCGAAGACTCTAAAACTAGCGCAGAGGTATTTGAAAACCTAATTCCTAATCACGAGCAAGAAGAGCTAGAACCAGAACAAGGATGTTTTCACAGCGATATAGTGATGCAATCTCAATTCATAGAAGAAAAACTTAAGGAACTATACCAAGGAGAAGAATACGAGATTCTAAGAAAAGCAATCATACTAAGAATATCTCCAGAAGAAATCGCTAAAGAGTATAACATCAACAGTAGAGTAACAATTACAAGCAGAAACAGAAGAGCCAGAACCAAAATCAAAGCACTACTAGAAAGCGAAATAGAGAAATCAAAAAGACAAGAAGACAAAACCATAAACGGTAAAGTAGAAACAATAAGCAGCGACTGTTTGGTAATGTGTTCTAGAACCTCTGGAAAATTAAATGGAGAGTACACCAAAACACACAACAATGGAGTAATCCTGGAAAAAGGTCTATACGAAAATGGTACTAGAGTTGGTGTTTGGCAAGAGAAGAATGAACTGGGAATACTAACAACACAAACCCATTACGAAGAAACAATCAAAAAATACCATTTTGATAGATTTGGAGAGATAATGGAAACAGAACTGGTATAAATGAAGATTCACGAAAGAATTAGAAAAATAAAAAGAGCTATAGGGTCTAACATCACTTACGATGTTAGTTCCTCTATATTTAAGCAATCTGGAGCAACTGGAGAAATACTAAGATTAGAAATAAATGATCTTTACAATATAGACCTGGTAGTCAAATTCAAAGGAGAAATAGAACCACCTTTTATGCTTAGGTCTTTAGTAGTAGAACACATAGTGTCACTACCTCTGGTAAAATCCAGAGAATCCAGGATATGGTTTTCTACTTATGAAACTGACAATGACAAGCTGAAAAACGTATTTTTTAGTTTAAACGATTACAATAGTAGTCTACTTAAGGAGTATGATGAAGATGTAGTGGACAATATGAAAGCCCATATTAGGAAATTAGATTTGAATATCAAAGTTCAGAGAAAAGCCATAAAAGAAAGACCCATAGAATCTATAGCAAATAAGTTTAATACTACTATGGAAAAAGCGGTACTGTTACATAGAATGGGAGTAACAGTAAATGGTTGGAAACACCACCAGGAAGAAATGTATTATTCTAAAACAATGACTTCAGAAGAAATGCAAAACAACTTGCAAAACAATATTATCCATAGAGAAGAACTTACAATGTTTGTAGGTTTAATGGAATTGACGAAAAAAAGATTAAGACTATAATTATGAAAGTATTTTTTAAGAATTTAAACGAGATATTAGAAGACCTTAACGTTCTTGCTGATATAGAAAACACTAAAATTGCTGAAGGTGTTTTAGTTATGGAAGAATCCATTATCAAAGCGCAAAATAGGTTCAGAGAAGATATGAACAAATTGGTATTGTCAGAACCATCCATGATGGATTATGATGCCAAACTAAAAGAACTCAACTCTGAATTTGCAGCAAAGAATCAAGATGGAACTTATTTAAAAAACGATAAGCAAGAATTGGTTTACAACGACTTACCAATGTTTGAGAAAAGGTTCAAAGAGGTTCAAACAGAATTTCCAGAAGCAGTAGAAACCTTAGAACAAAGTAAAAGTCTAAAGAAGGAGCTGTTTATGATACCTTTTGATTTGAAATGTACTATTTCAGTTATCCCAACAGATCTCAACACAATACAACTTAGAGTTCTAAGAAAGTATCTTTCAGGGGTAAAACTATAATGGATTACACTATAAAAGTTAGTGGAGAAAACCCATTCACAGAGCAAGCAGAGATTAAGAATATTGGTCTTGAATGGGATTCCATAGATGGCAAGTTTGTTACCAACAACAAGGAAACATACGACAAGGCTTTGAAAGTGGTAGAATTTTACAATATGCCATACAAGCTTATGACTTCGGCTCATAGAAAATTGAGAGATCAAGTGGCTGAGAAATTCAACTTCGACATAGAAGTAAAAAGAGTTGGAAACGTATTACACTTTATAAATACTAATGATTTGGGAAGTATAACTAAAATAAAAGAGTATATAAGAAGTAAAGGTTTTACTGTAGGAAGTACTCACAATAGTCTTAGAATAGAAGTTAACATATTCTAAGTAAGGCTTATTCTAAGAGTTTTAGTGAATTCTGGTATTTTTCTGTGACTTATAGGTATACTAATTATACAAACATCGCTTTTTACTCCTTTCGCAAATTGTATGGTAACAGAGTAATTAAATTCAACAGAGCTACTAGAAAACTCACCAATATTTGAAAGTATTTTATCTCTACTAATGCTTGTATTAATTTTATTCTTCCAAATATATTCTTCCAGATCTCCATCCATATTAACAGCTCCTAAAACACTTCCTTTGGGGGTATTTAAGATCATTTTAATTTCTTCAGCAAATTCATCTATCTCGTTAGAGGTGTAGATCTGCTTAGGATCATAATTGTAGTCTTCTGGATTGTCTAAGTTAAAAGTCATTAGTATCTATATTCTTTTTGTATTTTATTAACTTTTTCAGAGATATTGTTCTTTATTTGGTAATCATTGTAAGCAAATCTAACAGTAAAATCTAAGCTCTTGTATTTTACAGCTTCTTTACTAAGATTTAGGTCATCTATACTGTTAATTACTATACCATCATATATTCTTTCAAACCATATATTGCCATCATTACCTAGTATCAATAGAGTTATAGAATTTAGAAAAGTGTCATTACCAACAAGACTAGGGTTACCACCTTCATTTGTGCTATCATTGTACTGTACCAACTGATCTAACATTATGAAGTAATTCAAAAAACCTGTAGTCATTTTAAAATTTACTACCAATTCTTTGTTTGTTTGTTCTTTAGCATTTATACCACTTCTGTATCTTTGCTTTCTAGATTCCTTACCAAGTGTTTGTTCTTGAACTTTGGTTTTTATTCCAGTAAAATTGACTCCAGTAACTGTTGCGTTCAAAAAATCGTGGATGTTACTGAACATAAAATTTTTAGCATCAAATATAGGCTTATATCTCTCTATGATAGAAGGATATATGAAATTGTCTGGTAAGATTAATACGAAACTATCAGATTTTGGAGAATGTAACATACTTATTTATCAAAGTTTTAAAGTTGGTTCTTTTTTAAAGGTTTTATATCCTTCTAGTTTATTCTTGTAAAGCCTATAAACCTCTCTAACATCTTTCTTTTGCATGAATTGGTTAGCATAAGTAAGAACTCTCCAAAGGTCTGCATGAGATATAATTTTAGGTTCTGTGGCTATCAAAGTCGGTATGTAGCTTCTTATGGCAAATTGAAATCCACTAGTATTCAAATATCTCATTAAGTCTGAATAGCCTGTTTTAATATTTCTTACTGAAACATTGTTCTTTACTATTACAGACTCTATCCTGTCAATGTCATTCATGTTTATTTCGAATATCTTGTCAAGTACTGCAGCTCTTATTTTAGGTGGTATAAAATGTAGATTCAACATCATGGGGTTACCGACAGAGTCGTTTTTGTATCCCATAAAAATACTTATAGGGAAAGTAGTATAGAAATCTAATTCTTCAGCATATTTAGGATTTGGATAGAAAAAAGAGTAACATCTACCAACTATAAACGGTTCTGGTTTTTGCATATCTCTTGGTTGGATCTTTTCGTCTACATATATTTGCTTGAACCACTCTAAGTTGTGATACCTTATTGTAGTTATACTTCTTTCTTTCAGCTCTATTTCTAATTGTATGCTCGGAAACCTCATCTTTCGGTTTAAACTTTATATATTAAGGAATTTTAAAATGCCTAAATTTTGATAGACCATTCTCTCAATTTAATAACTGGCTTTCTGACGAAGAACAAACCCCTATTAAGGAAAGATAATAGCAACATAATAGATTCCCTAATCCAACTACCAGAATTTTCTCATTACAATTCATACCCACATTTTTTCTTACATTTTCTCACAATCTTCTTTTTATTCTCTATACACACATTTTTACACAATATTTTTCCCACAATTTTCTTTTTATTCTCTATACACACATTTTTACAAAAATATATGTCTTTTTAATACCTTTTATTTTTCTAGTATTAACATACCAACAGTTTCTCTTTTTATCAAAAAATATACTCTTTTTTTAAATAATCCTATATCTTAAATATGTTTAGTATGTTTAGAAACCACTTTGTTCAATTATTATTAATAGTCTATGACAAAATCAAAAATAGAATCCGAACCAACCATGTACATAAAAGCTTTCCTAGAAAATGCTATTATGGTTAGTGGAAAAGACAAAAGCATAACAGAATATCACAATGGTGATTTTTTGCATAGGCTTAAAAGAACAATAAAACTAGGTATTGTTCTTAGAACATTAAATCAGTATTTTGCTGGTAGAACTTTTTTCATAGATGTAAAATGGGAAGATAAAGTGAATGATCCAATAACTATTTGTTTGGCTGACGAAAGTTGGGGATATTTTGTTAGTGGTCACAGGTTTAAAATGGTAAAATCAAACGTTGACTTGATGAAAAGATTAATGGATTTAAACGATATTAAAAGAGATTAACAATGAGAAAATTAGAAAAATTAGGTCTAGATTTTAACACCTCAGATGGTTTTTTAAAATCTGTAAATCTTATAGGAAAAGAAGAGGTGGTTTACGTTACCCTCAATCATTTAAATCCTCCAGAAAGTATTTTTGCACCTAAAAAATATCATGGTAATCATGATAGATTTGCTTATGATTTGCTAGAAGCTTTAGGTATTGGGATAGAAAATTTTGTTGATTTTAAAAGCAGTATTACTGTAGAAGTATTACCTGAATGCCATCAATTTGAAATGTCTGGTGTTTTTGATAAGACCAAAGACCCCATTTTTTTCGGCTTAACAGAATTTCCTAAAATGGATTTACTAGATTTTGAGAAAAGAAACATTAGAGAATTTAGATCACTAACAAAACAAATAAAAACGGTAGAGAAAGAATTTCCTAGAGCAAATTATTTCGAGTTTCTATTAGCTGATGGTAAAGCTTTTATATATAATTATGAAGTCTTAACCCATGAAGATTAAAAAAGTAACAAGTTGCGAAGGTTGTTTAGCAGATGGTGGCATTAAAATATGTTTTCTAAAATTTAAGAAAAATGCTATGATAAACATGCCTAATTCTAAAAAGTGTTATAAACCAAAAAGTCATTCTAGTTACCAAGACGTTTTTTTAGAAAACTGGAATTCTGACTTGATAGACAAAGAGCTAGATCTGAAAAATACCAGAATGAATGCTAAAAGTTTGTTAAACACAATGGATGAGGAGTCGGAACTAAGTGGTACTCTGAAGTCATTTTTAAACCAGGTAAACACTAACACCAAAGGTTTGAGCGATAAACAATTTGACATAGTGCTTGTTAACTTCAAAAGAGTCTTTGTTCCTTCAGGCAATATTTAGACAAATCATAATAAATAGGTAAAACCCATGACCAATCGATATAATTATAGAAGAAGACTTCATGGAAGAAGAGTCAACACATCTATAGTACCTGATTCCGTTAGAGGTATTTTTAAAGTAGGCATAGATAAACAAATACTTTCTAAAAAGACCAAAAAATTTTCTCAAACTACAGACGAGTTAAATCACTACGAAGCCTTTTACGAAGAAGAAGCTAATCAACAACTTAGAGAACAACAATGGTTTGATGAAGAAGAGATAAAACTTTATCTAGACGAAAACGTTGAATTAAAAAACATCATAGAAGGTATAGTTGATGATTGTATAGTATACGATACCGATCACGAATTTTGTGACATAGAATTTAATGAAAAGAAATTTACTTTCAGTGATAAAATGAAAGAAACAATAAGGTCAGAATTTAATTCCACTTTATCTTTTCTTGAATTTGACAAGGAACAAACAGCTTGGATGGTTTTTTACAGTTTTATGCTGATTGGTAGAGTTGCATATGAAAACATATATGAAACTCAAAATAGAAAAGATTTTGACGATAAGAGAAACAAAATCATCAAAAAGATTAGACTAAACGAATCTAAATTGAACGAAATATTACCTAACGGTAAGAACAATATGAGAGACCTAAGCGAGTCTAATCAAATCGTTGCTAAAACACTTATAAAAGAAAATGAAAAACTTAGTGGTTTAGAAAAAATAAGTGAAAATAGACTTGCGTTTGCTAAAACCTTGCAAGGTCTTGAAGAAGACGCTGTTGATGGTGAAGAAGGATTTAATGATCTGGAAGACGAATTGGAAGATTTAAATGAATCACAAGGATCAAGAAATAGAAAAAGCAAAATTAGAGAAACGGTAAATTTGCCAAAGCGAGAAGTTACCGACATACCAGTCAAGATTATTGGTATGAAAAGAGTAAACGCTTATAGAATAGCTAAGGTTGATGGTGTTCACGAAGATGGTTCTATAGTATTAATGTACAAAACTCTTGATGAGAGAGGAAAATACAAATACTATCCAGAAAATTCATTTGGTTTAATAGAATGGAGAAATGTTTCTGGTAATAGTAAGTACAACAACTCTAGTTACTTAGATTCACTTAAAAGAGACTATAATCTGAAAAGAAGCCTAGAAGAGTCTAGAGTTGCTTGGAATATTATGGTAGGTCAATTCAGGCTTAAAATGGTAGTGCCTACAGGTAGTAAACTAGGTACTAAATCTAAAGAAGCAGTAGCTAAATTGGTTGGTCAGTACAAAGAAAAAGTTGCTATAGATTCCAAGAGTGGTCAGGTTACTATAAATGGTGAGGCTGACTATAAATTTGGTAGAAACATCGCACTGCCTTCCAGAAGTGGTAATACAACCCAAATAGACAGTGTTTCCTACAATGGAGTAGACTTGAGTAAAATGGAAGTGGTAGAATACTTTGAGAAGAGACTTCAAAGAAACAGTACTAGACCTAGTAATAGATTTGATGGTTCTAATGGTGGTGGTTCTTTGATATTGTTCAAGAATGATGGAATACCACATGACGAAATATCTTACCATAAAAGGTGTAGAAGAATCACTAGTGAATTTTCCAGAATTATAAAAAATACAGTATTCATAAATACAGTTCTTTTAGACCCAAGTCTTTCTTTAGACAATGGGTTTTACAATTCTATTAAGATAGTTTTTAACACAGAAGGATACTTTACGCTAGCTAAAGAGTATGAACTTGAAAAGGCTAAAATGGAGAATTACAGTATTTATGAAAGACTCCAGGATGCTAATAGAGAACCAATATTTTCACCCAAGTTTCTTATGGTTAACAAATTATCCATCATGACAGAAGAAGATTGGGAAATTAATAAAAATATGCTAGCAAAGGATAAAAACCCTGAACTATAGAAACTGATAGTTAGGTGTATTATTCTTGAGGAAACCTTAGAATGAACTTATTTGATAACAATGGTAGATACGCTAAAAATGCCGAAATTGTAAATAGTGCTTATAGTGAGAACGAGTACTACAAAAATTGCTATTTCTTAGAGTTTTTGTATTGGGTAAATCTAATAAAAAACTATAAGACAGCCTTTGACCAAGATCTATTAAATCCTGACATCAAAAAATCTCTTGGAATTACTAAGTTACTATTAGAAGACAAAGATAACCAAAAAGAAATGTACAAGATTCTTGATGCTTACGATTTAAGTCTTGTAAAGATTATAGAAAGAGAAACCAAACACGATATTGCAGCAGTAAAAACGCTACTAAAACAAAAAATATCTGACTTCTTGTCTATTAAATTAGACTCCTCTAGAATCTATTCTATTTGTGACCTAGTACATTTCAATCTGACTAGCCAAGACATAGTTGGAGTGGTTCAAACTAAAATGTTCAAAGATACTCTTTATGACATTATAAACACTAACATGTCAAAGGTTCACGAATCTGTAGAAAGCATGTCCAAAGATGAATACATGTTGGGTAGAACCCATGGTCAGGTTGCTGTCCCTATTAAGATAAAAGATCTTATGAGTAGATATCTTACCACTAATGGTCTAGAAGAATATTTTGAAAACTTCGGTAATACTAAAATTCAATTTGGAAATGGTACTATCGGTAACAATTACTCTGCAAAACTACTAGGTTTCAATGGATATGAGGTTTCAAAGGACACATTAATACAATACTTTTACAATACCTCAACTAAAGACTTCCAAATAAAACCCCATTTCCAAAGCAATAAGTACGAAGGCATTTTAGATTCTTTCAATGATTTATCCAAAATAATGTACCAGCTATTAAATTTCACTCAAGACATGTGGTATTATTGTTCTATAAATTACCTGGTTAGGAAAACTGGTGATAATGAGTTTGGTAGTAGTACTATGCCCCAAAAAATTAATCCCATAAGTTTAGAAAACGCTGAAGGTAATTTAAAACTAGCTATAGGAATGTTAGATACATTGAGATCATCTTTATCTTTGAGTAGATTGCAAAGAGATTTAAGTGATTTAACCGTTGTTAGAAATTTACCTTTGCTACTATGCTACTTTAATCAAGCATTATGCTCTCTTAATCAAGGTTTAGAGCAGTATGAATTTAATTCTAAAGCAATCTCAGAAGATCTCAATAGTAACTACCAATTTGCTAGTGAAGTGGGTCAGTTGTATGGAATTATGTCTAACGAGCCTGAATCTTATCTTTCCATGAAGCTAATGAGCAAAGATAACGTACAATGGGATTTAGAGTATTTAAAAGAGAACTTTGATAATTACTTTTCAAATAACGTATTATCCGAATTAATAACTAGAGAACATGAAAACTTACCTACTAAATCAAATTAAAGAAGTAAACTTGCTCACCATACTGTTAGGCATTATTTGCATAATTATTCTAACAAACAGCTGCGACAAGAATAAAGACATTAAAGAACTAAAAAAACTTATTGAAAGTTCTAATTCCAAAATGGAAAAATCTGTAAATGATTTAGGTCAAACAGTAGGTAGAATAAAAGTAAACGAGACCAGAGACCCTAAAGACTTTGTAAATGCTGTCTTTACTGATCCTCAAATGCTAAGGTTACAGAAGTTGGTAAAAGATAATAATAAAGAAATAAAGAGAAATGGTTCTGCTATAATACTAGACACCAGGGGTGCAGTAGAAAGCACTACAGGAACAGTAGTTACAGTAATTGATACATTAGAAGGTGAAATTAAAGAAACAATATACAGTACTGATTTTTCAGACGATTGGATAGAATACTCTATAAAAGCAAGCTCTTCTAATATAGACCTAAGATTTTCATACAAAGACAGCTATAACATCACTATTGGAGACCAAAAACCAGAAAAAGGTGGATTCTTTAAACGTAATTTTGGCTCTAGAACTCCATATGCTGACGTTACTTCATTGTCACCTTACTCTGATATAGAGGACTTAAGAGTTTTTAATGTAAATGATGAAAGAAAACCCTCTAGATGGGGAATAACCGCTCAATTGGGTTATGGGTTTATTTTAGGTCAAGATTCTGAAGTTCACCATGGTTTTTCTGGAACGGTAGGATTAAGTAGAATATTGTTTGCTTTCTAAAATGGCTTAAATTCTTCTAACAAATTGCCATTGTACTCTATTTTCTTATCGCTTTCTTTGTTATTAGAAAATGACCCTAGTACTACAAAATTCCCTTCCCTACTAATCTGTTTGTTGGATTCGTTTATATTGGTTGGAACCATTTTTCTCCTGGGATCTATCACAGAATTTTTAGTGTTTAGTATTTGTTGTGCTAAATTTACGTCTTTAATTTTCTTTCTAAATACTCTCTCAGCATTTTGCACGTCAGGTACAAAAAAACTATCTTCTGGATGTATGTTGAATGGATTGTCGTAACCGTTGTACCTACACAAAATGTCTAGCTTACCTTCATCTTGATAAACAAATTGTGCTATAGATGCTGGTTTACTTGCTAAATCGTTTTCTATAATGTATCTAGTATCACCAGACCTATCATAGGAATTGGGTTTTTCATATTCTACCAAGTCTAACGATTTTTCACCATCTATTACTATAGAGGTAGAGTCTTCTAAAGTTTTTAAAAAGATTAATTTCATGTAATATTTATTGAAACTGTGTATGTTTTAACCTTTTAATTACTAAATTATACAAGATGGCTGATAAATTGCTAAGAATGAACGAATTTGAGAATGAAGAACTCAAAAAGGAAGGCTTTGAAACGAAAGTGGATGAAACACAAGAATACGTAACAGAAGTAGAAAGTGATGCCCCTAAATCCGAACCGTTAGTTTTTAAAGATGATGGGAATAAGGACAGTTTTATTAGTGCTATCCAGGCTTCTTTAAAAAACGTTATGGATGGATTCAAAGAAGAAGAATTATTGATTAACGTAGAGGTTAAGTTGTCTTTACCAAATTTAAATGCGGTAATAAATCTTAAAGAAAATTCTAAAGACCCAGACCAAGTTGTATCCGCCTTTAGTCAATTCATAACAATAAATAATGCGGAATTTATTGCTACAATATTAAAACAAACAATTAATTTAGATAAAGATGAAAATATTAAAGAAAGTTAAGGTAAAAATAGGTGCATCTAGAGATGGTGTTACACTAGGTAATTATTGCTTATCGCTAAAAGAACCGCTAAATAATGATGGTGACCTAAAAGAAATACAAAGTTGGTACAAAAAATCTGATATCAATTCATTGAAGAACAGTACTGGTTCTGCTCATAGAAAGCAGTTTATAAACCAACAGTTCATTAAGGACGATGGTATTTCTGATATTAAGGTTATGTTTTTATTGAGTCAAACTTTAGGTGCTGATGATAAACCTTGCTTTAAACTTACTAATGGATCTACTGTAGTGCTAAGAAGACTTAGCTATGGTGAACCAATGAAATTTATTTCTGAATCAAAAGGTTCTGCACAAGATGGTGCTGATAAAGTTGCTGCTGATAAGGAGGCTGCTGATAAGGAAGCTGCTGAGAAGGAAGCTGCAGACAAAATTGTTGCGGACAAATTTGCTGCAGATAATGAAGCTGCTTATAAAGTTGCTGCAGATAAGGCTGTTGCTGCAGACAAAGAAGTTGCTGACAAATTAATAGCTGATAAGGAGGCTGCAGACAAAGAAGTTGCTGACAAATTAATAGCTGATAAGGAAGCTGCAGAAAAGGAGGCTGCAGACAAAATCGCTGCTGATAAATTGGAAGCATCAAAAGTTGCTGGTAACAAGCCTAACACAGGTGGCAGAACAACTCCTAAGAAGTAATTTAAAGGAGATAACTTTTATTTAAAGAGCGCACCTATAATAGGTGCGCTCTTTTATTATTAGATAATTTCTAGAATATTTAAGTATTATAAGTCGTTGTCTTGATACTTAATTGAATACTCTATATCAAAAGAATGTAGTTCTGTTTCAGCCCTATTCTTGATTAGTATATCTAACCCTATTCTTTTAGTATATTTTACGTTTAACAAATCATTGTCTCCCCCAATTCTACCCAAACCTATAGAACCATCACCAAAGTAGTCTGTCAGTCTTGAAGAAGCTGAAAATGGTATTATCAACTTTTCTCCCTTAACAAGTATTTCTCCTTTATTGTAAGAACTACTGTTTACTTGGTTGTTTTCTCTATTAGACGGTTTTAAATTTAGATAAAGACCACAAGTGTCTCTTCCTATCAAAAATTGATCGAAGTCTTCAAATCTACTTTTAACAATAACATCATTAATATTTGCTAAAGATGTTTTCTGCACGAAGTTTCTGTAAGACAATTGCTTGATACTACCAGCTTCTTTTTCTCTTAAACTAGCTAATCCAGAATGAGTAAAATGGCTGTAAACCTTCTGACTCAAAGCATTATCATAATTTATTTTCTTAGTAAGGTCTACGTTATAATCGCTTATGTTGCTTGCAACCGTAGCTATCAAAGGATGATCCAAGTGAACACAAAAATCGCTTAAATTACCACTAGCTGAAGTTGGGTTAGAACCTACATTCCAAACAAATGTCTCTTGTGTATTTCCTGTAACATCAACACCTTTTATATTATTAAGTGGTTCTGAATACAATTCTTTGTTAAGAGATATATCTCTGTGTCTACCGTAGAGGTTTTGTCCTTGAACTTGTTTACTTTGAAAAGAAGAAGAACTTGTAAATTCGTCACCTAAAACTTCTGTACCCATAGCTATTGGTACTAGGTACTGTTTTCTAAATTGAGAATATTCTTCTCTATTGAATATGTAGCCATCGTAATTCTCACTAAGACCACTTTCCTTATTACCAGGTACGTAACTTAGTATTTCAATGTCTCCATCAGCTGTATTCGTTATTTCTATCTTGTAATCTTGGTTAATTAGACCACCTTTCTTCGTTTCCAAATCCTTTACAAGTTCTGAATAAAGACCACCATCTATTTTAACTACTTCATTGTTCTTAACTATGGCTACTTCTCTATCGTTAGAATCTAATATCCTCATTGAGATCTTACCCTTAGTAGAATTCAACATTTTTTCTAAAGTGTTTATTCTGAGTTTTAACTCGTCCATAGCACTTTGGGCATCTTGTGTGGCTTCTTCAGGCGTTTTATAGGTGGTAGCTAAATTTTCAAGTTTATGTGCAAAGGTTTTATCTTTCTCATTAAATGTGTCATTAGTGTGACCGTTTAATTTCCTTCTACCAAATTCTTCTTGAAATTCCTTATTGTTTTTCTCTTTTTCTATCTCTTTAACTATAGAATTACTGTTTTCTATAAGGCTTTCTGGGAAATTAAACTTAACGCTTTCTGACCAGTCGCTAGATATTTCTTTTAAAGGATAACCAGCATCACTAATACTTCTAACTCTAACTTCTACAATTTCGTTTCTTGTTATTGGAACTATAAATTGGTTAGGTGTGTTTACGTCAATGTTTTCTAAATCTTCTTCATCAAAATTTCCTAACAAGTTCTTTTTTCTGAAAGTCTTAGGATATTTTATCCACTTACTTGGGGCTAATCTTGCTTTCTTACCTGACTTTATAACCTCTTTACTGTTAAGCTCTACCGCTAAGCCTTCTACCGTTAAATACCTGTATTCTAATTCTAGTCCTCTTATTAGCTGACCATTTTTTGATTGCGGATATTCTACAACACCTACTATACCAAACTTAGCTTTAAATTCTTCCGTACCTTCGAAGTTTTGTAACAATTGGTTACTTATGCTAGTTACTTGGGAATTTAGTTTTTCATTTTCTCTTACATACTTAAGTTCTTCTTCTTTTAGTATGTTTATACCTTTTTGATCTTCTACTTTGGAACTATCTAACAAAGACAATTCAGACTGTATTTCACCTAAACTTTCGTTATTAGCGTTTACCTTCTCTGTTATTTCTATTCTTTTACTCTTTAGATTTTGTAATTCTACTATCCTAGAGTCTTGTTTCTTGTGCAGATTTAATGTAGAAACAGTAAAATTATCTAAAGAAATAACTGGTATGTTAGGAATCTCTATGTTTACATTAGACAAGATACTGTCTTCAGATATGGCTTTTATAGAGCTTATGTAATCTACAATAGTAGTTTGGTCTAAAGGAACGTTAGCACTATCTAATAGTAAAGATGGAATAACACCCTGACCTTTACCCCAATCTATGCTAACAACGTTTTTTTCTAAGTCTATAGCTCTAAGGAATACAAAAAAATTACTTTCTTTGCCAATTGGAATCTTTATGTTTGGTGTAGTAACTTCTCCTTGCAACTTAAGGTTAGAAGATGATGTCAATATACTATTACCGCTAGTTTTAGACAACACCACCTGATTTTCCAAGGTGTTTATAGTTTCTATTTTGAATAAGGTGTCTCTATTAAGAATTAGGTTTTGACCTTCTTGAAGGTTCAGTTCTCTATTTTCATAATTTCTGTAAGAAGTGGTACTTAGTTTTACTTTACTACCGCTAATTGAGGTAACTATAAAACTACCACTATCTTTAAATTCGCTAATACCAGTTAATACTCTACCTTTTTCTACAGTGTAAGGAGAATTGGAATCCTGTATCAGACTTAAAAGTTCTAATTCGCTAAAATTCTTTTGTAATAAATTCTCTCTGAAGTAGTCTGAATTGGATATGATGTACTTCTTAAATTCAAAGCCTTTGTACAAAGTAGCGTTTTCTACTAAAGCGTAGTGTTCTTCATTCTTTAATTGACTGTCAAGGTTAAGCTCTAAAGAATGTTTTGTTATGATTTTAGGAAAGCTAAATGATTCTGGTTCTTGCATTGGTTCTTGCAATATCAGTGTGGATACATTGTTACCATTACCTACCAAGGTTATCTTTTTAAGATTCGGCTTGGTTATTTCTTTTAGGGTGTCTTTCAACAAGGATATTTCTCCTAATAATTTTGTAATACTAGGAATTTGTATCGTGCTTAAAGAACCATCTACAGACTCCCAATTTATACTAACGCTTTTAGAACTAGTACTTTGCATTTGTAATAATGCGTTAATTAGTGAAACAGCATTGCTGTCTGTTCTCCCTATCTCCTTAAGTATTTTCTTGATATCCAATTTAAAAAAATTTCTTGTTTGTTAGTTATTTATTATCAGATAAATATATAGAACACATTTAAAAATCGTAAAATGGCAATTTCATTAACAAGCATTGACTCTAGCAATGCAATACAAAACGCCCCAGAAATTTTCAATGAAAACTATGGTATAATACAGGAAGCTATTAATTCTTTATTGAAGAATTTGAATCCTGATACCAGAAAGTTAAAGTTGGTAGATGTAATAGATCCAGGTAATGGTGAAATTGCTTGTTCTGCTATTATAGCTGTTGCTTCATCTGGGAAAATATTAGACGTTAGACCAGCTGGTGGATCTTCTAAATTGTCTATTGATGCTGCTGGTAACATTATATCAAACAAAATAATAGTTAACGGTGATGATGCCTCTACTTACAAGAAAATGACTATTAGTGAAGTAGCAGATTTTACAGGACTTGCTTCTTTTAAAGGTGTAATAAATCTCAACCATGCCAATAACGTTCTTGTCAATAAGCACAGTAACGTAGCGATTAGCCAAACCAATATTGGCGCTACAGCATCTACGCCACTAAACGTAAAATTGCTTGGTACTAAAATATTTTTAGATCTTTCAAACAATGGTCAAACTTTGACTGGAAGTGGTGAAGCCTTGCTGAAAATAAACAATACTAACCTCATAGAAGGTCAAGAAATAGAGATATACATAGCTAAAAAGAATTCTGGAGACACATTGAAAATGTATAACGGTACGGATACTGCCGAATACTTTGCCAAAATGACTACCGAAGGATTTGCCGTAGTGCCACATGACGATGAACCTACCCATGATAATTCGGCTGGAGCATATTTGAAACTATTGTACATGGCTATAGAACCTAACAATTTCAAATTACTTATTTTAGATAAGAAAGGATTTTAAATATGAGTGATATCGAAGACAAATTAAAAGACAACTTCAGCAAGCAAGAAGTTGCTTCCACTGTAGAACCAAAGCAAGAAAGACCACACTTGCCAGATTCAGCATCTTCTGAAGGTTGGACTGAATTATCTGTTTCTGAAGCCCCTAGTGAAGGGAAATATTACCCCAAAAATACTTACGTAAAAATAAAATCTCCTAAGGCTAGTGAAATAAAGCACTATTCTACTATGGACGTTAAATCTTATGTAAGTATAGAAAGACACATAGATGAAATAATGTATAGAAACATTAGAATAGTCTGGGCTGGTAAAGAAGAAAGAGATAGTAAACATCTTACTAATTTCGATAAGTTACACTTTCTTTTCTTACTTAGAGAAAAAACAATGCTTAATTATGATGCCAAAAGGAAACTAACTCAAAGAATAAAGAATCCTAAAGACCCATCTAAAGAAGTTGAAATTGAAATAAATCACACCATATTTGATTACTACAGAATCAGAAAAGGTATAGCTAAGCACTATTCAGAGGATGGTCTTTGCTACCATGTCCAAAGCGATTCTAGTGATGAAATAATAGATCTAAAGTTCTACATACCTACTGTTGGTACTATAAGATGGATAAAAGATTTTATATCCGCTAAAACAGTACAATCTCAGCAAGGAGAAGATGGAACTTATGATGAGTACTTTTTAAAAGTACTTCAATACGTTGTTTCTGATTATAGAATGTTAGAATCAGAAAATTACTATGATGAGAAATTAGACTGGTATAGAAACCTTGGTCAAGAATCTCATGAAGTATTAGTGGCAGTTATAGATGGTATCTCTTTAGGAATAAAAACGAATATTAAGGTAAAGTTCGGAATCGAGGAGGTTTCCGTACCTATTCGGTTTCGAGACTACAAATCTATTTTCTCTTTTTCAAATAGAGCTGTCGAGTTACTTTCAGATGACTAGTAACTTCTTACTAGACAAAAGCATTCCACCTTCCGTAATAGAGTCCTTACCCTTCAATGAATTTTGCATTTATTTAAATGACTATATTGAAGAACTTAAGCAAAGGAAAAAGAATGCTGATGAACAGAAGCAAGAAAATGATAGAATGAGAAGTAAAATGGAATCAAACAGGGCAAAATCAAGGTAATGAAAGGTATAGAAGATTACGTATTTATAGATTCAAGCACTACTTGCATTTCAGTAGCAAAATACAACGTGCTCACTAAGCGCACAGAACACATGGTTTTGCTTAACCATTACTCTATTTCTAAATTAGAAGAATTTGATGTCTCTAAACACAATTGTTTCAAAGGCATATATGACTTAATAGATGTTAACATTTTCAGAAGAAGCCCAATTTCTAGACCAAAGGGTAATCCTAGCGAATACAATAGGATAGAAACCGATTCTGATTTGAGAATAGCTGATGTGTTTATACAAGCAATTACTACTTTTTTAGATGACTTAGACTTTAGCACTACCTTATTAGGTTGGGAAGATTTTCCTGTAAGTGTCAAAAGTAACAGTACTATAAAGTTAGTTTCTTCAGCTACTAGTTTAAAAAATTTACTAGTTCAAGAATTTCCTTTAGAACACATGTACTGGTTTCAACCCCAAGACCTCAAAAAAATGGCTGGTAACGGCAATTGGAACAAACAACAAATGTTAGAGGCTTACATTAAAGATGCTAAATATCCACTAGCTCAAGTTATAGGGAAAAACGCTGAATTCTACAAGAGTGGTACTAAAAATGTAAATCATCCTGTAGAAGACATAGTTGATTCTTATTTTGGACTAAAAACCTTGATCGAATTTGTAAAGACTAATCCTTAATCCTAACATACTTAGTCTGGTCAAAGGGCTTTAACCTTTTTTTATCCAAAAAAGTATTACTTGTTCCGTAAACGTTTTCGTTAACACTGTAAATGTAGAGTTCTGTTCCTTCTATTGTTGTAAAGTACGAAGAACATGCTATTTCTAACGTTTCTCTTAGGTAATTGTTGTAGTAAAACAACCTTAAAGGTAAGTTCCTAACGATAAGTTCTACGTTGCTATCTTTGTCGAGCATTCCACCATAATTTTTCATTTCTTTGTAACCTACTGGTCTTGCCATTTCTTTCTGTTATATGGATAATCTTATTATTGCTAATATTGTTATAGTAAAAAATGTTGCATCTATTATTTTGAAAGCCAACTTTTTCTTTTTTTCAATTTTGTTTATTTCTTCTACGTACTCAAGTCGATTCATACTACAAAATTTTTCCCTTTTGCTATCCCACATGTCTTTATCTAATTCATTCTTTTTGAATCTTACTATAATGACAGCGTAAAAACAACTTAGAATTACTAAGACTAACAATAGTTCTATTAGTATTTCTAATGCTACTTGTAAAATTTCCATAATTTTAATTATTAGTAAAGGTCTTCGCTATAAAGCTTATTACCATAGTGAAGTTTTGTTATTTGCCCATGTTCCATAGCTATTTTAGCAGCTTCTTTACGATCAACAAATCTATTTTTATTGGTCAAAAATCCTTGAACACTTTCCCCAGCTTCAAAGTCCTTAATTCCTTTAATTGCTACCATTTGGTATAAACAATTTGCATGTCTCCATCCAGAAAAAACTATGCCTCTATCACAATTGTTTGGTCTATAATTTTTGGGTTCTAATACTTCTGGTCTTTCTAATACTAAATCTTTATACCATATTGCAGCACAAAGTATTGTTTCTTTATGGTTTTCTGGAAAGTTGCTCATATTATTTATTTTTTATTGCTAGATCTATTTTGCTGAAGAATCTAATTTCTCCATTTATTTCTACTCCAATTCTACCGTTTATACCGCTTTCTATAACTCTAACAATACCGCTGTAGCCAGCCATAACTTTATTGTCATTATCAATTCTGAATCTGTGGTATACGTTATCTCCTAAAATCATGGGTTAAATTTTATTATTCTGTCTAGCGCCACCCTATATTTTTCCAGGTTTACAATATCTTTCGGTTTTAGTTGCTTTAACCTCATTACGTTCATATTGTGAGTTAGATCTGCCTCTTTAACTTTTCTAGCAATTCTGTTGTAAGTTATAGAATCTATGTATTCTTCGTAATCAACTCCATCACATTTGGTGAGAAGTTCTACTGCAGATATTATGCTAATAGGTATTCTGGGGTATTCTTTTCTTAACAAGCTAATAGTCCAATCAGTATCTTCAATTAGATCGTGCAGTAATGCAGCTGCATAGTACTCCCAACCAAACCTGTGTACTTTAGAGGCAACGTGTAAAATGTGTACCAGGTAATGTGTTCCACCTTTATCAGTTCTACCTTTGAATTCTATAAGTATAAGATTTAAAATGTCGTCTATTATCTTGTTTTCTTGTTTTTTAGTAATTACCATTAGATGTTTCTTTTTGACACTACTTAGCAAGTGACCCTGTTTTTAGGTATTCTTTTTTAAGTACTCCTCTCAAAGCAGCATTGTAACGATAATTGTATTTTACCAACATGCTATTAGCAGACATCATACTGCAGTATGATTCTTTTCTTATCTCTTCACACATTTTTAGCACCAATAGACTAAAAATATATTCTCCAAATTGAGTGAGTGCAAACTTAATACTGCCTTCTATTCTAGCTATAGTTCCAACGGTTACATGTTCTGCTATCCCTTTAGAAGATATGTTGTTGTTGATATAGATGTTATTGCCCCACCTAACATTAAGTAGTAAAGTTTTGTCTTCATCTGATAATTGAATTTCTGTTTTCATTTTTTAGTTTTTATTAACAATATAATAATCTATTAAACTTTTTTCAGTTTCTTTTATACTATAATTTTTGAGGAATTTTGGTCTAAGCCTTACTGTCATTACAGACCAAACTGTATCACTCTTACCTCTAACCTCTGAATACAATCTACCAGAAGTTTGGCTAACTAAGTTTACTTCGTGTATTCCATCTAAAATAAGTTTGTCTCCTACTCCATATACAGATCTTAAGAAAGATACACCTTCTTCTGGATTTTTCAAAACAAGAAACTCCTTGTTATATTTTTCCAATACATCTTTGTAAAGCCAGCTTTCTCTTTCCTGTCCAACATTAGAATTGCATTCCCTTACTTTACTTTCTAAGTACTCTCTAAATGATACCATCTTTTTGTTTTAAAATAACATGTTAGCGCTGTTAGATACATCAATCGTTTTGGTCTCTATCTTTGTATCTTTGTAATACTCTAGACTAAACCTATTTACTATTTCTATACCTTTGTTTTTTGCTGATTCCACTTTTTTACTCATGGAATCATTTGGTGTTACAAGATGGGTTACTTTAGAACTCATAGAACTTTTGTATTCCCCACCGTTTTCCTCTATCCAGGCTACTATTTTTTCGTCTCTAAAATTAGTAAAACAGTAAACTTTGCCTTCTCAAGAACCGCCTTTAACAAAATTGTTGATTCTTGCTATATGCTCAAGGTAAACTTCATTGAACCTACCAATGTTTTCTTTATAAATTTGGCTGGCATGTTCACCAACCCCCACCACGTCAATTATCTCCTCATCAACCTTTTTGTTAATTATCTTAGACAATGCATGTTCTCCTATACCTTCGAACATTCCAGTAGAATGCATAAATTGAGCTAGATTAGCTTTTGATAATTTTTCTTCTAGTTCATCAAAATACCTGGTTATGGTTTTGTTTTTCCAACTATCAATAGTTCTAATTTTATTAATGTCAGCTTCTAAAACTTTATCCAAGCTATTGATGCCTATTTTAAATAGTTCCTCCACTTTAGCATCCCCAATATGTTTTATCTTAAGAATCTTAAAAGAGTGTAGTAGCTGTTTTTTTAACATACCTTCTGTAGCTACCTTTTGATTAAAGAATATATTTTCTTTGTCATAAACCCAACTACCATTATTAAACTGTTCTGGAGTTACATATTTGCAAAAAGAATTAATTTCTTTGCCAGATTTTATATCTTCTACATCAACACCTTCTATATGGCTTATCCTTGGTACTATACTACCACTCTTCTTAACAACTACCTTAGAACCCACACCAATACCTATTTTCTTAGCGTATCTGTCATTGTCTAAGTTGGCTCTAGTAACCACGTCACCATGAAGAGTTACTGGATCAATTATAGCTATGGGTATCATTCTACCGTTTTTAGTAACTTGTCTTATTATAGCTGTTACTACAGAATTTTGCTTTTCACCATAATCATTTTTAAAAGCTATCGCCCCTAAAGGGTTACCATTAGATTCTCTGTAGCTTAATTCTTCTTTGGTTTTCTTGTTGTTTACCTCTATTATTATTCCATCTATTGGTGAAACCGTATTCCATCTATTAAAAAGCTCTTCTAAATGGTCTGATTTTATGTTACGCCCTTTAAGCAATTCATACTCCATTACATTGCTAGTAGAAGATTTTTTCATAAAGTCTAAGTCTTCTGACTTAAGGGTGTTGTTACTGCTAAATAGATCAAATGGAACTATTTCTATAGATTTTAACAAACTTGGAATAGGACTATCTCCTTTCATTAAACCAACTACTGCTGATCTTAATGAGGCATACTCTTTCAGAATTTTTGTTTCAGAATTTTTTATTATCAGTTCTCCTCTGAAAATATCATTTGGTTGAAATTGATAATTGTTTTTAGTAGCCATGTACCTGGAGGTTATTTCTACCCCTTCTATACCATCATCACCTCTAGTAAAAAATTTCCCACAATCACCTAAAACGCTAATACCATCAAACTTAGGCATTATTATCATTTCGGTTTCTCCTAAGTCTTTGGTTTTTATCCATTTTTCTAGGAATTCGTAGGACTTGATTTTGTCCATGCTACCCATTCTAACTGATAACTTATGTTTTTTACCTTTTACAACTTCTCCTATGATTTTTACTAAGGTTGGGTTTCCAGGGTCTAACTCTCTTAGTTTATCTACCAGGTCGTCAAAACTCTTGTCGGTTATAGTTGGCGTACCAGATCTGTACTGTATTTCAGCATCTTTTATAGTGGAAACGTATTCATTTATCAGTCTGTACCTATTATCTCCCATTGTGATATTTTTTAGCGCATTTTTGCAAATAAAAAATGCGCTAAAAAAAGAATGGTTTCTGGTTTCTATTTTTTGTTACTCCTCTTTCGTCTCCCAGAGTAAGCCTTTTTAGTGGTTTTCTCTTCAACCTCCTCTTTTGGTTCTTCTACAGCTATAGTGGAAACTTCTTTCAGTCTTTTAGTAGCGGAATCTTTTCTTATAAAAGAATTTAGTGAAGTTAAGTCGATAGCATTACCAATCATTGAAAATACGTCTCTACCAGAATCCATAACATGTATTTCTGGTGTTGATATGCCAAGGTTATCGCTAGCGCTGTATTCTTTTACCAACAAAGGATCTTTTTGTTTGTCATAAACGTAAAGGCTATTATTAACGCTACTTCTGAATTTTTTGCTACTGATACATCCCTTTCCTTCTGAGTTCAAGAATGCTATTATTTTTAACGACTTGTTCGGCATAATTAATAGTATTTGGTCTATTTATTTTTATGTTTTCTACTGCCTTACTAAAGGTTATCTCTGTTTGATACCAACCGTAGTTTATGTCTCCTTTGTATTCTAACATTAGTTCTGTGGAGTTTAAAAACTTCTTAAGTTTTGTTGTTCCATCTCTTAAAAAAATTCTAAATAATTTCATATCCTGATTTTATGATTTCCATTAATCTTTCTTTTGGCATGTAGTTAGTCTCTATTATTAACTTTTGTTCTTCACTTTCTCTATTGTACCAAGATGTGTCTATTCCGAATATAGAAACCCTGTTTTTCACTAGTAAGGTAGATTGGTTGTTGAACCTTATAATAACCTCTGTAAACCAATTAGAGTTGTACTTAGCAGAGTTATAAAAGGATGGATTGAATTTTTCCATTAGCTTTATGCTTTTGCCTTGTTCTATGGCGTCAGCAATTTTCTTCTCATTCATAGCTTCCTTATTTTCCCTCATCTTTTGCTTCATAGCTTGTAAGTCTGTAACTTCTGTTTTCTTTTCTGCTATTCTTATTACTTTTTTGGAAATATGCTTTCTTTCTTTGTAGATGAAGCCTGCAATTTTTCCATAATCTGCTGTAACTCTTAGTTCTTCAGAATATTCTGGATGGTATTGCTGTTGTAGGTTTATTTCCAACCTAGCTAAGCCCTCATTAAAATTAAAATATAATGCAGCGCTACTCAAGTTTTGACTGTTCTTGTCAGCTCTAATAAACTTTATTTTGTTAAGATGGTAACCACTAGAATATGTTAGGTGTTGCTTAAGGTACTCCTTATCTATTTTCCAATTTTCGTATTGGTCAGAACCTTTCATAATCCAAATAACCAAGTCTGCGATTTCTCCTTGGTGCTTACTAATTACGTTTTTGTTACTCTTTTCGGCTAATTCTATCATTGCACTGCTTTGCTCTGATAACGCTCCAAAATCCATTTCTATTATTTGACCAAAATCAACATCTTCAGCTTCATCTGCTATGTGATATTTCCCATCATCACCTATTTTAACCAGCACTTTTGACTTGTCTTTAACAGTTTTACCTGATTTTTCAGAGCTTAGACTCCATTCTCTCTTAGTAATAGGTGTACCTAACCTAGAATAGTTCATGGAATTGTCTAGTATTATTAGCTCTTCATCACCGTAAGGTCTCATTCCTCTACCAATCATCTGTAAGTAAAGTGTAAGAGATTTGGTAGGTCTTAGAGACTGAATTACACTACACATTGGTAAGTCTACACCTTCTGTCATAGTCTCTACTGAAACTAGTATTCTTAGATCACCTGACTCAAAGTTGTCATATAGTTGGTTTCTTTTCCCTTCTGGTGTTTTACCAGTAATAATATCAATACTAGTATACCCAGCTTCTACGTAAGAATTAACAGTTGCTCTAGCATGGTCAACATCAACACAGTACACCAACATTTGCTTATTGTCAGCATACCTTTTATAGCTCTCTATTGCGTAATCCATGAGTTCTTTCTTTCTCATGTATTGAGACATCTGACTCATTCTAAAATCTCCATTAGAATTAGTCTCTACTTCGTTATTGAATAAGTGGGTAGGTGTTGAATAAATTCTATAGTTTGCTAAGTAACCTTTCTGTATAAGAGTTTCTGTTGTTTCCTGTGACTCTACTATCAGTTGGAAGTTTTTAGAAAGGTCTTTTTTATCTAGTCTGTATGGTGTAGCAGTAAGACCTATTATTTTTATTTCAGGGTTTGCTAGTACCATTTCTTCTATCAGTTTGTTATAACCAGTAGAAATCGCTCTGTGGGCTTCGTCTATGAAAAGTACGTCATATTTTTGGTCAGCTATAAGAAACAATCTGTCAGATCTTTGTGCAGTGTTTATAGAACCCATAGCAACTTGCTTGTCTAACACACTTGTGTCTTTACCGTATAAGAAACCAGACTCAATGTTCTTACTGTCTAAATGAGACTGCATTTGCTTAAGAAGCTTTCTTCTGTGTACTGTGAAGAATATTCTTTTACCCTCTTTTACGTAATCATCTATCAGATCAGCAGCTACAACGCTTTTACCACCACCAGTAGGCAGAGAATAAATTATTGATTGGTGCGCTTTTAACGCTTCTAATATGCTTTTTTTATCTTCGACTTGGTAATCTCTCAAACCTTCTTTCTTTGACTTGAGAGAACTTTTAGTTTTTACTATTTCCATATTTTAGTTTTAAAGGGGTTGTTAAAATCTTTTTATCTTATTCTTTTTGTTCCCATCCAGTTTTTTGGATTCGCTTTATTATAAGGTGACTCCAACCAAAACCCATTTTTTTGAGCTTTTAAATCCTCTTGACTACTTACTTTAACTGTCTTTGTTTGTTTTCTTTCGTTTCCTTTAAATATTGTAAGTTCAAATGTTTTCATTGCGTTCGTTTTAATGTTTTTGTTGTTTCTTGGAAATCTACTATTAGTAGGAAGTTTATAGAATATCTTTACTATTTTTCTGGAAAATGGCAACGAATTCTTTTAGTTTATCTTTTTCCATGAAAGTTTCTAATTTTTCTCCATCTTCTAAAAAACTTATAATGTTATATCCTTTGCAATTACAAGGAAAGTAAATGCTACCTTCTAGTGTTTTGCTTACTGCAGAAAGAGCCTCTTCTGGATCTCTGTAGAATTTTGAACTGTTGTCACTTGAGTCATTGTTGTACTGATTAAAGATTGTAACTCCTCTTTCTCCTATCGAGTTTTGTAGTGTTACTTTTGTGATTTCTCTAGTTGCCATAATTGTTTGTTTAAATTTTCGGAATTATCTCCAAAATTTTCTTTTCAAAAATCGTTCCGTTTTGTATTTACGTCATATTGAAATTGAAATTTTTAAGAAGAACATAAATACAATTACTTATGACTTTTTGTCAAAAGAATATGACGTCACTATTAATTTTATGACTTCTTATGACTGAATGTCACATTACTTAGTTGTTGCTACTATTTTTGTGCCTATCCTTGACACCTTACCTTGTAATGTTAGCAAGTTTACAGCTTTGTCTAAATTTCTTTTAGTTGCTGAAGTCTGTTTTAACAATGACGCAAATTCTATGCCTTCACCATAGAGTTCTACTAAATCATATAAAGCAGAACAATAATCTAAGGACTTTACTATGTTGTCCTCTATGGGTAAAGGAAATTGTGTCAGGTTGTTATCCTCTATCATCATTTTAAAAAGCTGACTAGCATATTTTGGCATTGTGTTCTTAGCATGATTCCACTGCTCTGGCATACTAGTTCTACCCTCTTTCATGGCTTTAACAATGTCACCCATGGGTTTTGCATCAAATTTTGAAAAACCAACTCCATTAGCGTTACTTGTGCTATGGTATTTAGATTCTCTATCTGTTTGCCTAGATTCTATTTTTATCATAGCCCTTTCTAATACTCTCTCATCATTTTTTATGAGATACTTTAGCTTAGTTACAGTCCATATATGTCCTTTTAATATAACCGCTTTTTTACTCATTCTGATTGGTTTTAATTCGTGATTTTATAAATAATTAAGGCGCTAAGTCCAGGTTTTAATAATTTCATCTTTCTCCAAGTCAACTAATTGTAATTTATGCACCGTTTTGTCAAACAGTCCATCACATAATGAATTCGCTTCTTCTAATGTTTTTATACTTTCTATGTAATCCCACATATTTAACATAAAATGGTCTTGTTTTATACTTAGTTGCACCAAATATCTATACCCCTTTATTACGTTTTCTTCTATCATGATGTTGACCCTCTTCTAAATCATTAATTTTATTTGAAAATGGATATTCTTTGAATTTTTCACATCTGATAAAGGCTTTATCAGCAAAGGTTAATCTATCATTGAAATATTTAAAAACAATTATATCGCTTATATTAAAGACAGTACTACTAAAATTTTGTTCACCATAAATAGGTTCTAATCTGTTTTCAAATTGTCTTACAAGTTCTTGCTTTTCTTGTTTGAATAAAAGTACAAAGGTTTCTATCAATTGTTTTATTGGATATTCAAATAAATAGTGATCTTTTAAAGATCTTTTTATGCTAAATTCTGTCACAATTTCAATTAGTTTTTATTAACACTATGTGTGCTACAGAATCTTCGTCAATTCCATCAATGTTTATGTCATTAGCAAACGCTAAAGACTTAAATGAATCTATAGGGTCTTCCAAAGAATAATTTTCTTCTTCATAATCCCAAAATAATCCATCACTATACGATAGCCATCTTTCCGCATTTAGTAAGGCTTTCATTAAACTGCCTTCATAAGAAAGTAAACACGAACAGTAAATGCTAAGATCCAATTCATTCTCTTCTTTACCAAAGTAGTAATTAAGATAACTTTTTTTAATAGAAAATGAATGACAATCTTTGCTAAAAAACCCAAGGTATATCCCCTGACCTTGTTTTACACTAAGCATTTTTTATGTTTTCTACCATTGTTGTTATGTCTTCTAGGCTTTCTGAAAGATTAATGTTTCCATCACTTTTTATGAATATTCTTCTTTCAGTGTCTACTGAAATGTAAACACCTAAATACTCTATTCTAACTCTACCTGGTACTGCTGTAACGCAATTTTGGTGATAAAGCTCTCTTATTGATTCACATTTTTCTACCAGATTTGACATTAATTTTCTTGATTCCACAAGTTCGTTGTAATGTCTTAGAGTTGGTTCTCCATCTTGAACTTCAGATTCTAACAAAGACTTTACTTTCAGCAATATCTTTTTTTCTTTATTAGTCTCAGCTTCTTCCTTGTTTATAGCAGTACTTTCTTTTTTTAAAACTTGCAGCTTGTTAGATCCCATTCCTCTTATCGATAGAAATCTGTTTCCATCAAAGTACTTGAATGTTATTTCGTCTATAGAAAGAAATTCATCAGTCCTAAGTACTTTAAGTTTTATTCCCTTTCCTTCTAAAAATCGTTTTAGCTCTTCTAAGTTAGTTACCATGTTATTTTGATTTTTGCTCTTTAAGTCCTAATCTGTATTTGTATTCTTTCAGTTTAGTCTTAAGATTTTTATTCTCTTCAATAATTCCAGTACTAACGGTCTGTTTCCCATAATTAGTAAGAGATAATACTTTTTCTAGTCTTTTAATCTTAGTATCTAAGAATTTCAATGATATGGCGTACATGGAATTCTCATAAGGTTTATTCTTGCCTAACCTTATAAGTTTGTCTTCAGCGCTTTCATTAGTGCCAACATGTTTATGTTTTAACATTATGTACCCTAATCTCTTCTCGTGAAAAGCCCCAGTACCTGTCAGAAATAGCATTCTAATCCTGTTTTTGAAAAAGACGATACTGAATTCATCTAGTATCACCTGGTGTATTTTTTCTAATAAAACTTTGCTAATTTCAGATTCTAAGATGGTTACCTTATTATCTCTAGCCCTTTTAGTTTCATCATCAAAATGGTCAAAAAAATCTGCTAATTCTTCAATTTCTTTAAGCACCATAATTATAGGTTTATTATTTCTATTTTTCTGATAATAACCCATTCCATTATTCCAAAACGACCCATCTTAAATTCATAAAACACGCCTTTTCTACTTACAGTTTTGCCATCGTAAAACCTCATTTCATTTGTAGTTACTTTGCTAAGTTTTACTTTCCCAGCTACACATGATTTATTCAAAGATACATCTAGGTAGTTTTCTTCGTTGTTTTGCAATTTAATTAATGTGCTGTAATTGTCTAGAACCTCTCCTAATTCTGATTTAGATAGGTCTTTTTGTTTTGATAGATTTGCCATTATTTTATTTTGTTAATTTTACTTTTAGTTATTATAATTGTTCTATTTTCTTTAATGTAAAGTTCTCTTACCGTATAGCAAACCTTATCATGTAAGATAATTGTTTCGGAAAGCTCTTCTAAGAGTAATCTAATTTTTCTACTTATTACGGTAGAAATTGAACCCATAGTTAATCCACTAACCAGGTACACCGTAACTCTATTATTGTTGGTTTTATTAGAAAAATTACCCCAGAATTTGAAAAGATCTTTAAAATCTTTAAGTCTCTTCATTTTTGTTTGTTCTTCCATTTTAAGTGCCATTATCGAATTTTTTCAATAATGGCACTTAATAGTAAATTTTTCTTTTTTTTTTTTTTTTCTAATTACCTCTGTACAGCTTCTCTATAACACAAACTGTACTATCAACTATTCTCTTTCTAAAAGACATATCCCATAGAAGATCGTAGTCTTTCTTGTTGTCCATAAAAAGAAACTCTAAAAGCATTGCTGGACAGTGAGTGTCGGTTAGTACTGTAAATTGAGCCTCTTTATCCAGGTCTCCATCAACTGTGTCACTTCTCAGCTTCATTTCAGGAAAATCGTCTTTGAGCGCTTGCAAGAATTTTTCAATAATAACATCACTCATTGTCTCATTAACGCTGGTAAATCCTTCGAATCCTGTACCACCACCAGCATTACTGTGGATGCTAAGTAAATAAGCCTTAGGATTTTTCTTGAAGATGCCATTTGCATTTTTAACTCTGTTACTAAGAGAAGTATCATCATAAATATCATGAACAGTTGCATAAGGTATTTTCCTAAGGTCTAGTTCTTTGATTATGTCATTGACAAACCAACGGTTACCCATCCCTTCATAATAAACACCTTTATCCCAGTCTGGTGAACGTTTACCAGGTGTTCCATAACTTCCCATTGACATGCCAGCATGACCAGCATCTAACATTGGCATAAAACCACCACTAGCTAAATAAGTTTCTTTTATTTTCATGATATTAAATTTTAAATTTCTAGCAAAAGAGTTATTTGGGCTATACTCATACCTATGCTTGCCTCTACTAGTTTTTCTTTGGAAACACCTTCAAGAAACACCTCGTGATCCATTTCCATTATGTCTTTTAATTTACTGGTAATCTCTTCTTTGTCAGCGTGGTCAGCCCAATCGTGATTTCCAGCTTCGTCTCGGTTTACCTCATAATGTTTAAAAAGTGAGATCTGAACTTCTCTAGAACCATCTATCTTTTCTTTTATAGCCTTCTGAAATTTTATAATTGCAAATATTTCATCAACTTCTAAGTTCTTAGTAGAGATTCTTCCAGCAATTTCATCGTAAACTTTTAATAGTTTTGTTTTCATTGTTTCTATTTACCTTAAGAATATCAAAAGTTAGTTTCAGTTACTAACTTACTTTAGTGAAATCTGCTTGAAGGTTTCCTCCTGTAATTGCAGTAATCTGATGCCAAACTCCAGCACTTATTTCTAAAAACTCTCCAGGATTTAGAAAACCTGTATCAGTAGTACCGTTTTCTAACAATATAAACCACTTATACCTACCGTTTATTGATGTTATTTTTTCATTAGCATCACTATGGCAGTGTCTAACAGCAGTTGCTCCTGGACTCCAATCAGTGTAATACCTTATGTTATTATTAGGATTTTTAACAACAACTCTTTTTGTGTAAATATACCCACCTTTTACTTCTGGTATAGAAACCACCTTGTCAAACAGTACAGATTGTAGAAGGTCAAAATTAACATCTTGACCTGTTATAAACCTCTCATAAAACATATCACTAAAAACTTCGTTAATAGCCATTGATGTACTTTTCATGGTTTCATCTATGTTAGCTTTGTGTTGTTCTAACTTACTGATCTCTAAAATTTCCATTATTTAATTGTATTATTAACATTTAAGAAAAGTTCTTTCATTTGGCTAAGAAAGTTAAACTGTTCTTTAGCAACTGCTTCAAATTTCAAGTTATAATCTTTCATGTCTTGAATCCTATCTTCTTCAGATTTTTGTCTAGCTAACTCTACAATTTTTTTCTCTTTTCTTTCAATCCTCAATTGCCAGCCCATGTAAACACAGACACAAACTAATAAACCAGCAGCGGTTATTCCTTCTAAGGTTAACAGTCCTTTAAAACCTTCTGTATCGATTGGAACTTGATTAAAAGACAGTAAGAAATTAAGCATTTTTCTTATTTAGCATATTTATCATAAGCTCAGCTATATCGCAACTTTGTTCTTCTATGTTAGCCTCAATACATTTTCTTTTTAACAGTTCCATTTCAATTATAATTTCAGCTTTACTAATTTTTGAATTTAAAACTTCAAAAACAAAGTCGGAAAGCTTTATATTGTTGTCATTAATTATTTTGCTAACTTCCGAACTAGTTTTAAGTTCGTTCCAATGTTTCCTATTTTTCTGTATAGAGTATATAAAATAAGATAATATTGGAATCAGCAAAGTTAAAGATATTGAACTTAAAACGCTTATTATTGGTATCTCTAGAAAAAGATTTGAGAGCTGATTAAAACCTAACAATAATATAGAAGTAGGCATCAAACGCCAAAAAACTACAGACCTAGTTGTTTTTGCAGTTTCGTCATTAGAGTTTCTTATAGATATTATTGTTACTAATAAACACAACAAAAACACAACAAAAGGTCTTATTGTTGAAAAATTTTCTAGTACTGTTTTTATTGTTTTCATATCTAAATTTTAACAAAAATTATATACATCTCATTAATCAAATCTGCTAGGGGTTTAATTTTAAACCAAGTTTTTAAAGTATTCCATATAGCAAATGGTCTTCTAATGATGGCTAATCTAAATAATCTCCATGTTATTTCAAATTTGCTCTTATTCATTTTTTTCATAATAATTTCCATTATTTCATCAGCAGCTCTCATTTGAATTACAGAGTATCTAGCCCTTAGGGAAACATATATCCAGTCATGAACCATAGAAGAAAATTCTAGACCATCATAGCCTAATTCTTTAGCTGGAACGTCTACAAGATCTTGAGTAGCTGTAGCACCATCATATTCATCTGGAAATAGACAAAAATAATTGTAAGATGATTCAAAATAGCCAATTTCTTTCTCTGAAAATCCTCTGTTTTCCAGGATCCATAACATGTCTTTATAGCACAACAAAAGGTTAGCCTTAGATTGCTTAAAATAGTTTGATGTAGATTTTAATTTCATAACTTTATATTAATGATTGAACCCATTTTTCTTTAGTTAGCCCAAATACATTGTTTTCCAATATATCTGCCATTACCATTATTTTTAATAGACCTCTTACTAGTTCTAGACCTTTAAGGTCTTTTAATTCTGGGTTGTCCCCTTCTGCTGTTAACATTGCGTGGGTTTTTTCTAAATTCGATTTATAAGGATAACTAAATATTAATCTAGTTTTAAACGGCACTATAGGTAATGATACTTGATCAATAGTTAGCAGTTCAACAAGATTAATAGGAACTATGGAATCTTCGCCTGGATTATCTTGATTTATTTGATGGTTGGCTTCATTTGTAAGCTCTATGCCAGAATTAATAAGAACGTTCTCATGGTTTGCTTTTATTAAAATTATTTCAAGTTGTTGATCTCTTTGAACTTTTGTAAGTTCTTCATTAGGATTGAAGGTTTGATAGTATCTTACTTTTGCTTCAAAACCATCTATTACACTGAATATATCAATATCAATTCTAGGGTAGCTATCTTTATTTTCTGGTTGGTTATTACTTGTAATCCTGTTTGGGTTATTCATAAAGCCTGCTAGTCTTTCACCCCATTGAGTGTAAGTTACTTTATCTGTTCCTTCATGTCTTATTTTCATGTCTCGTTTTTTATTAATTAATAACCTCCTGTTACTGTTATATCCCAATCTCTACCCCTTAGCCTATCTATAGCTTTTGTTCCTGTTATTGAAGGAGCAGAACCTCCACTTTGAAAGAAAATGCCATTACTATTTTCGTTAGAGTCAATAGCTAATAATATCTTATCTATTGAACTCTTGCTCAAATCAGTATTCATAAAAGTTCTATCAAATCTGTTCACACCTATTCCTTCGAAAATCTCTGAAGGGAAATCACTTAAAGATGTACAATCTCTCCAAGTATCAGAAAGCCCAGTGCCAGTGGCTTCTGCTAAGGATATTGAAGGGAATGAAGTTAATTTAGAACACCCTCTCCAAGTATGGAGAAAATTTCTTACTTTAGCAGTATTTATAAGTGGGAATGTATTTAATTCAGAACACCCTCTCCAAGTGTTATTAAGAGTAGTAACGTTCTTAAAATCTATTAATGGGAAAGATTTTAGTCCAGAGCAATCTTGCCAAGTACTATTCATACTAATACAACTACTAATATCTATAAGAGGAAATGAAGGTAGGCTATTACAATTGCTCCAAGTAAGGCTAAACGAAGAACAACTAGATGTATCTAATAGTGGGAATGAAGTTAATCTCGTACAGTTTCTCCAAGTGTTACTAAGTGATACACAGTTAGATAAATCTACTTGTGGAAATGACATTAATTCAGTACAATTATACCATGTTAAAGTTAGGGTAGTAGCACTACTCATGTCTATAAGTGGGAATGATGGTAATGAATTGCAATTATACCATGCGTATTGAAAGTTCTGCACTCCTGCTGTACTTATAAGAGAAAACGAAGTTAGTCCAGTACAGTTAACCCAAGTAAGACTTAGGGACTGTGTTCCTGTAAAGTCTAAAGCTGGGAATGAAGTTAAAGCTTGACAACCTCTCCAAGTGTTACTAAAGTTATTTCCACCTGAAGTATCTATAAGAGGAAAAGAAGTTAATCCAGTACAATTATACCATGTACTGCTAAAGTCTTTTACTGTGCCAAAATTGCTACCATCAGTAGCTGTGATAATCAAGTTGTTTGCCCCAAAAAATGCTCCAATTTGAGTTGTAGAGTTTAAACCATATATTCCAAAAGTAATTACTTCTAGTATTTTATCTCTGTGAGTACTTGAGTTATTTATATATAAGCTAGGGAAAACCCCTGTGATTTGAATAATGTATTCTGTAATTGGTTCATCAAAATTTATATTAAGGTTACCCGTTTGACCAGTAAATGATTGTCCATCCGAAGTAAGTACTCCATAATTATATGTTCCTCCTGGTATTGTAGGGATCTCGTAGGTTTTATTTGAACTACTAAGCACCCTAAAGATAAAATTAGATACTGGAGATATTCTTAGCCTACTAGAAGCTATTATTTGCATGTCCATATTAACTAAGTTTTAAGAATCCTAATAAAGTAGACACGTTATCTTCTTTGGTTCTAATTCCAAATGTCCCATATTGACCTCCTATCATATTTTCACATTGTGATGGATAATTTAAAGTGCCATTTTGAGCAGCAACAAAAGTTACTGGTTTAGTTGATATGGCTTCTCCTTGAAAATCTAAATTAGCTGGAAGACCCAAAGGGACTGTTACTACACATTGGTTAGAAAACTCTAAATAACGATTTTTATCTTTTATTTCTAATGTGTAGCTTGAATCAGGTATACTTTTTACTAACCTACCTGAATAGATTATATGGTAGTCATCTTCGTCCCCATTTGTAGTGCCTAAATAAATGTAAAGGTTTTCGGTATCTTTATTATAACAGCTGTGGCTTACTTTTTGGTTTGATTGATCGTTAAAAATAGCGGACTCGCTTGCATACTCCTTAAAAGGTATATCCAAAGTATCTAATCTGGTAATTTCAGAATTTAATAGCAAACTTTTATTGTTTACCTTATCGACTTTTTGGTTTATAAGATTAGCTACCGAACCAAATTCGGTAGCTATTCTTTGTATTGCTGAAACTAATCCGCTTATTAAACTCATAATGTTCTATTATAATGCTGCTTCGAATGCAGTTACAAAATTAGTAGTAACATCCCCAATTTCTGATTTAGTAAAAGCATCAGTAATGCTAAAACCAGAAATAGTAGTAGGCTTACTACCTAATTGAGAATAAGTAGTAGAGTGTGGATTACCAGTAGCTTGGGAGTGATCGTAAGCAGTTTTACCTCTATCACCTCTATAAGCTGTTGAAGAAGTTTCTCCTAAAGCTAATGCACCATTTGTAGCAACATAAGCACTACCTGTCCACCTGTAAACTATGTTTGTATCTGTAGCAACGTATAAAACACCACTGTCACCACCACTAGGAAATGAAGCAAGATCATCAAAATCTAGTACGTCATCTAGAAAACCAGGTAATTGCGCTGCTGGTACTCTTCCTCCACCATCTAGAGAAGCATAACCGTTTGCAGAACCCTTATTAGAGCTGTTTTCAGGAGTAAACCCAAGATTATCCTCTTTCCCACCAAGGTCGCTGACTATTTCGTTTACTGCTGCCAATAAACTAGATTTGTTTGTTGTTGTTAAAGAAGACAAAGTTCCTGAATTATTACCAGAAATCAATGTTTTCACTGTTTTAAATTCGGTAGCAATTCTAGTTACTAAATCCGAAACTTTAGTTTGTAAGCTCATTTTTTAATTTTTTAAGTTTTTTTTTGTTCTGTATATTTATTAGAGATATTAGGCTAGACCGTTTTCAAATTCGAGAGCAGCATTACCAATATCTATATCATTTTTATTAATAAAAGGGTTTTCACCATCATCACCATCATTTTCAAGATCAGATGTTAAAGAGATTGATGGCATATCACTAAAATCACTTTCTAAGCTTTCGATTCTGCCTGTATTAGATTCAATATTAGTAGTGTTTTCATTAGGTTCTGAAACAAAATCGTCTACAACTTTTTGAAACCCATTTACAGTTTCATTTATGGCGTTAAAAATATCGTCTATACCTGTTAAAGTCTCATTTAAAGTTACAATAGCGTTAGTATTGACCGCTATGTTTCCCATATTTGCATCAGAAGTGAGGTTTTTAAGAAACGCTAATTTGTTTCTCTCACTTAGTTTCATACCCACTATAGAGTTGATACCATCCCCATTTCTTTCTAAGGCTTCTAATACAGTAGTCGCAGATAGAGCATTACCTATAGCATCTTCGTCAGAGATTTTAACAAATTCAGCAGATTCGTAACTAACGGATACACCAGAAGTGTCCTTAGTAGCCATGTATACAGCCCACTTTTCATCACCATCATCTGATACAAAAGCCTTATCTAAGGATTGCCAACCACTAGAGTTTTCAAATATAGAAAAGGTCTTAAATTTCCTGACTTTATTAGAACCAACAACTAAAGAATTAACTTGTTCCTTATTGTATACGTCTATTCCTTGCCTAAATTCACTTACGTTTAGACCTTCTAAATCTTGCCTTACTATGTCTTCAGATAATGCTCTAATTTCTAGAGCTTCTATAAGACCAATTACATGTTTGATTTCTAAGTAAGCCATCTTTTATTCGTAGTATTTTATTATTAGATTTTCACCTGGTTCAATAGCAACACCATTGTAATCTAGCCATACAAGTTTCCTACTACTTTCGAACTTGTAATGTAAATCTAGAATAACTCTAATACCTCTGTGGTAAACGTCTATGCTTTTATTAAAATTTAGAGGTACAGGTAATTCCGCATAACCATCATTACCGTATGTCAGTGTGGCTTGTTTTATATCAAAAGAATCAACCCAATTTGTGTTTTCTATACCACCTCTAAGATTATAAAATTTCGGGCTAGGATTTATAGAACTTCCTGAAGTATTTTTTACGTATACTAGTGTTCCATCTTTTCTTTGCGCTGATGGTAAATCATCCCTAGCAGCAATGTTGTCAAATATCTTGTAGTCAGAAACAGCGTTACTAACTCCACCGCTACCTATAACCAAAACAGCTCTATCAGAGTCCAGCAAACTAAGAGAATTGCTATTAGAAGAGTCTATGAACAGAGACATCTGACCCACTCTAGGTGTAGATATAGTGGTGGGTGTAGAAGGAACTAACTTAATTGAACTCATTACTCTGTTTAGTTATATATTACAATTCTTACTATCTCTAAATCAGATAAATAGCTAAATCAAAGATGGCTTTCGGTATAGGTAACAATATAATAGGGCAAATAAATGATGCGGTTGATTCTGTTTTTGAAAGGAGTCCAACTATCTCTGATATTGATGTAGTTAATAAAGAAAGGGATGTTTCCGCTTCTGTAGGTTTACCACCAGCTATAGACAACAGAGTATTTGGAGACGAAAATTCTGAGAACTTTACCAATAACAACTTATCGCAAAATTATAAAGAAATAAAGACTAGTACTTTAAATGTTGGTCAGGGTGCTAACAAAACAGGTGTAAAATCTATATTTAATCCTTATGCCTTATTTAGCTACCATAAAGGAGACCCGACTAATGTTATTACAGATTTTTACGACCAAGAAAATGGAATATTTAGTGATGGAGAAGAAATAAGTGTGGGGAAATTGGTTAAAGATTTTAACCATACAGATTATCCAAGTAAACCTTATTACTATTCCGATTTTGCATATCTAAAGCACCTAAATAAGTTGCCAGAAAACAGAATAATAACTGTTAGAAGGTTTCCACACCCAACATATGATAACCTAAGTTTTCCTAGGTTAGACAATGCTGAAAAGAAAGTTAGACCACTAGCCCAGGCAGTTACCTACTTTGGAAGCCCAACGGAAAATTCTTTACAAAAATTACTAAATGTAAAAGGTGAGGTTGCTTGGAAAGAACTAACTGCAGATTTTCAAGACATACAAGGAAACAACCAGGGTTTTGATGATTCTCCTCTAAAGGGTGGTAGAAGAACAAATACTTTGCTTAAAGGAGTTTCGGCTCTCACTGGTAAAGGGGACACTTCACAAAGGCAAGCTAGAAATATAGAATTTGCAAAGAAATTTAATTGGGAAAACAGTGTTAGAGGTGATGTTAACGTAATAAAGAAAACACACATAAGAGATAATGGTATAGAGGCTGGTGTCAAAGATTACTCTGTTACATTCGACTACCAACTAAGAAGCTATGATGGAATAAACCCTAAAATGGCTATGTTAGACTTAATAAGCAACTTCTTAGCATTAGCTTACCAAGATGGTAACTTTTGGGGTGGTAGTATAAGATTCTTTCCTAATAGCCCTAGATATCCTTTTCTAGGTGATCAAAAAGCATTTTATGAAGGTAAAAGCGCTGAATATACAGACAGTATAATGGGTGACATGAAGTCAGCTTTAGGAAATATAGGAGACATGTTTGGTGGCATTATAAGTGGACTATTGAGCGGTAACCTATCTAGCATAACGGATGGTTTTAAAAAACTAGGTGGTGCTGGTATGGAACTATTGTCAGGTAGAAACAGACGACAAGTAATGGGTTTTAAAGCTTTATTGTCTGGAGAACACGTTGGAGAATATCACATGACAGTAGGTAATCCTTATAACCCAATAGCAATGATTGGAAACCTCATAGCAACAAGTTGGGAATTTAGGCTTTCAGAAGAGCTAGGTGCAGACGACTTTCCTACAGGAATAAGTTTTACATTAAATCTTAAAGACGCAATGCCTAGACCAAAGAGTGGTGTGGAAAGTATATTTAACAATGGTAATGGTGAAATGTATCTTGAATCAGAAGATTTGCAAGAAATGCTAAAGACTAGTGGTCATCCAATGACTGCTCTAGATGCTAGTAAACTATTCGGAAGTACCTTTTAAGGTTTACCAATTAAACCAAACCTGGTTCTCATATTGATCTCTAGAGTAAATATCTTTACTAATTCTAGTTTGTCAGACAATAAAAAACCTTGGAAAATGCTTGATTCATATAATACAGAAAACAATTCATCTGTACTTAAATTTACCATGTATATTCTTTTATCGCCAACCATCCAAGAAATATTATCTCTTTCTTTACTGTAGTCTCTGTAATCACTTAAGATTCCATCAGCCCACTTTATAATTTCTAAATTATTTTTCTTAATATAGTTGTCAATATTCATAACGGTAATTTATGTTTTTTAGCTTTTTATAACTTATTCTGCTTCTAAAAATACCCAAAACTTTAATGAGTGATTCTGCATCTGCTATACTGCAAAGGGCTAAAGGGTGGCAAACTGTACCAAAGGTATCTGAAAGTTTAATCTTTATACCAAACATATTTATTACATAGTAGTAATCATTTCTTTTTACTATTGTGAAAAAATCTCTTTTCCAATCTAACCTATCACTTTTCATTATCTTCTCTAAATTTCATTTCTAAATCAATTGTTCTAAGCAAAGACAACTTACTTTCTTTATTTAGTTTTTTAGAATTTATGGTGTGGTTTACTATGTTTCTAAGGTGCAAATCTGACAAATCCTTTATTTTAGATTTCTTTCCAGATTTAGTAACCCAATAAGTATCTCTGGTTCTATCTTTCTCTAGTTTTTCTAATTCGTTGCTCCATTCTTCTATACCATCTTTTGGATTTCTGTAATATTCGGACATTTCCCCCATAACTATAAATTTTTGATTTTTTCCATTACTTCTAAGTAACTTTCATGGTAGTGCTTAGTCAGTAACTCGAATTCCTGAACCGCTATTTGATCATACTTTAAGAATATAGCCTTAGATTTTTCAAACAATAAACTACTATGTTCTTTTTCCCTATAAAATTCTAAGATTTCTAATAAATCAAAGTATAATTCAAACATGTCAATCTGTAGCTTAGTACTTTTAGAGAATGAACAAAAAATAAGAATTAAAGCGTCTTCAGACAGTATGCACTTATTTTCTATTTGTTCTTTTTCAACAATTTCTTTCAATTTTACCACTTTACCACTCATAATGTAGATTTTTTATAATTTCGATCTTTCACTATCTCCTCGCATCTGGTACAATATCTAGAACTAATGTATTTTACTTGTCCATTATTTTTAAATATTCTTTTCCTTATTACTAACCAATTTGGTGATTTGTGACCCACTATCCAACAAGGTAGCTTTAGTTGCATAGTAAAACCGTTTCTACGTACACCTTACCGAGTTCAGTAATACTTAATCTTTTAGAACCTTTTACAAGCTTAGCTTTCTTCAAAAATATTAAGTAAGGAGAACCATTAAAATAATCTAAAGGTAAAGAATGTTCTTTTAAACTTAGTAGCACCTTGAACGCTTCAAGTTCCATGTCTTTAGGGTCAAATGCGCCAATTATAATCACAGAACTTATCTTTTTCAAGATTCTTTCATCATCAGTAATATCATCTACCAAAAAATCTAAGTATTTTTCAGGAACGTCTTCGTAATTGTTTACTAAAGAAATTTCAAAGGTCGTGCCATAAGGCTTACTATAGATGTAAGGCTTATCAATTGGGTCTATGAAATTTTTAGTAAAGCTGCCTAAACCCATATTAGTTAGGTGTTTACAATTTAGATAATCAGAGATAGCTTCTTCTAAAGAATTTTCATTTGAAAAGATCCATCTAAAATCTTTACCTTTTTTTCCAAAAATATGTTCATTTTTTGCTCTGTATTCTTTAAGTTGCTCTATAGAACATTGACCAAATTCGTGAGAAGTACCAAAAAAGTATAAAATTTTGTTTACATTATCTGCACTAAACCAACCTCCACCTAAAACCTTTAAAGAGCAAAATTGCTCTGATTCAGTCAACATATGTCTGTGCAAGCTAACAGCCCCAACTCTTAATTCTTTTTCTGTTAATATAAACTTTTTATTGTCAGTCTCCATAGTGATTTATTTGATTTCTATAGAAGAATTAAGAATTTTCTTTATCAGTTTCTACTACAGAATTTATGATCTTTTCGTCATTTGATAATTCTAGAATGTTTTTTTCTGTAGTAAGCTTTACAACAGCAACTCTATCGATTTGCGTAAATATAGTCATGGTGTGGTGAACTTTACCTTTATCATGCACACGATTTTGCGTTGGAGAATTTTCAACGTAGCCTGATAAAGGATCTGGAACGTGTAAAAGAACTGGCGAAACGTTCATAGCATACTTTACCCCATCATTTAGGGCTTTATGTTTTTTAACAAATTCTTCGGTAGTCATTCTAGATATGACAAAGTAGTATAAGTCCAGGGAATACTTGTCTAATCTCATTAAAGAACCGTTTTTATTTTTAAAAAACAGTTTGTTTTTACTAATCTTAAATTTCTTAGACATGGCTTTATATTTTTGATTTTGTTAATTCGTAAAGTTCTACAACAGTTTCCATTGCATTAGTACCATCATAATCTAACATAATGTTAAAGTGTTTTTCCATACCCATGACAAGATCTAACTGATCTAAACTATCTAGGTGGAGTTCTGTTTTAAAATTAGATTCCATTGTTATTTCTTCTATTGCAAATTCTATGTCTCTATCTTTAGCTACAGAATGTAACAATTGTAAAAATTCGGTTTCAGTCATGAGTGCTTAATTATAATCTTAAAAAATTTGTTTGAATGCTATTAAACGTACGTTTTTAGTCCTATAGCCATAATTTCCGATTTTCTTTTGAAAAAAGGTTTCTCTTTACCATTAAACATTGTGGTAACTTCGTAATGGTCGCTTTTGTTTAGTCTCTTCTTTACCTTACCTTTCATTATAGAAGTGGAGACTTGTAGATATACCGTTTTACCAACTTCTACATCATCTTTATCATGATACATTGGAACCAAAATCTGGTTTTTATCTAATAATACGTAATTTTTAACCTCTTGAGCCATATCGTTTGTTATTTTAATAGTTATTTAATGATTACCACATACAATCGCTTTCCCACTCTGCACTGTTGCAAGGGTTTCCAGAAAGCTCAATGAATTCGGCTTTTACGTTTGTTTTGTGGTCTCTTATCTGGTTATCAAATACGTTAAGAGTTCCACCAACTATTAGTTTGTTTGGTAGATTTAAAGAAGATATCCCATTGCTAGCTAGGGAAACGTCTCCAGTTATACTAACATCTTTGGTCATTACCAGGCTGTTTATGTTACAAAAGGAGGCATTTAGATTACCTTTAATCTCTTCGGGAATACCTTCTAGTGATGTAAGTCTTTTGTTGTTACTTAGGTTTATAGACCCAGAGACCTTTAGAGGAAAGTCTATGGTATCTAGTACGTTGCCTGAAATGTCTAAGTCTCCAAAAACTTGAGGAAAGTCTTCTAGTGTAGCTATTCTGTTAAAAGAAACATCTAGGTTGCCTTTTACTAAGTCGATCTTGAATGGTAGCTTAAGGTAAATACCCTTCAATTTAGCATCCTGGTCTATTGTTACAACATCGTTTTTTATCGTGTATTTTTCAACACCCTGTATTTCAAAGTATTCTTCTATTGTTTTTATTTTTCCTTTCCAGATTGGTGGTAATAGCCTTTGGTTAATTGTCATGGTGTATTAAATTTTTATCAATTTCTTTAAGCCTTAGAACGTAGTTTTTGTCTTCAGCATAAACTCTTGAGAGTAATGCGTAATATTCAACTGGGTTTCTGTCTTTTCCGTATTCGTTCTGCCACATAAGGTAATCAATAACAGATTCTTTCCAGGTATTATAGACTGCATGACCTCTGTTTTCCCCTATGCACAAGGTACTCCTTACTCTAGCCCTTTTCATACCAAATAGATTATTGTTTTCTATAAAGATGTCACTAGTGAAACCACCTGTTTCTAGATAAGCTTGAGAAAAAACAATGTTTTGATGGTCTATCCTTAATTGTGCTAAAAAATCAAACAATTTTAATTCTGTAAAATCTTCACACTGATCATCTATAACAAATTTCTGATCTGCCATAACTACCAGGTTAGTCTTGTTGAGGTTAACTTGACTATAGTATCTTAACAAAAAATGAATATTGCTGGCTATTAAGACAGTGATTAAAAACAACATCTTGTAGTCGAATTGCCAAAAGCCTCTTTTTTTAAACTCTAGAGTTTCTTTGTCGAAATTATATAAATTGTTCATAATGGTTAATTTAATTTTTAGTTTTTCAAAATGTCTTTACCATGTAAGTCATAAAACTGTTGGGTAAGATAGTAACCTCCAGATGCACTTAGAACGAAATCATATTTCTTGAAAAAGTTCATATTTGTCAACACTACCACCATTTGTAAAGGTATTCTTATAAAGTTGAGCAATTCAACAAGAGCTACAGCTGGTTTTTGATTATTAGTAGAAAAAATTAGTTTTCTAGGTTCTGAATCTATCTCACTATTTTGGTAAAGGTGTAGGTTAAGTAGATTACGACATTCTGATAAGCCAAAGTGGATTCTAAAAGATATTAAATCTTGTGTGACGTCTAGCTTTATTTCGTTGATTTCATTCATTTTTATAGTTTTATTTTTAAAATGGTTTTTAACTGTTTTAGTTCGGAAAGCAATTGAGTTCTGGTTCTACATCACTTATAGCTTCTACCTTATAAAAAATAGGGTTTGTTTTACCATAATTGATAAAACGCTTATCAGAATTGTCAATAAAATGGCTAGCATCAGCATAGGCTACAACCGTAAAGTACATGTCTTCAACTCTGACTACTAAATCTTTCGGTTTAAGTTTTCTAGTTGATATTGTTATCCACTGGTATAGCAATGGTATTTTAAAGTAGTCTATGGTACTATCTTTCTTTACTTTTACTGGGTTTACAATATCGCTTTTTGGTTCACCATCAAATAACAAGAACAATCTTTTTTCATTATTAGAAAGGTAGTACCAATCTTTAAAAGATATTGATGGTAACAACTTTTTCAGTAAATCTTCTGGTAGATCTGGGGCAGATCTATGTTTGTCTGTTGTAGGGCAGTATACACTGTTTAAAAAAGCGTAATTTTTTGATAAAACCTTAGGAATGATTTTATAATGTGTCTCAATAACATTCTCGTCTGATACTAATTGAACGAATGGTTTGATTTTAGAACCAAAATGTTTTACCATTGAATCTGGAATATAACCAATAAAAGAAAGTATTGTTAAGACCTGAACCATGTTGATGTCATGATGCTTTTCTTGAAGGACGTTATTCAAGATTATATCAAGATCCAAAGTGTCTACACTGTTGGTTTTTATAACTATTTTGTAAGTTGTGCCTTGCCATTTTATGTTTTCGTTTATGTACATTGTCTGTGAATTTTGTTGACTAAATAATCATTGTTTTAACAAGCGGTTTCTACCAGAATAAATAGGTATGAGCATAATAAGAAAATTTTTCGAACCAACAATAGAAGTTAAAAAAATAGAAATACTAAACAGGGAAGAATCTGATGGTAGAGCTACAGACGTTGGAGAAGATAAAGCTGGAAGTAGTTCACCCTACATTGTCATAAATGACTTAGCCTTTTTTGACTCTAACATTACAGACTTTACCTTATCTACAGAGAAACTTTTACCTACAATTAAAGTAACACTAAATGATATTAGTGATGGAATGAAAAATGAATTCTTGCCTTTGGATGACATATTAAGCCTATTTCTTAAGAGTGATAATGACGACTTTAAAGGAGTTAGGCAAGACTATAGGATAACATCTCTAGTTTCAACTGGCAGCAAGTTTTTCCTAGAAGCAACGCTGGAATTACCAGAGTTTTGGGTAGACAGGATAGAAGGATTTGATGGTAGTATACATTCTTACTTACAGCAAATAGCTAAAAACATGAATCTTGGATTTGCAAGTAACGTAGATAACACAAACGATGCAATGTATCATATTTGCCCTAATGTCAGCTACAAAGAACTTATAATGAATGAACTCATGAACTCTGTTTACAGCGACTTCGACTCATTTTATCACATATACGTAGACGAACACTACTACCTGAACTTGGTTGAAATTAATTCATTGTTTCAAACAGAGATAGAAGCTGAACTAGAAAGCACAGTAGATTCGAATTATGAGATCACTTTTGCCAATGAGAAGTATGCAGAAGAAAATTATGCTAGTAACCATCAAGCCAGGGCTGCAAACGCTAATTACATCTTTGACTATAAAATAATAAACAACGCTGGAAAAAGCAGAAATCGGTCAGGTTATAGGCAAGTCATAAATAGGTACAACAAATCCATACAAGATTACGAAGAGGTGTTTGTAGAAAGTACTATTACAAAAAACATTGGGGCTGAAATGAAAGTTCTCAAAGGAGAAGAATTAGAAGATCACACAACAAACATAAGAGTGAATAGAGTTGGCACTTACTTTCCTGACAACGTTCACGACAATTATTATGAGGCGAAAATAGGCAACAGCATAAATAAGGAAGAGATATCTAAGCTTAACCTAGCAATAACATATTTAGGTACTGATTTTTCTTTGACCAATTTTAAGAAAATACCAGTGGAAATAATGACACAAGATCAAAATTACCACGATATGGATTATGATACAGACGAAAAAGGTGTGAATCAAAGTCTTTCTGGAATGTACGTGGTTACTGGGCTTAAATATAGATACGGTAACAGAGGTTTAAAGATATATCAAGAATTTCTGGCAAAAAAGAGAGAGTTTAAAAAAATAGACCTATATGAAAATTAGTAAAAAAAGAAATCTGAAACGAGAGCTTAGTATTGATGGCAGTACTAAAATCTATGTAGATGACGCTTGGTTATACACTCAAGAATATAATGACCATATAAGGATAGACGAAAACGAAGAAATTATCATGTTGGTCAAAAACGGATATAGAATAATATGTGTAATGGCTTCAGAAGATATGATGGATGAACCTAAGATATTGGTTTCTGAAAATGATTTTGTAACCTACATTGAGTTAGAAGGAACTGGAGTGCTGAAATTTGCTTATTTGTTAAGTATAAAGCATTTAAAATTAACATAATGAATAAGGAACAAGATAATAGGCTAAGAGACAAAAAGATAATCTTAGTAGGGCAAGGTGGAAGTGGTAAAGATTACGCTAAGAACTTGCTAAGTCAACTGAACGATATTACTACTGAAATAAGCTATACTACTAGACCACCAAGAACTGGTGAAGTAGGAGGAAAAACCTATCATTTTGTTACAGAAAACATGATGTTAAAAATGATAAGTGAAGATAAATTCATGCAATTCAAGTACTTTCCTAACGGTTTTGTTTATGGAACGACTAAAGAAGAGTTTAATAAATCTAACCTTTTCATAATGACTCCAGCTGGCGTTAACAGGTTACCAATGCATTTAAGGAATAGTAAATTGATAGTTGTCTATATTAACATAAGCGACAATGTAAGAGAAGAAAGATTATCGCAAAGGGAAAACGCTGACAATGTTGAGAAAAGAATGACTACAGATTGGGAGCAATTCAAGGATTTCAAGGATTTTGATGTTGAAATAACTGACCCTAAATTCAACTTAAAGAGTTTATCAGAAAAAATTTGGCTAGATACTTAAAATCCTTATATCAAGGAAATTAAGTTTACGTAACAAAATAATAAGGTTGTTTTTTGGAAGGCTGATAGTGTAAAATTCTATCAGCCTTTTTTTTATTCCCAAACTGGCTTTCTGACGAAGAACAAACCCCTATTAAGGAAAGATAATAGCAACATAACCCCACCAGACTACCAATGGAGAGAGTTTTTAGATTACAGTTTATATTAACAAAATTTTATAGATACAATGAAGAATTTTTTTAGAACATTTTTATTTTTTACCCATATTTTTTTCATTATTTTTTTCAAAATTTTTTAACTCAACATTTTTACAGAATTTTTTCTTTAGATTAAATGTTTTACAACCAAAAAGATAAATAGAAAGATGAACAATGCAAATAAGATTATAGAGTCTATTCCTGAAAAATTTTTAGAACAACTTGATGACTTTGATAAGTTAACCTGGGTTGAACTAGAAAAAATAATCGGGTATAAGATATCTAAAAGAGAATTCGAACAAGTAAAAACTAATTTCAGAGAGATACACTTTGATAACGAGTTTAAAAAGATAACTTCTTTAAGCGAGTCTGCTAGAAGTATTATGTATGTGAAAAACAAACCAGAACGTGAAGATTTACACCTTAGAAAGATTAAGATTGCTATAAAGAAGAGATTTTACTTAGGCTTGTATTATCAAAATGAAGATGGATTTGAAGGATTTAGATTAGTAGAACCTTATGTGGTGGGCAAAGGATATATGGTTGATGGTGTTGTTTCTAAAGAACATTCATCAGATGTTTACCTAAGGTGTTTTGTAATAAGAGATTCTGTTAAAGACAAGAGTGTTAGATTTAAAAGAGCTAATTCGGAATCAGAATCAGAAAACTTGCCTTATTGGAGAATGATGAGAGTTGATAGAATTCTTAATCTTACCACGATAAACAGAAAAATTAGCTACTGGAGAGAAGGATATACAGGTGGTAGTGATAAAAACATAAGAAGAATCTTGGAATATATACCCCACAGCGCTTTTATAAAACAAAACCCCAACTAAAATGAACTTAAAAATAGAAGGTGATAGAGAAGAATTGGTAATTAGTGGTGAAGACTATAACGTATCTGACCCATACAAACTACCTAAGAGTGAATACCACAAAATAAGTATGAAGCCTAAGAACGGTACTATGATGAAGTATGTCTTAGAGTTTCCTAGCATAGAGTCTGCAAAGAAATTTAAGAAACAAAACGTTAATAGAATAAAGTTCTATAAAGTTATGATAGTAGACAAAAACGATCTTGTTCCTAAGTACTATGGTACTAATTCAGACATAGACGACATTATAAGTTCTCACAATAGTGGAGAAGTAACTAATAAAAAACTTAAGAAGAAACTAACCGAGACTGAAGCATTTGCTAGTCTGGGTTCTTCTAAAAGTTCTGGCTTTGATGGCAATGGGGATGACGATATGCCTGAAACAGATATAGATGAGTTACTAGAAACTTGGGAAGATTACTTTTCTGACAGGTATGAAACAGCTACCATTAAAGCTAGGATGTTATTAGTTTCTGTTTCTGACCACTACCTAACTAAAGAAATAATAGCAGAAAATTCTTACGTAAAACAAAGAATACAAATATCTGCAGAGTCTTTATCATTAATGTTTGTTCAGTTAAACCTTACCAAGCAAGTTATAATGAAATATTTTACCGAAATAATGAGTGGAATAGGTACTAAAACTACTTACGAAAGCTTTACTCAGCAACAAAAATTAGTTTTAGAAATAAACAGCTTTATTTCTACTACCTTAAAAGATGTTATAGAAGACCTAAGCAAAGTGAAAGACCAACATGAAATAAATATCATGCTTAAAAAATCAGAAGAACTTCCAGAAAATGCTGATTATGAAATGGTTGGAGAAACTTTTAAGACTAGAGATAGAACTGCCCTACTTAACGACCTTAAGAACATCACTTCGGACAAAGAAGATAACCAGGACTTAACTAGAGAGGATATAGAAGAACGAAGGGTGGAAATGGAAAAAGATGCTAGGTCATAAATTTTTGTTAAATAAATAACCAAATTAAAACGCAATGGTAGATGTTACCTCTATTATTAATTCTTTTGGTGAGGAAATATTTTTATTAAATCTTGATCCTAAATCCTTAAGAGTTTACGAAAAAACTGATAAGATAACAGAAGAATGTTATGCTAATTTAGGACACTTGATAAATTCTAAATTTGCAAGTGTAGATTCTGTATTAAAGTTTATATCCAACTACGCTAGTTTTGAGATAGATCTTATGTCAGACAAATTATTAGGGGCAATAAACGACACACTAGTTCATTTCCACAACTCTGTGGACATGCTTTGTCCAAACTTCGACCCAGAAAATTGCGAAACCTGGAATTTGGTTGTAACAACTAGAGCAACTCAATGCTTGATGCACTATCCTGTTTACCAGAGAGAGGTTCAAATGCAACTAAACGAAGGCATAGTAGAGAATTCAGAAATAAAAGATGCTGTTTTTAATCAGATGGATGAGAATAGTATACTAGCACTATACGGTTTATCTACTGGACATTATCCAAGCTCTTACGATTACACTATGAGAGAAACCATTTACCAGGATGCTGTTAAAAATGGAGAGAAGAGTATGATGGGTAGAGTTCTAATGAGCAGTATAAGGAGAGACCCAGTTAACATGTCAGCATTATTAGAAAGCATTAGCGTTGCTAAAATGAAAGTTTTGCAATCTAAACAATCCATTAAAGTAAACGAAGGTAAAACACTTATCTTTAGATCTGGTAATAACAAATTTACAAAAATTAACCTTTAAGATGAATATAGAACTCATAAACTTAGACATAGCTAACAATTATCCTCGATTATTTGATGAATGGATGTTGATACAAGATGAAATTTCTATAATGTCTAAAGAAGATGCTGAAGAAGAGATTAAATTCTTTTTAAAAGAAAAAGGTATAAAAGGCGTAGGCGGTTTAAACGAATCGAATGATTCAGACAAAAACATGATCAAACTTCTTCACGCAATTACTCCAAATGATGTTGATGATAGAATATTTAAATCTAAAATTGACATAGAATTTCCAAAAGAACTTATAGATAAAGCCCAAAGTAGAGACTTTATCATGAACAATAAAGTGATGGGCATAGAACAATATGCTATATCCATGATGGGGAAAGAATTTATGGACTTAAATGAATCTGCTGATTCGGACAAAGACCTTATTAAACTTCTCCACGCAATCACACCAGATAATGTTGATGATAGAATATTCCAGTCTAAAATTAATAGAGAATTTCCAAAAGAACTGATTGACAAAGCCCAAAGTAAAGACTTTATCATGAACAATACAGTGATGGGTATAGAGCAATATGCCATATCTAAAAAAGGAAAAGAATTTCTAGGTTTAAATGAATCAAAGTTCAAAGATCCTGATAGCCTTAAAAGACACTTAGAGTCTTTAAACCTGTTTGAAATTGAAGTTATGGCTGCTGAAATGGGTCTTGACGATTCAGGTTCAGAAGAAGAAATCAAAGCTGCCATACTAGACAAATATGAAGACAATCTTCTTAATTTAAATGAATCTGCTGTTAAAATTTTAAAAAATAAACTAATAAACAGAAACGTTTTCGCTGCTCAAAGGTTATCAGAATCAAGATCTTCTAAAAAAACCGTTCTTATACTTGGTGAGCTAAAAGAAAACAGAATTACCAACCTTTTCGAGTCTAAAAAGACTTTTAACAGTATTTCAGACCTAGAAGATGCATACTTACCTTTATTAGATGGGGTAGATCCTGATGAATTTGATGGTCAGGAAGAAAGAAATGAAGAGTCATACGATCTATTTTACAAAAAGTATGGCTTAAACTTCAATGATGAATATGATCGTTTAGACGAAACTGATGGAGCAGCTGCTGGAGCTATGGCAAACAGAGGTAATGCAGTTGGATATGGTGAGTTACTAGAATCTAGAAATTCTAAAAATAACCATGAAGAATTCTTTAGTAGTGTGTTTTCAAATTCTACTCTTAACTCAAAATCTACTTTAAAATCTTTGTATGTTGAACATTTATCAAATGGTTTAGGGATTAATGAAATTCTAGAAACTTTCAGAGTCCCTTTTTTAAATTACCAGAAAAACTTGCCTGAAAGTATGGATGATTGGTATGGTAAGAAATCTGTTGGATTTGATGGACATAAAAACTCTTTTAAAAAAGTAATAGAAGATCAAATTAAAGATGTTGAAAAAATAATTTCTAAAAACCTTACTAAGGCTCAAGACTTGGTTAAATCAAATATTAATGGTTTAAAAGATAAAATTGGTAACACCTCAGAGACTGGTAATGTAAATGGCGAACTTGTTAACGATAGTTCTAAGGTTAATTTAGTATATCGTTTTGATATTGATATTAAAAAATCTGAAAATTACAACACTCCCTATGGTGAAAGATTCTTTTCTACTAAATTGGGTAAGGAGATAAAGAATGAAATTAAAGTCTGGGCTAAAAAATTAAACCTGTTAGTTAAGGGATATTACGTTTTTTCTTTAAAAGATGGCGTTCTGAAATTTGACCTAACTCTGGCTAACACATTGAACATGTCAGAATCAAAAAGCTTTAAAGAATGGAATATTGACCCAGTAAATCCACCTTTAAATCTTGATGTCAATTCAAAAATGGTTGGTACTAAAAGCAAAATAAGAGCTGGTGACCTGGTCGGTCATTCAGATCATCCAAATACATTGTTTACAGTTAAATCTGTTGATGAAAACCTTGTAACTACTAAAAGTGGTAGTGTTTATATGACTGACTACTTATTTAAGGTTAAAAGTGACCTTTCTGACATTGATGAAAGCTTCACTAAGATATACAATGGCACAATAGTTTCTTATCACACTTTAGAAGAGTATGCTCTGATTAAAGAAAATCAAGAAGAATTTATAGACTTTGTTATTAATACACTTGAGATAGTAGACCCTATTTGCATTTTTGCCTTAGACGATTCTGAATCCAAGTTAGAAACTGTAGAAGAAATAAACAAACACTTCAACTTCAACATAACAAGTTTCAAAACTCCACCACAAAAAATCGGTAATAACGAAGTAGTTAGAGTCGGTAAAATCGGAGACGTAAGTTGTGTTTTTAAAATGAATGAAGGTAGACCAATAAACATTTGGTTAGATGAAGAGGAGCTTAGCAAAATAGTAAAAGGTAACTTAAACGAATCTAAGTTTACCCAAACATCTAATACCCAAGGTGATTCAGGTAAAGATGTAACTATCAAAGACGAATCTGGTAGAGAGTTCTACTTTAAAATCAGAAGCCAGTCTTCTAGTAAATTTGACTTACACCCTTATGAAGGTGGTAAAATAGGTCAGGTTATAAAAGAAAATGTTGGTATAAAAGAAGGGCTAAACTATGCTAAAAAACACGCTAAAGACCTTAGTGAAGCAGCATTAGAAATGGGTATAGATTCTCCAATGCAAATTTACGCTGATATGATTGTCAGAGATCAACAAGGAAAATATTTGTTAATGCAAAGATCTTCAGAATCTGACTTTGAACCTAGTAAATGGGGTTTTCCAGGTGGTAAAGTAATGACTGGCGAAACATCTATAGAAGGTTGCATTAGAGAATGTAAAGAGGAAGTAGGATTAGACATTATAAATCCAGTAAGAGTTGGAGAATACGCTAATGATGAAGGTAGTATATCTAACTACTTTATGGGTGAAATTACTACTCAAGAAACAGAATATACTGATGATGAAGTTCAAGATCACGCTTGGATAGACAAAGAAGAGCTTGCTAATTATCCTCTTATCTATGATAACATTGAAAGATTCTATGGTATCTTAGTTGAGTGTGAAAAGCTAGAAGCCTTTAAATATGATTCTGATGATTCTTTGGTATCACACCTTAATGAAGCTATTGCCAAAAGAAACCCTAATGGTAGTAACATTAAATTAACAAGAAAGTCAAAGAATTCATATCAATTTACCAACCTCTACGAAAGTTTCTTCGATAGAGAAATAGCACTAATAAAAACAGTTCTGTTTGAGTCAAATTGTACAGACGTTGTTATAGAAGAAGACAAAGACATGTTGAATGCTAATTTTGGTCATGAAATTTCTGAAGAGCTATATGAAGATAACAGAGTTACCATGAAAAAAGAAGGTGAAGATTATTTTCTTTTTGATAACGATGGCTTACATCTTGAAAGATTTGATTCTAAGGAAGAAATGGATTTAGACATTAAAACCAATGGATACAACTTGGTGAAAAGTTTAGATGAGTCAAATTCTAGCGATAGAACCGTAACTTTTAATTCTGCTTCTGATGCAGATAATTTTATGGGAGACATAATAGAGACTGGTATTTTAAGTACTGAAGTTGAAAAGTCAGAAGGAGATAGAAAAAAATTAGTCTTCAAAAATGTTTCTGATTCTGATATGGATAAAATCAAAGAAGTCTTAGAAACCATGAATGTTAAGCACAATGTTTCTGATGCAATGAACGAATCCGCTCTAGATGAAAAAATAAAGTCTTTAAAAGATAACAAAAAGACCGTTTCAGGAGATCAGAACTTGGACAAAGACACTAAGCAGTCTGAACTAGACAAAATAGATTCTGAACTTGAATCACTACAAGATCAAAAGTCTAAAGAATCAGAAGCAAATATCTTATCTAAAATAAAAGAGCAGAGAAATAGAATTGCAGAAAAAGAGGAAGAAATTTCTAGAACTGAAGACGTTGATGTTAAGTTAAAGTTAGAAAACCAAATCAAAGCCCATAAAGAAAAGATAAAAGGTTTTGAGGAAGATATTTCCAAAAATTTAAACAAGGCTGCAGATGATGCTACTTCAGCTATAGATGATTTTTTAAAATAAAAACTATGAGTGTGTTAATAAAATTACTTGAGTCTAAAGACGTTAAATTATTAAACGAAGAATTTGAAGGCAACAAATGGTCTAAATCCGATATTATATTGGAATTGTCGAACATAATGGAAGAATATAGTTCCAGCGAAATGGAAAACGTTCTAGAAGTTAAAGAATTTCTTATTAAAGATGGTTGGACTTTACCACAGATAATAAAAGTTGTCGAAAGCAAACCTGATAATGATGAAGGTTGGGATGTAGATACCATTACAGATTATTTAAAGTAAAATAAAATGAAGTCAAAATACTCTAAAAAAGAACTTGCAGAAATATTCACCATTAATAACGTTACTGGTAGAGTAATCAAAGAAGAAGATATTAAAGATAAAATTCTTGAGGATTTTAACAAAGGTTGGGGAAAAATCAATTCCAAAAACCCTGACTTTAACCCAATGGGTGAAGATGTCGATATGGAAGACACAGATGTTATAGATGATTTCATGGATCTGTTGGTGATGTTAGGTAAGTCCGACACTACTGTAGATTTATTTGAAAGTTTTACAATGAACGCCTTGTCCAGGAGAAACAAAATAAGAAAATTAAAAAGGTTAAGAGGTTAAAAGGTTAAAAGGTTAAAGTACTTTCTATTTTATATAACTCTTAAAATTATAAAAACTTGGATGTTTTATATTGTGACATAACACCTAACACTACTTACGATGGTTTTCCAATTAGCACCAATGATATTCCTTTCATTGGTGTAATAAGTATAAATGGCAAGCCTGTAAGCAAGGATAGCTTTGACGAAGGTTTCCTTTTTGATGATTACCCTTTGTCTTATTACATCTTACCTAAATACAAAATGTCTGAATTTAACAGTTCTGAAACAGATGTTAGAATGTTGGAAATGATGATTATAATAGCCAACATAAGGAATTGTTTTGACTTGAATTATATGATTCACATTTTAAGTGGAAGAGACATTAATGAGATATTAAAATTTTATCAAGAACTTCAAAAAGAATTGTATGAGTTAAGTTATTCTTATTCTGACATGATATCTTTAAATATAGAGGTTCAACTTATTGGAGGAATAATACAACCCATGATAGATTCTGGGAAACCCAATTATGACTACATTAATTTTTTATCCAAAGAACTCTACGCTAATCCTTTAGATAGTAATGGTGTATTTAAAAAAGGTAAGAATGATTTTAATAGACAAAAACAGCAAGAATCCAAGAATTAATGATTTTTACAAAAACTTTCCATATATCAATACTCTTTTTGAAACAGAAACTTCGGAAGGCAGAGTTGTAAAAGACATAGATTCTAACTACTTAAACTACATACTAGATGAATTGTCTTTCGTTATTAATGGTAACAATATCTTTACGGAAAAAATAATTTACAACAAGTTAATAACAAAAGAGACCACAGTATTTGGTTTTACTAAGTTACAAGAAACTTACTTGTCTTACATAGCTAAAGTTACAGACATTTACTCTCATTCCGATAAAGGCACTCATTTAATAAGATGTCTACTACCACACCAAGAAAAGTTAGTTCAAGGTCATGTAGATTACTACGTAGAAGACAAACTTAAAGAGCATTTTAATTTAGACATGGGACTAGCATTTGAGTTATTCGGTAAGCTTACTACTATACATGTTTTGAACGCTATAGATGGTAGAGAACATTTTTTTAACAGATCTTCTTTTTTGGATTGTTGTAAAGCTATCAAAGAAATGAAGTCTAAAATTAATTCGCCAGACCTTATACAAAACATAAGGGTAATACCAGAACCTTTGTTTGACAGCATTACCTACAACACTATAAGCCTTTTTACGGAATCTTACCACATGGATAGAACTATTTTACACAAAGGAACTGGTAATAAGTACATAGTTGGTATAACTTATTCTGATGGAGAAAGATTTTTTAGTAACAATAATATATTTTGAAACACCTTAAGTATATAATAGTTAATTTACTGGTTGTCGTTACCATATAACGACGTTAACAAATCTAATATTTAGAAAACATGAGTGAACAAGCAAAAAAAGTGAAAGAAGAATTAGTTCCAGAATCAATGAACACTGGCGCACCAATCCCAGGAAAAACTGATGAAGCCCTAGAAAAACATGACGAGAATCCTCAAACATCTGGTAAAGTTGAAGATGTAGACATGGAAGAAGATTTTTCAGATTTTTTCGAAAGTGACGCTGAAGATTTAAAGAGCGAAGACATAGTACAGGAGTATCAAGGAGACCTTAATTTATATGCCCCAAGTGTAGATCACGAAAAGGCTGTGAACAAGGAGTACAATGCTACTGGTAGGTTTTTAAAAAACCCTAGAGCCAACAAAAACAACAGTCTAACAAATATCGTTAGTAAGTATGTTAGTTGGATACCTAACCCAAACAATTTAGACAGTAGAATCATGGTAGATGATGCTGGAGCTTGGGGTGATAGAAATAACATCCTTACTAAAGCATTTTTTGCTCTCAGAGGTCATGATTCACTAGCTTTCCAAAACATGGCAAGTTTGTTTAGCAGAAAACTTTACCATTTTGCCCCTTACCAGATCATCAAGGATGCTCAAGAACCAGAATTAAATGGCAAAATTAAGATTTTCAGATTTGCTAAGCAAGTTGATGAATTGATTGATGGCGCACTAAAGAGTGATCCTGAAAACGGAATTAGCTCTAAACTGTATTCTGACCCAATCAAAGGTCACAGATTTATTCTAAAGATAAATCAGAAACAAGTGGACAGAAAAGGTAGTGACGACAAAATGACCATTACGAACTACGATAAGAGTATGTTTGCTGATGCTGCTACACCATTAACTTTTGATGAAGTTGAAGGAGAGTGGTGGAAAGACAAAGATGGTATGAGAGGAATGTTTAATTACCTTAATGCTGAAACCCCAGTTTTAGAGGATTACATGCCTAAAAAATGGGATACTGATACTGAAAATGATATCATTGAATCTATCAAGAAGACCATTGGTAATCCAGCATTATTTGACAAGATTTACTTTTCTGCTTATGGTAAAAGTTACTTTTCTGCAAATAACAATAAAGGTGAATCGGCTGCTATGCCAGATGCTGATGCTATTCCAGATGCAGAGGAGGATGTTGCCGAACTTAAGACTGCTAAGACTGATAATGCTAAGAAAGGTGCAATTCAAGACGTTGACTATGAAGATATCAGTGCGGTAAGTCTAGACTAATAGAATAGCTTACTAATTTTATATTAGCCATAACAGAGAAAATCCTGTTATGGCTAATAATTATTTTATCATGATAGATGAAGAAAAAATAGAATTTGGTTTGTTTGGTGGAGAAGATAAATCCATAAAATCTAAAGAGAAAGCTGTTGGAGCAAAAGATATACTTAAAGTGCTTCATAAACTTCTTCAAAAAAGATTTCCAACAGAACCTCAAAAAACTACCATTCAACCTACTGCTAAAGGTTATTCAATAGCTTGCCCTTATTGTGGAGATAGTAATAAAGATGCTGCTAAGAAAAGAGGTAAAATCTACTTAGACACTAGTTCTTTTAAGTGTTGGAATGGAGGTTGTTTTACTTACAGACCTTTACATGTTTTTTTAGAACAATTTTCTGATGGTGAACTATCCATATCTCAATTACAAAGTCTTTCAGTAGATCACATTGTAAACAATAATTCTAACAAGAAATCCTTAGCAGAGTTTTATGATGAGAAGTTTATGCATTGCCCTAAAGCCATAGCCAAAGCTCATGGGCTTGTTCAAGTAGATCTTTCTGTAGATGCTTATCATTATTTAACTGGCAGAAATGCTTATGATACTGTTAAAAGAGAAGACATGTATTGGAACAGTTCTTTCAAAAACCTTTATACTTTTAACACTTTTAACGGTAAAGTAATAGGGGTGCAACTAAGGCTGTCAAAGCCTTTAGACAATGGTTCTAGATTTATATCTTATTCCTTTTCTGACATATACAAAAAGATTCTTAAAACTGAAGATTTTGATGAAGAATTCGCTAAAGAGGTTGATAGGATAAGCCTAATGTATAACTTATTGAATGTAGACTTTAGCAAAAAGGTTAGTATTTTTGAATCCGCACTAGATTCAAAATATTTCAATAATAGTATGGCATTGTGGGGATCAAACAATATTATCTCTTTTCCAAATGCAGCATATTTCTTTGATGATGATATTGCTGGTAGGGCTGCTGCAATAAAAAGGCTTAATAGTGGTAGCGAAGTTTTCTTGTGGAGAAAGTTTAAGAAGGACTACCCATTTACTGAAAATTGTAAAGATTTTAACGATATATTTAAAAACTTTCCTAAAATGGTAAGAAAGAAAAATTCTTTTTATGATTATTTAGGTAGCAGTGTTTTTGATAAAAATTGGTTATAATTTTACACCTTCTCTTTTGTGGTAATGCTTAGAAACTAATCTATCTATTCCTTCATACCTTTCGTGATCGTGTACTGCCAGCCCTTCTAATTCATCTGTTTGAAACAAAGTTTCTCTTTTGCTAAGCAATACGTATTTTTTTAAACCGTTTTTTACGTTAACTCCATCACTACTAGCATAACCCACATAGTCTCCTATTTTGACCTTGTTGCTACCATCAGATATTGCAATTACTACACCAAGATTTTTTCTTTGTTCTACATTTTTCTCTAGTACTCTATCATTAAGAGTAATATCACCCATGCTTTTGTTTAAAACAGGTTCTACGAGTATATTATCTTTAAATACTATCATTTTTAGTTATCTTCTATTATTATTAATTCTCCACCAGACTCTATTTCAACACTACCACCGTTATTTTCTATTTCACCTGATAGTATTAGTTGATGTTTGGAACCTATGATAGCATTGTCACCAACGTTATACACCTTTTGTGTTCCTTTGTATCTTGTTACGGAAAATACTCCATTTTTGTAGTCAAGTTGATATCTACCTTCAACTAGCTCTCCTTCGGGAAATTGGAAAGAAACAGCTTTATTGGTTTTTATTACAGAATTGTTAGAAACTTTTTCAGTACTGAAATAGTCTCTGATAATATTAAAATTATCGTTAAATATCTGTCTTACTGTCTCGTTACTAGAAGAAGCGCTGGCGTTTTTTATTTGCGTTTTTTTACTCATTATAAAACTTTGATTGAGTTTGTCTTTTCTATTGTGTATTTATTTGACTCATTGTCTTCTATTTCTACTTCGTAAGTGTAAAGACCAGGTTCTGGCGCTATAAACCCTGTAGTTATTCCATACTTAGTAAATAGTACGTTTCCAAAATTGTCTTTAAAGTACCATTTAACATTCATTTTACCACCAATAGCGTTATTAGCGGTTAAAAAAATTGGTACTCCAGAAGGAACTTCTACACCATTTTTAGAGTATATTATATTATCCCAACCAAAATAAGCTTCCTCTTTAGACCAAGAGTAATTTTGCAATAGCCTTTTGGTGAGTGTATTTGTTTCTAAAACTAGGTTTGTTTGTTGTAATGCAGTAAATGGGTCTGCGATTAAAGAACCAACAAATAATGCCGAGCTTCTACTTGGAACAGCGCTTATAACTTTAACCACCTCTGTCCTTATCCCAGATTTGTTACCCATATCCAGTATTTCGTTCTTAGAATTAATAGAGATTATATCTTTTTTGTAAGTTTCATTATGGTTGTATAGTTCTATCCAATTTTTGAAATTTGTTTTTCTATGATACGCTTTGTAGCCTTCTGGACAATTATCATTGAACCAAATTGTAAAACCACCAAAATTGCTTTCTTGAATTTGCTCTGGTATAACCATTCTAAAATTGTTAAGCCATATTTCTCCACCATGAGAAAAAAAAGATAATTTAACATTAGGTATTGTTTCTAGATTCATTTCAAAATCTTTCCACCTAAAGTTTTTTCTCTGATCCCAGGTTGTTATGTCATCTTCCCATTTAACATTAACAATTTCTTTACCACTTCTAAGAATATCGTTGTAATTAAGATTGTCTATTGGAAGTATAGAATCAGATATCTTTCCGCTGTTAGAAGTTATTGTTTCCGACCAACTCTCTCCAAGTTTATCCCAGCTTTCATAGTTACCCTTCCAGTATTGTATTTCTGGGTTGTACGACTTGTAGAACATTACTATTTCCGTAGTATATTTTTGTACTACAATTGCATTATTGATTTTAATAGAAAGATTTTCTCCATCATAACCTAAGTGTACAAGTTCTATGGAATAAACTCCATCAAAAGGTAAAATTACGTCAAAATTTTTAAAATCTTCTGGTAAACCTTCAAGCGTTAGTTTAAAATCTCTACCATCTATCTCTACGTTTTTAGTAATCACTACTATTGTTTTGTAGTGGTAAGGAGAACTAACATTACCCCAAGTATAGTTTATTTCATTACTATCCCAAGAACCAGTAAAAGCACTAAAGGCTATATCAAATGTCTTATCTCTAATAGAAACAGTAGAACCCACCAACAAATCTGGTTGATCTAACATCTCTATAGTAGTAGTAAACTTAGGTTCAAACCAAGATATTAAATGGTCTTTTAGGTCAAAAATTGTTTTACTAGCTATTTCACTATTGGTTATATTAGGCTGAAACGTAAATACGCTATTAGGTCTCAATTTTTTTACGTAATTGTCAGTAGAAATATCCAACTCTACAAAAAGATCCAGATCTCTGGTAGTTAATTCATTTTCACCTTTCCAGTGTTTTATCTCATAAGCGTAATACCTATGATATTCTCCAATTACGTCTATTATGTTTGATATACCACCAACTTCATTATAATTGAGGTAATCTCTTAGAGATAGTAATTTAATAAGTACCTCTTCATCAGAAATTAAAAAATTGTCTACCACTATTGGCAAACCATCTTCATTGTTCTCTTTACTAGGATAATCTTCCTTGTAAAATATGGAAAATTTGTTTGTTTTCTTTAAATTCCTACTAGGGTTATCTCTTAAAGACATTATCTCCAAAAGACCGCTAGTTTTATTTAACCAAAATTCTTTAACCTCAACTATTCCTTCATATTCGAAGAACTTCACTAGTCTTTCTATACCAACAGTGGTTGGTAAGTACTTCTTTATCTCTCTAAGTTCAGTTAGTAACTCTTTTCTTTTTTCGTTTAGTCTTCGAGCATTGTTAAGAGGTTCATTTATATCAGAAGACTTAAATATTAGTTCTTCCTTAGAGCTTAGATTAAAACCTTGTAAATTTAGTAGGTCTGAAAACCTTTTTTCTTCTTCTTCTATTTCTGTGTAAACCTTCAGGCTTATTCCGAACATGGTTAAGACACCTTCTTTAACACCACTACTACTGTGACTAGAAAGTATGTCTACACTTATTGGAGCATCTGCACTAAACTCTCTTAGTCTTTGGAAAGTTAGAGATTTTGATTTAACCAACTCATTAACGTTGTCTATAGAAACCAAGTTATAACCTTCTCCTGTAACTTTAATAGTGTTTTCGGAATTCAACTCTGGTTTTTCAATTTCTCCATCTACCACTTCAAAAACGTACAGTCTTTCTATATTTGGTATTCCAACAGAATTTCTAGGCATATTTAGGATAAAATCATGCATCCCTTCAATATCTTTAGATAAAGGTAACCCTAAACTATTAAAAACTAAGTAATTATTCATGTCGTTCTATATGATATATATTAAAATATTTTAGGACATGAAAGTTAATATGATAATCAGCAAAGCGAAAAGTGAGGTCAGTTTAGGTGGTAAATTACCTATGCCCATAGAATCTGATAGAGTTTTAACTATTTTAGAAGAATGTTTAGAAGAATTTTACGAAAATGATGATAGAGCTACACTAAGTCATTATATGGTCGCAGACACTAGTGCTTTTGTTAACAACAGAATTACATTGCCTAAGTGCGTTAAAGCAGTAATGAGTGCAATAAGAATGGAAGGTCAATTCGTTCATGGTATAGGTACTGGAGTAGACCCTGATTTTAGAAAGATGAACAACATGATGCACGACTTCTATGGTGGTCAAACAATGATGGTTCAAGCGGTTGCAGCAGCTAGTATAAACCATTTTGTTGGTCAGATGAGATTAGAAACTGTATCTTTTGACTATAGTGAATACAACAATGTTTTTGTGCTTAAGGGTAAAAAACCAATTGCTGGAATGGTACTAGAAGTAGCCTCTACCCTGGAACCCGAAGCTATGTACCAGATGAAGGATTTTAGAAATTATTTCTTTGGAAAACTTATAGAAGAAAATCATACATTACTAACCTTAACAGAAGCAAAATTGATTGGTGGTTATAAGGTAAACCTTTCTGGCTACTTAAAGAAAGGTGAAAAGTTTGTTGAGAAAGCTGAGAAAAAATGGGATGAGCAGAAAAGTGAAGCAGATTTCTTACTTGAGTTTTAAGGGGAAACCTTTTGAAAGATTACCCCTAAAAATAATGGATTAAGAGATTTCCCCAAATCTCTCTATCATATGTTAAACAGTCTATAAACTATGTATTTAAGTCGGTTTATTAGATAGTATAAAAGTTCTCTTCATTAGTTCAGCCATCAATGCTCTAAGGCAAATTGTAGGCTCAACTCTCCTGTTAACCATATCTACATACTTTGCTATGATTATTATGTAGTCCGCATAGTTCGGTGATAGGGAAGGATGGTTGTTGTTAAGGTAATCAAACAATTCTCTCTCTATTCCTTGTATAACAGCTAATGGATTTTGGTATTCTCTTATTACTGGTAACCATTTTTGTGGGTCTCTAAAGTTACCTTTTGCTATAAGATCAAACAGCGCATTGTACTGATAAACATCTTTTTTAATAACCTCTGGGTCTATCTTCTTAATACCACTTCTGTGTAGATATTGAAGATCTTGTAAAACACCTCTCCAGTCTGGATAGCTTCTGTTGATCAAAGCGTCTAAACCATCTTGATCATAGCTAACATCTATTTTAGATAGTATTGCTTTAATCCTTGTTTCAAAAGCAAATCTGTAAGGTTCTTCTTCATTTGGCATCAAGTTGAAATCCAACAGTTTCATTCTTGAAATAATAGCTGTTTCAACGTCCTCAATGTAGTTAGTAGTACCTATAAAAACCACTCCTATTTCTTTGAATTTGTCTATAAACCCCTTTAAGGCTTCAAAGAATTGTCTACTAACTCCATTAAGTTCGTCTAAAATTACTACTTTTCTTTTACCACCAGATATTAAAGAGGTTGTAGAACAAAAGTCGTATAGATCGCTACCTTTTCTTAGGGCATCTATTGTCCCTTCTATAGAAGCTCTAAAGTAATATGTGTCATAATTCTTACCTAGGGATATGGCTAGAGCGGATTTTCCAGAACCTGGAGTACCATGAAATAGATAGTTACCTTCTATTCTATCATCTGGGAATTCACTTCTAATCCTATCTGGTAACACAAAGCCCTTAGTGGTTTCTGGATTGAACAGATTTTCGAATAATTTACTTTTTATTGACATTTATAATTTTTTAAATGGTCACACTTAGATTTAACTTAACCATGTTTGCCATATAAATGTCTTAGATTACCCTATAGTTTCCCTATAGTAATTTCTGTTATGAAAATATATTCCATGCCTTTCATGGCAGCGTACTTTCCAGCAGCTATGGCTTTGTTTTGAATTATCAAATACTCAGCTAGCCTTCTTTGGTAAGCTCTATCAGTAGTACCTTTGTTATTTCTAGGCTTGGTAGTTTTTGACATGGGTTTAATCTCGATCAGCAACTTTTTTAGTTTACCATCTATCAATTTCTCACAGTAAACGTCTGGATAGTAGTGAGCATACCTATTTTTTATAGGATTCCAATACTTTATTTTCATTTCTTCTGGTTCAGCATCCCACTTTAGGACATCGTAAGAAGAATCCAAAAGACCAAAAAATTTAAGTTCATAACCACTTCTGAATATTACTTGCTGTGGATTACCAATGTATTTCTCTAAATTTTTAACTCTATAATAGCCTTGTTTGTATCTACTACTTTTACTAGGTTTATTTTGTTTTATACTCATTCTAGAAAGTTTGATCGTCTTCAGTTTTAATTGTACCAGATTTTAAGTAATCCAATATGTCTTCTCCAGAATTATTTCCAGAAATTGCTGACAACACCTGACGCATTAACATTTTTAATTCTCTAAGTTCAATTTTTATCTCGTTATTCTCTTTTTTAATGTCATCATCATTGACAACTCTTTCCACCTCTCTTGTTTCCCTTTTTAGTTCGGTAACATTTATGGTTTTTGTTCTTTCTACATTTTGATTTTGCAGATCCATAACCTTAATAGCATTGTTAATGTCTACCTCACCCAATGTTCTTAGAGATTCGGCATACATACCAAATTTCTCCATACTGTCTTGGGGTAAATCTTTCAAAGCCTCAAAATGATCTTCTATAACCTCATTAAGATCTTCCATAAGATCTATTAAGTCTTCTAACCTGTCTGTTCTTTTATCAGTAAACATGTCAATACTAGTAACAATACCTTTCATTAGTATTGTGAAATGATTTGCTATAACCTTTGCATCCGTTTGAGCATTAAAAGATGTTAATATTGTGGCTAAATGCTCTAATGGTCTAGTCATTCTAGACACCAATTCTACACCTTCTTCTAGATCACCATCAATAAGACCAAAAAATCGTTCGTTCTCACTTTCCATCTTACCAACAGCTACAAATGCTTGAGGTATTGCAGTAAGAACGTTGGTAATGTTTGCTACTATTTGATCTAAGTGTGGCGTTATATCATTATCACCACCAGTCCTCCAAGCCATTATGCCTTTATGCAACATAGCCAGGTTTTCACCCATTTCCATTGTAGAAGATATACCCAATTCGGTATCTGTCTTGGTAAAAGGCATGCCAAAACTAAAACCACCAATTTTTATTTGATTACCGCTACCACGCTCTCTCAATCCTATGGCTGCAAACACTGCTGGTATAGTGTTCATAACGTTGGTAATGTTAGAACCAACTTTCTCTATGTCTCCTTCTGTGAAATTACCATCTCTCCAGGCTGATATACCTTTTGCTAGAGTATTAAGATTTTTACCAATCATCATGGATGACTCTATACCTCTTTCTACATCATTTTGACCAACGTTAAAACCAAACAATTTAGTCATACCATCAGTACTACCAGCTGTCGCAAATGCTTGACTAGTTTTCCTAATAACGTACTCCATATTGTCTGCATCAGCTTGACTGAAATCTGAAGCATTTTTCTGGAATGCATTGATTCCATTAGCAAACGGTATCAGAGCTAAACCCATACCAGCTATTACTGGCAGTTTAAGAGGTAAAGTCAATAAATCTGTTAAGGACAACTCTGACACGCCTTGAACCACTGACTTTAGTGTTCTAGCAAAATTATCAGCTTTGTCTTTACCAAAATCTGGTATGTTCATTACCGCTTCTAGACCTAGTCCTAATGGTATCAGAGCTAGACCCATTGCACCAATAGCAATTGCACCTGGCAATATAAAAAGTAATGCAGCTCCAGCAGCAGCAAAAACGACACCTAAACCAACTATCAATGTTGGCAAAGCCCACAGTACGTTTAAATCTTCAACTATTTCTCCTATCCCATCAAGCCCAGAAGTAAAAGCCCATAAGCCTAATCCCATAATCCCAACTGCCAAAGCACCCTTAGCTATTACAGGAAGAAAGTTTCCAATAACACCAAATGTTAGTGCGGTTATGGCTATTAGTCCACCTAAAACTGCCACATTTTCAAAACCAACTTCTTGAACCATGTTAGTTGCTGTAACCATTCCTAAAGCGAATACTGGTAGTGCCAGTGCCATAAGACCAATGGTTAATGAACCTTTATTAATTTCGGTACTTTTTAGTCCTATAGCATATGCTGCTAATGCTGTAGCGCCCATAACAATTCCAAGCATTAGTAATGATTCAGGACTTTTTAGAGCAGTAAATCCTATTATCAATGCACTAGCTGCTAAACCAGCCGAAAAGATTGTAAGACCCAAGCCTAATTTCATCATGGTTGTTGGAAACCTGTCCATTGTCTCAACCCTGGAATCTACTCTTACTATTGCATCTGAAATGCTTCCTAACAAGAAAGGTAATAGTTTAGAGATAGGCATGGCAATAAGTAAAAAAGGAGCGTTTAGCGCCAATGACCTAGATAAAGAATTAAGTCCAGATGTTATTTCTGTTATTATTCTAAATTGTTCTAAAACATCTTCACCAACTTTTATATTTTCTAAGGTCTCAAGAAAATCACCTATACCACCAGCAAAATCTCCTACATTTTTTATAGAGGATGCTGAAGGAGCTTTAAAACCGCTTAAGCTTTCTGTAGTTCTAATTAATGTTTCCGCTTTTTCTACATCTAAGGCGTTTATAGCCTTAACACTTGATTCTATCTCTTCTGATGATCCTATGCCATCCATAAAACCAGAAGAACCTTGTTTTTCTTTACCACCAGTACCATTTATTTTATCTAGAGAATTTACTATTCTTTCGATACCATCCATCAAGTCACCACCAAGTTCTTCAAAAACTTGTTTTTGCATGTCTCTAATCTCTTCTAGAAAACCTATGCTATCTCTGTAATATTCTTCTGCAGTTACTATAGACATTGAAACTGATGTTTATTTCTTTTATTTATCATATTACAAAAATTATCCCATGGACAATAATAATAAATTAGAAATTATAAAGAAAGAAATTTCCGAAATGCTTATAAGGCTATCACCAGGTAGTAATCTCAATGAATTAAATTTCCAAGAAGCTTACAACGAAGTTTTAAAAAATTCAGAAATAGACGTAATTTCTACCTTGAAATCAATTTTTTCTAGAGAAAACAAAGACAAGCTTCATTTCAGCTTATTGGAATATCAAGGGAAAGTTATAACAATGCTTGGGGAAATTAGAGATATGAGAATTTCAGAGATTACCAAAGGGTCTTTTAACACTCCAGAGAACTTAAAGAATAGAGCTAAAACAACCGCTCTTATCGATTTATATTCAATGTTAGTAAAAAATTTATAATTATGTTTGCAGTAGGAGATTTAGTAATTTGCATAGATGCTACTATAGATGCTGATAAAGCAGATGAAATAACTAGAGACTTTCAACAGTGGATAGAGAAAGGCAAGAAGTATATAGTTAGAGCTATTATAAATCATGGATTTGTAGTGGGCATCTTATTAGAAGGCGTTACTAACGAACCAAGATACATGAGTGTGGTAAACAAGACCCTAGAGCCAGCTTTTGTTTCTCATAGGTTTAGAAAAGGTGAAAGATCTAAATTAAAAGAAGAAGTGGAAAGCGAAGTTCTCGAACTTAATTAAAAAACAAAAAACTATGATTGATTTACATGCTCACTTAGGTTCTATGGTAAGCCCAGAAGAACTTTGGAGAATAGCAAAGTTACAAGGAATAAACACAGGTTTCAAAAACTACAGTGATTTTCGTAATGTATTCTCTGCTACTAGCGTTAAAAATCACAATGAGTATCTCAATAAGTACAAATTGACTCACATGATTCAAAGTACTCCAATGGGTGTAAGAGAGAGCATATATGCTGCAGTTAAAAGTGCTTACGATGATGGTATAGATGGCATAGAAATTAGGTTCAACCCAATGTTTAGAAATAATGACGCCTTGTACGATTTAGATACTATAATTCTAGAGGCTTGTATAGGTTTGAACAGAGCAAAAGATGCCTTTAATGTTCATGCTGGAATCATTATTTCAACCGACAAATCTTTTACAGAGGAAGAATCTTTGATATTAGCCAGGAAAGCGGTAAAGTATGAAAATTTTGGTATTGTAGGCTTTGATGCTAGTGGTGCTACTTGCGGACTTTCTGATATGGAAAAATTAAGGAAAGCATATATGTTCATATTTCACAACTCTGACAAAGTTGGTCTTACGGTACATGCTGGAGAATTACCTTTGGATGGTAATTCAGAAATAGAATATGCAGTTAATGAGTTAAGGGTAAAAAGAATAGGTCATGGCGTGCAAGCCTATAAAAACATGCAGACTATGGAATTATTAAGTCATAATGACGTATGTTTGGAAATGTGTCCAAACTCTAATATAACTACCAAAATATTTGATGAATCAGGCATGATAAATGCTATGGAAAATCTGGTGGTTAACGGTGTGAATATAACACTTAATACAGATGGAAAATTATTTCTTGGAACTAGTTTAAAAAATGAATATTCTTATCTAGACAAGTCTGAAATATTAATAAACAAAAAAACTGAAATATTATCTAATTCGTTAAATTATTCATTCATTAAATTTTAAGTTATGAGCATAGTAAAAGTTAAAAAGAAGGCTGGTAGTCACAAAACGGTTGTATTCGAAGGAAGCAATTACGACATTACCAAAGATGGGGTACTGAAATCAATGGACACTAAAGATGGTGAACTCCTTGGTAGATTCGAAAGAGTTAAAGTGCCACACTTACAAGGTGACAAGGTATTTTATCAAAATTTTAGCAGAACCATAACAGAAGTTTCTGGTGGATCTTGGTTAAGACTAGAAGGTGTTGAAGACCAAATTCGAACAAACCAAGTAAAGGATAAAAAAATTAATCTTTTTGAGCCTTTAAAAAAAGAAGATTCTTGGGACTTGTTAAAAGAAGCTTATGCAATCCTCGTTAGAAAAGGCAGCTTTAAATTTTGGTCTAGATTACTAGATGGTAGCATCAGTAAAGCGTTCAAACTTATAGAACAATTTATCAATCAGATTAAGGAATAACCAATTCTATATTGACAGAAGAAAGAGTTTGACCATTAAATTCGTCAGAAACGTTTTGACCTAAGCTATTAACAAATCCACCTCTCATTACTGCTAGTTGGTTGTTAAACAATTTAATGTTTTTTAGATTGTCCAGGTGGGAATCATCGCCTACGATAAATTCTCCAGTTAAACTATCAACTTCTTCCATAGAATCAATAATTCTAATTATATCGCTAATGTGGGCTTTATTAGTTCTGGTTAGCGATAAATTGTATTCGGATATTACTTTTCTAACATCTTTTAGAAAGGAAATGCTGTCAAAAATGGGATTTTCTCTTAGTTCTATAACAAGATTTATTCCATACTTGACTATTTTAGGGTTTATAAGCTCTACCTCAACTGAATTGCTTTGCTTTATCTCTATTTTGTCTTTTAGCCTACTTATTGTTTGAGGATTTATTAGCAATTTATTGATATCAAAGTTAAAGTAGTCTTCGTCATTAGAAATTATTTCTGAAATTCTTGGAAATAAAGTAGCTACTAGAAATTCTTCTTCTACTTCTACCATAACAGCACCAAACATATTCATCTTTGTAAGTTCATATGTAAGACTCTTTTTGTCATGAATTATAGAATGCGAATTATTGATTGGAGCTAACATTCTAGTAAGTTCTATACCTTCAGGATTACTACCAAATAATAAACCTCCTTCTAAATACTGTACGTAAAATAAAGAATTTAGGTCTACTATACTACCATCTAGCCCATAAGCAGAGTCTTTGAACCTAAATAATGGTTCTGCTTCATTACCTAGTATGCCTTCGTGAGTAAAGTATATTATTTCTATTTTGCTGCCCAAACCTGGTATAGTATGACTTCTCTCATTTCCAAATGTTACATCAACACCACCAGATATTCCAGTCTTAACCAATACTGTTTTTTCTTTTAGCATGTTGTCGTATAAAGTGGTGTTCTTAGAAAATTTAACGCCATTTACATACACTTGGATTTGCTCGTTATCTATGTTATCGTTAGCAGCAATAGGAACACTATAAGTTTGTAAATTACCACCATTAGACTGGAAGGTTTTTACGTTTCTCTTACCTTGTATAATGCTAAATTTTGTTTGATTGTTTAGGTTTGTTTTAATAAATTCACCATTTATACTAACGTAATATTCTAGATTGTTATTCATGCAAACCAATCTAAAATTATTTGGTATTATAATAACCTCTTGCGGTGTTCCAGCTGACGTTACGTCTTGTTTCTTTACAAATTTTACTATACCTTTACTACCTTCTCCTCTATAGGCATTATGACCCACTAATGCAGCTAGACCCATAACGGTGTGATCTCTGTCTGCAGTAAGAATGTTTGTTTGTTTAGATACGTCTTTAAGGTAGAATTTAACTATTTTAGTTATATTCATTATTACCAAAAGTATTTGACCTTCAGGTCTAGAGTAATCCAACTTTAAAGAATTATTGCCAAAATTCTTTTTTAGATAATCTCTTGTGGAATCAAACAGTCCGTTTAGTTTGATGTCAAATGCTTTTAAATATGTCATAATCTTAGAAAAAATAAATAGGATTCCTTATATTTATTATAACAACAGATGAGTACACCAATTATAAAATTAGTAGACAGAACATCATTAATAACTTTTAAAAGTTCTTTGGAAGATTTTGATTTTTTAGCCCAGAATGATGGAACTAAAGAGGTAAACTTTTCTCACTTTGCCCTTTTAAATTTACCTGACATTAGAGTTTCAGTCGATAAATCTAATAGTGTAGACTTTGATAGGATCGAAGGTAAGTCAATTGCTAACCAAAATAGCGGTGTCGGGGCTGTTAAAGATAAGAAAGACCTAAGCGAAAGTTTACAGAACTATATGATGAACTTTGAAAGTTTATTAGTAGATTCTGATGATTACGTTAAAGACAAATTACATACACCAACAGAGAGCATATTCTGGAAATGGCTTAAAGAGGTAGGCGGTATAAGATATAGAAAAGATAGTAGAGGTAAAGTATTAGAAGAAAACAAAAACGAATCAGACTCATTACCACTATACAAGAAAGTGGTGCAATATGTTGGTGCAATAGGAATAGAAAACACATCTATAACAAACAGAAATTCTTTCAAAGAGGTATACATACTAGTACCAACAGAAAGTGGTAGTACACCAAAGGTTCAGTTCAAATCTATACAAACTGAAAACTACTTGCCTAACATGTTAGTTTCTAGAAGAGACAACAAAGAGTATATTTTAGGTCAAACAGAAGGTGACGAGCTAGAAACAGGTATTGGCATACAGGCTCACTACGATAAAGATGTCACTGGGATAGATTATAATTCGGAAGACTCTGATGGAAACGCTATAGATAATTGGTTGACTAATATTGCTGCTGAAAACGTTTATATAACAGACGAATTATTTAACGATGTTACTAACGAAGATATCGTTAGAGTTAATGAAGATAGCAGTGAAAAAGAAATCTACAGAAGTAAACTAGATGGGGTTAGATTAGACCTTGACTTTGAAAACTATGAAGATTTTAGTGGTAGAGTTAATAGCTTTGAAGATTACAATAAAACAATAGAAGCTAAATCTTTTCAATACAACGTATGTTTACTCTATTACACAGTAAAGGATACTACCACTTTAGAAGAAAGAACAAACCTTTATGGAGTAGCTTTCTTAGGAAACGTAGAGTCAACAACTAGCGGTATATCTTACGTAGATAGAACCAGAAAAATCAAAAACGATGGATTTTTAAGCATACAAGGAAACTCAAAATCTTACAAGTTTAACTTTAAGATAGGTGCTAGACAAGGCGCTTCAGACACTACCATAGAAACAGAAGTTAATCCAGAAACTCATTTTGCTATGGGTTTATTTTCAGAAGTGTATTCTAAGCAAAGAGAATTGTTAGGAATATTCGAAAAGAATTCTTTAGGGTTAAAAAGTAACTATGAAGAGTTATTATTAGAAGAGAAAGTTAATAAACTAACATCAGAAGTAGAGGATTTAGCTAAAGCTATAGCAGACAATGGTAATGGAGTTAATTCTAATCTGTACCAAGACATATATTCTAGATTACAAGAAATTCTTACAGGAAACACTACCATTAGAGTAGAAAACAATTTTCAAGTAAGAAATGGCGCAAACGCTGGTTTAAAATATGAAAATGGTATATTAAGGTTGATTGACAAAAAGACCAATTATTCTCAAGTAGAAAGAATTACCCTTGATTCTGATAATGAGAGCAGCTTTACAACGAGTATTGGTACTGGCAAGAAAATGCTGTTATTAAGAAAAACTGATGGTTCTACAAACACCGTTAGGATACTATTAGACGATACTGCTAATTGGGAGTTAGGTCAAAGCGTAATAATCAAGGCAGACCCAGATTTCGACAAAAACGTTAATGTAGAGATTTATACAGACAAAAATTCCAGGTTTCAAGATGATGTTTACGGATTCCTTGTTAAAGGATTTCTTCTACAAGAAAACACATCTATAGAACTAACTTGCATTAATGATAATGAATTAGAATTCATAGTATGAACAATAGCTACAGACTAAAGGAACATCTATCAGAATTAAGTGGTAATGTCAAAATTGTTATTAAGAACAACAATGAAGCAACTATACAACCAATATTTGTAGAAAAATCTTCTATAAACGCTTTGAACGCTAAGATGTCTATTACTTCTTCTTCAAATTACTTTAATGACCTTTCACAGTACTTAAAAACTATGGGTGGTAAAGGTATTGTAACTAAAAAAAGATCAGAAGATAAAAATTTATATAACTTCTGGTTAGAGGGTAAAATATTTGACACAATAGTAATCGCTAAGAAAATTGAAGGTAAATACATTATTAAAAATATCTATGATTATTCTGAATCAACAAATGTTGGAGCTTACCTTAAAAGGACTGCTGAAAAAACAGTGTCAAACCCAATAACGGTAAATAAAGAAAACGGTCAAATAGAAATAGATTGTTTTGACACTTTTAAAGGTTCTATAATTAAAAGTACTTCTAATATAAGATCTGAAGAGGATTTAGATAATTATGTTGTTCAAAGGATGTACAGAAAGAACTTGATACTAACTAACTGTATATCAATAGAATTACCATACTCACTAGAAGAAGGTGAGGAAATATTTTTCACTAATAAAATATTGTTCTCAAGCTTTCTTAGTCCTCAGCAAATGTTAAGGACTAGAAAACTAAATCTAACAGAAGAAATACCAGGTGACAGACTACAATTAATCAGTGATAACATATCAGGAAAATTTGGTATTAGTAACAAGCATCCCTTATCCCATCTGGAAGGCAAAGATAGTTTTTCTAATATTTCTTACGAAAATAAATCAAACGTAGATAAGCTTAACATAACCTATAACCTTGGAAGATCTTTTAATATAAAGCCTGTAAATAACATAAAAGTTAGAAACCTACTAAATATAAAAGAAAAATTCCAACAGAACGATAGCATTACTATAGTATATGAAACAGTAAGAGAAGAACTTATTTTTGACAGCTTACCCAATTATATTGCTAATGGTAACGTTTACAATGAAGGAGATCATTTTGATAAAATAGTAAATCCTACAGGATCATTAAACGACCAAATAAACTCTGTTTGTGGTTCTTGGAATGAAAGATTTTTTGTTAGGACTAACGTACAAGCTATAAATTATAACGGCAGACTACTGTTTTTAGGTGGTAGTAGAGCTAAAGGTGTCATCACAGTTGTTAGTGATAAATTAGAATCCACAGAAAGGAACGAAGAAAGTTTTGAAGGCAAATCTTTTTTCAACGTTGCCAAGGGGACTGTATCAAAAGGGGAAGACCTACTTCTAGAAGACCAATATAAGGTATTACAGGTTTTTAGTAATTTGGAAAAACTAAATAACTTTAATGGAGTTATTGATTTCGAAAACATTAGTAAATTTGATTACGTAATGACAGAAAAAAATAATTTTTCTGGTAAGTTTACAACAACCATAGAAAAAAAATCTATAAATTACTACGTACACGACATATTTGATTACAAAAGTATCAGTAAAGTGGAAGAAATTGGTGGTGTAGTTTATGATAGCGAAGACATTGAAGAGATATACCCCATAGAACTAGTGGTAGGAAGGACTTATAAGTTAATTTCTCAAGATAGTAAGATAGATAATAATGGTGCTGTTTACTTCACAGGAGACACATTTGAATCTACCTCAACATCTTTTAAAGTTCTCAAAGGGAAAGGGATTATTATAGACCAGGATTTTATAGGAGATGTGACACTAGAAAATTATTCTAAAGAATTAGTATATAACACTAAAGTAGAAAACAAAGAAATACAATTTGCCAGCTATGGTAACACAGGTGTTGATGGAAATGTTCTGCCAATGTATAGCCAAAAAGAGATTGGTAAAAACGACTTACCAAACATTTCTGCAAATACAAATGAATGGTTTAATTCAGGAATCTCTACTTTCACAGGGTGGTTTGGCATAGCTAAGTGTGTATTAAATGGCATAGAATTTAGGCTGTCAAATAAGTATGTGGGTTATACCCTAGAGATAACAACAGATATATTACCTAACACTGATAACACTGATGAAAATTATAAAGGTATACCATACAAAATAAGATTTGATGAAAGTGAAAAAAATGTAAAGATAATAATGAATATCGTTACAAAAGACTATAGGTGGAACAGAGAAAAAGTTAATAAGCTTCTAATGTACATTTCTAGTAGTGAGATATCAGAACCAACTTCTAGTATATTTGGTGAAGAATATGATTACTCTTATCCAAATAATATTACTTCTGATCAAGTTCTGTTTAGAGGAATATTAATGCCATTCAAAAGTCTAAGGATAAAAGAAAACAATATTGTTACTAGCATAACCAACAGTCTTGCAAGATTTATAACACCTAACGTTTCTGGTAATGTAAACATAATAGGCATAGATGTGGTTAACAAGACATACGTTTCTACGAAAGGCTACTTTGGATACCAAGGAAAAAACAAAAAAATTGTTCTAGGTAAAAACACCATTGGTACTGAAGATGGTAAGATTTTCGTAACTGCGATAGGTGGAATACCAATACTAGCGGAAAGAACATTTGGTCAAATATCTCAATTGGTACAATGGTCTTCATTGACATGGTATCAAATAGAAGGTGGGTTTAATTATCTAAGTAATTTAAGAAAAATGATGAACTACTCTTTCTTTAAAGAATCTGTTAACTTAAATAAAGAAAACGTAATTTACGAAACTATTTTAGGTGGACTAGTTCAAGATGGTTCTCAAGAAAAAATGACTATCAGTAATGATGGTAAAAAATTCTCTGGAAGATACACCCTAAAAACAATAAATTTAAAGAGTTTTTCTGGTAACAAATTAGAAAGTTATTGGTCTTTATTTGATAAAAAATGGGATCAATATAATGCAAACTGGACAGAGCTGGAAGAAATACATAATTTAGAAACAGCAAACAATATTAACGATGAATGATGGTCTAAACTCACTGGAATTGTCCAGCCTACCAAGTTTTACTCTAAAGAAAATAAACGAAGGGTATAATTTTGATACGATTGTAGAAAGTTTTAACTACAACGTTGACCAATTATATAATCACTTTGCTGAAAAATTCGAAATATCTTTATCAGGTTACGTTTTTCCAGAAGCCTTACCTGGGCTTAGTATAGTTGGTGATAGAGGAGAAAGAGGTAACAACATATTTTCATCAACCAACTCCTTAGCTAACAACCAAATAGTTACAAATACCTCACACCTAGAGTCAGACCTTGTTATTGATAGAAATGGTAACGTATATGAAATAATTGAAGTTTCTAGTGTGTTAAGATATTCTTTACAATATAGTTTAGTTGACAACATTACTGCGACTACTTACCTAAAACAAGAGAGTGTTGTAAGCAATAGTATCACCAGCAGTTCTTTAAAAGAATGGGATGATAGTCCTAACGAAGACAAAGGTAACTTAGGTTTTTTTGAAGAAGAAAATGGAATAGTTAGCCATTACAGAGTATTCATAGGAGATCATAAGAAAAATGATCCTGTAAACGGTACTTTAACCATAACCAATTTAATAGAAACTGAAAACAATAATAGTGGTAACCTTAGCACGAGCGCTGTAAGTTCTACCTCAAGAGATTTTTCTCAATTAACATTCAAGTATAGAGACAGCCATGATGCAGAAAGTCTTAATGGTGCTACCTATTTCAGGTACTACCAGGATAGCAATAATGGTTTCTTTCAAATACAAAATGGAGAAAATAGTTTAACCCTTAATACTGCTAAGGACTATGCTAGACATGTGTTTTCTGACACAAGAAGTGGAAGTACTTTAGTTAGTAATGCAGAGCAAGTATCTTTATTTTCAACTGCTTTAAGAATTTATTCTGACGACACAGATTTTTACGTTGAAAGTGGGTCAAATCCAACCGCTCAAAGTCTTGTAGTAAATTTAAATTTACAAGTCAATGGAAATATTTTTAGCGATAACTTAGCTAATACCAATGGAGACTATATAATTCAAGATGGTGTTGTAAATTCTGGTTTTTTAGCAGACGAGATGGAACAAGACCTAATAGATCTAGATTTTGTTCAAGATCCAGACTATGTAAGAACTGATAACAACCTTACTGATGATTTATTAACAAGATTAGAATTAAAGCCTGATTACAGTTCTGCTGAATCAGAAGACAATGCCATACTTAACAAACCAATTCTCATAGAAGGTATATACAGAAGTGGCACTTCAGTTGTACCTAGAGGCGTTCATCCTAACGGATCAGCTGTAAACTTTCCTGGAATAACTTTAGATGAAATAGCTGTCACTACTGGTAGAGTAGCAATGGCAAACAGATCATCTGGGGTAAATTACAGAGAAGATGATAACTTTACAGAGAATTACAACTACGCTTATCCACCAACAGGATTTACAATAGCTCACCTGATCGGGTTTTTACCCACAATATCTAAGATCAGGTTTGCAGGCAACGTAGACGAATTTGATCTATTATGGTGTGGTTACCAAATTGATAATACTATTGGTAGAGTTATAATAAACATGGCTAATTCAGAAAGTAATATAACTATACCTTCTTTTGTTAACTATATTGGAATCTGGAAAAAATAAAATTATGAATTTTGAAATAGAAAATGGTATTATAGTAGGAGTAATAAATTTTACACCAAACTATCCTAAAGGTTCAGGAAGGAAAATTGTTTCTATAGGTAGTATGACTGTTGAAAAAGCTTACACCCATATAGGAATGGATTCTAAATCTATAACGGACAACACTTTGTACGACAGTGAATTGATTAGGATTAATCCAGTTTTTGTAGAGACTTCTATCAATATATTTAAAAAAATTGATAACGTTCAAAGAAAGATAAATTTTGACGAAAGCATGGGTTTTGCTACAACAGAAGATGAAGCTGCAATGGCTACATTGAAACAAGAATACACTAGAATAAAAAACCTAGAAAACCAAGCATAAAAAAACCCCTAACTTAAATCAGGGGTTTTTGTTTTATTGTAAATTTTACTTATACAAATTAAGCTTCTTCAGCAACAGCTTCATCTTCCGTTACAGGAATAGTTGCTACAGCCATTTTTAGCTTACTCACAAAACTCATGTGAGGTACAAACTTTGCTGGAATCTCAACTGGATCTCCAGTAGAAGGGTTACTACCAGTACGTGCAGCACGTCTCTTTGCAGAAATTCTTCCAAAATTAGGAATCAAGATTTGGTCACCAGTAGTAACCGTATCATTTAATGATTGAACAAAAACACCAATAGTTTCTTTTGTTGATTTCTTTGTTCCTCCTGTAGTTTTTGCTACTTTACTAATTAAATCCTCGTAAGTCATTGTTTTATTTTTTAGTTAGACAATATTTTGAATTAAATTAACGAATGTGATATCAATTGGTTTCATATTTTTGCTCTACCGAAGTCGTAACCCAAATTATTTTTAGTAGTAAAACTCTTTATTTCTTTCATCAGTGTGTCTTTCATCTCTGGGTTTAAGGAACTAATTAGTTTTTTGTAATTGAGGTCGTATATGTCTACAAATATAGCGACAAACTTAACTAGAGAAATAGGTTTAAACTCTAACATCTGTTGATAAACCAAGACAACAAATTCATAAGTTTCTTTAAAATTCAGATCTTCTATAACAACCTTAACTTCATCAGTAGAAACTATTTTTATACAACTGTTATCTGTCAAGTATAAAGTCTTTCCGTTAGAACAAATAACATTATATCTTTTCTCTTGATACATCACTTTTCTGTTAACGTAATAAATGTTACTACCCAACATGTTATAGTAATGAATGAAAGCTGGGCAACCATTACAGGTTTTCAGTATAAAGCTTTTAACAAGGTCAAATTCTTGTTTTTCTGCATATGTTTTTGTGTTTTCTTCTATAACGTTCAGGTGAACGCTATTATCTTTTAAAGTTTCCGAATCAAATATCGAAACTATTTCATTCATATCAAAAATACTAATTACCTCTTCTCTGGTGTAATTATAATTTTCCATTAGTAAATTAATACCCTTTTCTATTTCTTTAGATCTTTTACGCATTCCCACCAAAATTTGTTAATAGTTCATCCTCACCTTGTACTAGTTCATCTATGAAAATTTTAGTCTCATCATCTAGACCTTCAATTAATTCTTCTACTTGATCAACAAAGTACTCACTTTCAAAATAATGAGAGACATTTACTACGGTCATAAATGAATCATCATTCCTAGTAGTACCGTTATAATTACCTTTCTTATCTTTACCAAAACCGCAAGCCTCTCTCACAGTTTTATCATCATTTATTTCTATTCTACCATTTCCTATAAATTTCTTAGATTTCTTAGAACCTCTAACTTTTGTTTTGTTAGTTTGTTTTATACCCATTTTAAAAGTAAGAGCATCATCAAATTCCATGTTCCAAGGAAACTCAACCATCATAGTACTTGGGTCTAAAACATTGTTTTCACCGTTAACCTCAAACAATGTCTTTATAAACATATTTCCTTCAAAATTAACCTCTAAAGCCATTCTATAATTGTCAGGATTTTGCGTAGCTGCAATAATATAATAACAAAATTTTGCAAAGTCTTCTACTTCTAATAAATTAGTCCTGATATAAGCAACCTGTTTTAAACCAAACAAAGAAGTCTCATCTGTAACTGTGTAAGAACCATGGGAAGCCTTACTAAGATTTAATAAAACAATTTCAAAAATGTTGGCTTCATTAAAATCTTTGCCAACTCCTTCTGCAAGGTCAGTAGATATGACAAATTGTCTAGAAGGGTCAGCCAGGTTGTCTATGCTGTATCCATCTTTTACACAAAATATATTTTCAAATTTGTCTTGTTTTATTTTTTCATAGAAAGCTTCTTCGTCTAACTCATTTTTGTTTATGTTAGATACGTTGTTTTCTCTATCAGGTAGTATGTAATTTTTTAATATTTCTATACTTATTTTTTTGTAATAAGTATAGCTTTCTATTTTATCTGTAATATCCTTTTGAATCTCTGGCAATAACAGCAGAGTACTGTCTACATCAAAATTTAGGTCGTATTCTTGACTAAAACCATCTTCACCCATTAAAGAGACCTTATCTTTTCTCCAATTAGCACCTCTTCCATCTATTTCAAACCACTTGGTGGTAAAGTTTCCAAATTTGTTTAAACCTTCTAAAGAATCAAACCACATGCTTGCGAACTTGTTCTTTTTACCTCTAGGTGTTGTGCTTATTATAAACCTAGCATCGTCACCAAATGTGTCCATGGTTGGCGTAAGGTGTGTTATAATAGCGTCTTGTAGATATGCTTCCAGTAATGCAAATTCATCAGCGTAAACAACCTTGTATGAACCAGAAACCCCAAAGTTCTCTGTGGTTGCCTCACTTACTACACTGCTACCATTATCCCAAATTGTTCTCATTGTAGAATGATATTCCACTCCATTTTGCATATACAGGGGCATACTAAATATCATGACATCTAGTTTCTTCTTTAAATCTTTAGCTTTATGATGGTTTTCGCTACCTAAAAGACAGGGCGTATCAGGAAAAAATGTGGTTAACCAACCAATGAATATTGCTATGACTATACTTTTACCAATTTGTCTACTAGCAAGATATAAAAAGAATGGGTTAATCTGCAATAATTTAAGCACTACTACCTGGTAAGGTCTTAATACTATTTTTTGCAGACCTTTTTCGGTCATTACTGTACAGTGCTTTGCATATCTAAGCACATTTGATTGGCAAGCTGCTAATTCTAAAATCTCCTCTCTAGTGTATTCCCAAACTAAACCACCTTTTCTTCTTTTAACGTCTCTTTTAAAAAATGGATTGAGATCAGGTATAACTCCAGTTCTGTTAAAGTCTTTTAAAAGAGCATGCACTTTGGCTGTTGTCCAAACATTATTTACTTCAGGCTTACCCTTCATAATCCAAATCTTTTATTATACTTTGGTGTTTTTTTCTAATAGTCCTACAGAGGTTATCTGCTATTTCGTTGTATTTATTACCGTTATGACCTTTAACATGCTGAAAAGTTATTTCCATAGCGTTATGAAAGCCTTCGTACTTTAACTTACTAGAAAAATTAACTTCTGAATCCATATCTCTCGTCAGCCTTTTAATAGCATATTCAGAATCAGTGTAGATTTTTACATTTAAGTACATTAAATCCCAAGCCACCTCTAGAGCTAATATTATGGCATCTATTTCGGCAACATTACTAGTTGTATGGTTTCTTATGGTTACTAATTTTTCTATTATTTTGTTGTCTAGAACAAAAACAGCTACAGAACAGGATAAATTATATGATTTGTTTTTACCTTTATTCCAACAAGAGCCATCAGTGTAGATTTCTAAAACTGGTTCTAGCTTTTGCACGCTAGAACCAGGGTTTGTTTTAGAATTCAAATTATCCAGTAATAGTATTGTTAGTGGTAGAATACTCATCTACAGTAATAGTAGAATCAGTTTCAGCTCCTGTACCTATAAGCGCAATTCCAAATAAGATGTCATAATCTTTTAATAAGGTCATTTGAACTTTAACTATGTTTTCAACTAACCAATCGTTGAATTTTGTTGAATTTGACCACTTGTAAGATCCATGGCAATCTTCCAGTACAGGATCTACATAATTAGCGAAATTTACGCTAACAAAAGTGTCAAAAGGTGATACATTGTGAACAACTGCATCTATTAGGTTCTCTTTTGAAAACTCTGCAACTCTTCTAGGTAGTTTTGTAAGAGTTGTACATTCTAATATAGGTGGCTCTGGATCACCTATTCTGCTGTTCAATTCTTCCCATGTGATTTCTTCTTGATCTGGGTAAAATTCGCCACTATGAGAATCTATTCTTTCGTTTAAAACAAAGTCTTTTTCGTAGTAAGAAAGAAAGGTGTCTTTGAAGATATTAACAGTGATTGTTACGCCATCACTCACAATGGTGTGGTGAGGGCAATGGTTTTTTTCTACCCAAGCTGCGCTACTGGCTGGGTAAGAGTATTCCTTATCTTCTGTAGCTAGATACTTGTAATTGTGTATCTTAATAGGAAAAGTCCTAAAATTAATAAAAACATTACCAACTATACTAGGGCTTAGCATGGCATCATTTAGAGCAGCAGCCACAGTAACATTTCTACTAGTAGTAAATGGGGCAAACATTGGATGGTTGTTAGAAAGTGGGTAACCTTGCCCTATTTCAAAAAGACCTGTCTTTTTACCATTTATTTTCATTATTTCAGTACCCACATCCGTTATAAACGGTTTGAGTTCTTCCAAATCTCCAGCAGTTACAAGATTTTTTATTCTTAGTACTTTTTTAGCAAGAACAGCGCCAGAACCACTAGCAGTAGTTCCAGTTCTAAGAGTTCCATCTTGTCGGGTCTCAAAATATTCACCTTGTAAATCACAAAGACCGTTTTCGTAATCTTTGTCTATTTGGGTAATAATTGCTGCCCTTGGTGATATGAAGATTTTTTCCAAAGGAATACCAGTCATTTCAATTTCCTTAAAAAGGTCTGCAACAACAAATCCAGCACCATCTGCAATAAAGACTTTTTCTATTTTCTCGTGATATAAAACCCCACTAGGAAGTACCTTAAAAACATATTCTTTACCTTTTTCTACAACAGTGTGAGAAGCATTGGCAGTATTAGAAGTTACCAGGTAATCTATCTTATTATTTTTAACAAGAAAAGCAGCCATTTTACCTTTGCCTGAAGAACCAGCGCAACCATCTAGTAAGAAGTTTAATTTATTCTTTTTTATCATTTTAGTATGTTTAATCTTAGAAATTTTATGAGAATAATAAAGTTTCTTATACTAAATTACAAGTAGTAAATTTATTTAAGATCAAATTCTAAACAATCTAAAACAACAACTGAAAGAGAATTGTTTTTAAAAGTATGTTTGAATAGACTTTCATCTATATGTGAAAACAGACTAGTAATGTTAGAGTATTTTAATAGCGCTTTGTAACCTAGATAGGTTATGAGGCTAGACTCAATGTTTGTAGAATTTGGAGATAGAGATGAGTTGGAAATTACTTCACCTATTCCTAAGGTTGTTCCGACTATGTTAACATTTACGCTAAACTCATAGCCAGCATATGTGAATTTAACATTTTGAACTTTGTCATCGTTAATATCATTTACTATAGTTCCAGAGTGAGCGGAAGTGCGGTCTTCAATGTAATAATCTTCAGAGTAATCAGAAAACAAGTTGTTATTCCAAGTAGGAGAATATAATCCATCAGAAAATTTTAGAGAGTACTTGAAAGTGGCTATATCACCATTTAAGCTTTGTTCGTAACCTAGCTCAACTTTCATAGCCATTTTAGCGCTAGAAGTCACAAGTTTACTAAGATTTCCACCAGAGACGTTTGCAATTAGTCCTTTAGCCTTAATTACCAATGTTTCACCTGGTATTACAGAATAATAAGTCTTATTTATATTTTCTGTATCAATTTGTAATTGCTCTAATTTTAAAGATATGTTTTTATCCTTAATTCCTAAACCATCACAAAACCAAAGTATAGTTTCATCAATAGGATTGCATGCACTACCAGTAAAAGACATATTTCAAAAGTGTTAGTAGGGAAAAAATTGCAACGCAATACATTGACAGAGTGAAGTAAAATTTACCGTATTTTGGTATATATTTAAAGTTAACTACACCATCTATTATTGGATTTTTATCATCATCTAGGTATTTTTCGGCATAGATTGTTTTATTAACTTTAATTATACCATAGAGGTCTAAATTAACAAGCATTTCTGTTATAAACTTGGAGTGATCTGCTATATAAAAATTTAGTTCTTCTTCAGTAGAAACCCCATCAGGTATTAGTAAACTAAGTTTCATTGAACCAAAGCCGACCATTTTAGGATTAGGAATTCTTTTTTCAAATTCGTCACTATGATAGTATACATCCTGTACGCTCTTTTCTTTACAAATATTCCTAAGAGTTATCTTAGCATATCTAGCATTTCTATATTGAGAGTAAAGGTTAAAGTGATATAAATTTATCATTTAAGTCTATGTGTTTCTAGAGAACTCTTATATCTCATTAAAACTTCGTTAGTTCTTGAATGAGTTCTACTATTGATTATATTATTACAATTATCAATTATGTAAGCAATTTCGGGTTTTTCAACCAATTCAGATTGAATTACTCTCCTCATGTACTCTTCTGGAATAGTTTTTTTCCAGACTCTAATTTTTCTTATTGGGTGTCTACAATCAATTATGTAAAACACAGAAGGGGCTATAACTGGCATAACACCGTTCAAGACCGTTTTATGAGTTACGGAACCATCATCTACTATGAAAATGTGTAGATCTCTTTCTTTGAAATAATAGTTAATAACTATATCATTCCAACTTTCTAAATTAAGCAAGTCAAAATTTATAGCATTTATATTATCACCAACAGAAACTATAAGAGTTGAATTTTCCACGTATATCTCTAAAGAACCTAAAGAACAAATATTTACTTTACTTTCTATAGAAGAAGATATAAAAGCGGAAAAAGATATTGAAAAGCTCTTACCAACTAAATCTATGTCGTTAGCGTAAACTATAGAAGGATCAACACTTTCTACATCTTGATCATAGTAATTAAAATCATCTTCTTCCATGATTCTAACCCTGTCTGATACTATAAGTCTAGTTATATCTTGATGCACGTGAGCTGAATAATTTTGTTGTGGGTCTAGAACACTATCTTTGTTACCTTGTTCTAAATCAAAATAAACCGACTCTTTGGTTTTGGTTTCTAAATCTATGCCTTCTATGCTAGTGTCTACGTCGTATGGTTTTAGAGAGATCTTGTAGCCATAGATTGATGAATTTACTCCTTCTAAAATAGTAACAGAATTTACTCTAAACATTCTATCATTTGTACTAAACTTTAGATAATCTTTTTGTTGCGGTATAATGCCTTTACCAAATTTAGACTCAAAATAAACGCTACTAAAAAAACCTTCGAAACTACTAAACTGATAACCCCATTCTGTGTATTCAGCACTTTCATCTAAAGGAACTTCATTGTTTGGAGTTACCATCCTTATTTTACACTCCTTGTATATTTTTGATTCTGAAAATTCACCCAGTATGTGATCTGCAGAATCCATCTTAGGAGTTACCTTAGTGTATTCTACTTCTATTGGAGAATTTACGTTTACTTGATAATTTTGTTGTATTTCTGTGGCTGTAAAAGAAGTACCAAAGTCTAGTATAAAATTCATTGAATCACCTAGACCAATGTAAGAACTGTTCAGTACTATTTTATCATTTGCTTTTATTGTCTCAATAGTATAGCTGAATTTTACCTCTTCTTCGCTATCGTTAGAAAATATCAATTTAAAACGTTTTGAAACCATTACAGCTTCAAATAAATCTATTGGCTTTGATTTAGCCCAATTTCCATATTGGTCTTCATATGAGAAAGAAGAAATTATTGTTTTATTTTCTATGTTAACCTCATATATCTCAATGTTGCTAGAATCAAATGAGAAATTTTTAACTTCATTAGGCTGCAGAGTCAAGTATTCCTGGATAGTTTCTGCTTTCATTTTGTTTGAGATTAAGATTATTGTTCTTACAGTATCTATTTAAATAATGGTACGTATCTCCATTTGAGACGTATCCTCCACCCATAAGTTTCTTTTTCAAATCTTTATTACTGATATTCTGTGGATTAGGTACTTTATTAATTTTACCAACTAAAGTTTTTTTGTCTCCATTTGTACTTATTATTAAACCACTGGTGTATTCATTTTCTTTGATATCCAAACCTTCCAATATGTTTTCGGACAGTTTTTTAAGCTCTAGAAGTTCTTTAGTGGTTTTGTATCCTCGCATCTTTAACTTACTAGCTATAGCTGAATATCTAGGAGAAATGTATCCAATAGGGTCTTTACCTACTAAACCAATAGTTCTTTCTTCTTCCCACATAAATTTTATGGAGTCGTCAAAAACTATATCGTTTTCTCTTTGTAACAATACACAACCATGTCTATAAATCACTCTTCTAGCAAGGTCATTACCATCTTCTTCAAATAGATGTGAGTACATACCACCTTTTCTAAAGCTTTCATACTTTTTAAAAGGTATACTAGCAAGGTGTACATACCTATGGTTTCTTATAATAAAACCCCTATCTTGCATTCTATCAAATAGTGAATTCACACCACTCTTTTTGTAACCGACATTTTTTGCAATATAACCAGAACTCAACTCGTCATTGTAAAGTTCCTTCAGAAATATGGTTGAATAATAATCGCAAGCACTAATAATACCACTGTTTTTGATCTTGTTGACTTTCTCGTTACTAATCCAGTAACTTTCTATCTCTTGATTCCTAATATTCGGTCTGGTACTATTTGCGCTGGAATTATCGTTCCATATTAATTTTCTAATTTCATTTTCTATTGGCAACCCTACATGATGTCTTAAGGCTGAATTTAGTTCCTCAAATTGTAGAGCTATATTTGTACTACCTTGTTGTAGATAATTGAGGTATAGTTCTTTCTTTTGATTCTTTAATTTTATGTGTTTTTTTCTGCTCTTAGCTGCAAACAATCTTTTGTTTTGCCTTAGATACTTTATGGAGGCTAGAGTTAATACATCTTTAAAATCTTTGAATAAAAGATTTTTGAAGTTTAAAGACACTTTCTTCCAGTAAGGGAAATACAATAATTCTTTCTCTTCTGTGACAAAGCCTTTTATTATTTTTTCATCACCAACAATTCTTAAGATTTTTTATTTTCTGGATTTATAGATACAAAACCGTTTTCTAAGGCAGATTTTAAAAACCTGTAATAATTTCTTTCACTTATTTTGAGCTTAGAACATATCATACTCCTTTTCTTAGGAGACTTAAAATTGTGAATTGTGTTTTGAAAATAAAAAGACTTTAAACAGCGTGAAAATATGTAAGCACTATTGATCATTACCTCATCCGAACCGTTCCTTTCAGATGGTTGGATGTAATTTGAATACAGGTGGATGTTGTAGCTAATTTTCACTTAATCTAAATGCTTATAGTGTGATTGTGTTTCATATTATATATCGAATTCTAATGTTTATAAAGTATTGAAAGTAAAGGAAAAGTTTATCCATATAGCCTTTTGTTAAAACCAGATGTCAAAATGTTAAATATTGTAGAACTGGTGGTTAGGAAAATTGTTAAATTTATATTTTTCTTATAAAAAGGGCATATTCTTTTGTTAAATTTGTGTTGAAAAATATGGTAATAATATGAAGTAAAACGGTGTAAAAAAGATATATTCTTTTGAAAAGGGTTAAATATGAAAACCGAAAAAAGGTTTGTTATGATTGGGTTCTATAAATTGTGGTTAAAAGTAATGTAGAGAAGTATGATCGGGATTATTATGTTATTATTATCTTTCCTTAATAGGGGTTTGTTCTTCGTCAGAAATCAAGTGGATTTTCTTTCCGTTAATTGGAAACCTAATTAACTAAAGCCCATTTATAAAACTAAATTATAAAATCATGCACACAATATTATTAGCTACGTCAATCGCTCTTGTTTTAAGGGTGTTATGTTTTTCTTTTGAAAACCTTAAAAGCAGTCTGGTATTTAAATCACTTTTATTACTATCCTATTTTTCTATACTTATGGTTTTGATAAACCAAGAGACTCACATGACAAAAATTCTTTTTTTATTGCCCATATTGATACTAGATTTTTCTATAAATTTTTCCAGTAAAGTTGTAGATAGTGATGGATGTGGAATAATGGGCATATACGATACCGATAGGTTCAATCCTAGAGTTCTAATATTATCTCCTCACTTTTTTGCTGTAGTAGGATTTGAAGGAAAAACACCCAAAATACATTGCGCCAACAAATCTGCTAAAAAGATTTTGAAGAAATGTTATAAAAATTATTCTTTCCATAACAGTTCTTCCATTGATCATGCAATACTAGTTCAAGAGGAGTTTTCAGAAATATGCGATATTAATTTTCATTATTATAACCTTAGTAAATCTCCAACATTTTCCATTTAACAAATCTAAAAGAACGATTAATGCATCCAATCAGTATTGTAGACAACATTGTCATAATAGGTGATGTACACCTTTGCAAAAACAACGCAAACAAAGTCACCTATTCTTTTACACAAAGATATTTCACAGAACAAGTCATTCCTGTGATTAAGGATATGGGTGAAGATTGTGTAGTAGTTTTTATGGGAGACATTTGGCATAACGAATCTTATATCAGCACCTACATTGGAAGCAAATTTACAGAAAACGTATTTAATGTTATAGTTGATTTAGCTGCTCACACATACATTCTAGTGGGAAACCATGATGTAGTATCTCTACACACTAATTCAGAGCATGGTTTAAAATACTTTACAGGTAGAAAAAAAGTAACAGTGATAGAAGATTTTCTGACTTTAGGTATACACAACTTTTTAGCGCATGACTACAATTATCCCAGGCTTATAGATAAAATAGAGGCATTTTCTCCAAACACTTATCTTTACATGCATGGAGAAATAGATGGCTTCGTTTACAAAGGTCATGATTCTGTGGTTGAACTTAAAAAATCACACCTAGAAAAGTTTATTAAGGTTTTTAATGGTCATATTCATAACAAAAGTGTAGTAGGCAACATTGTAAATACAGGTTCTATAGAGCAAAATAATTATGGTGAAAGGAAAAATACTACTGGCATTTTTGTTTACAATGTACTTGAAAAAGAGCATGATTTTTTAATTAATACCACTACACCTAGATACCACTATTTAGACCCAGAGGACTTATTAGGAAAAAGTGTTGAATGGCTAGAAAAGAATTATTCTAACCAATTTGTTAAAGTAAGGTGTAAAACATTTGAAGACAAAGAAATTATTTCAACCAAGTTCAAACTAGCTAAGGGCTTAGTAGAATTCAAAGCTGAGATAGTTTCTAAAAGAACTGTGAACATTGTAAACCTGGATGAAAGTGAAGAACTTCAAACAATAAATGAAGATTTTTCTGATAGCGCTAAGTCATTGATCTATAGTAATAAAGGAGAAATACTTAATGGAGTGAAAATCACTGATGATATTATAAATGAAACCTCAATAATAATAGACAGATACTACCAATAATGGAAATCAAAAAAACCACTTTTAAAAATATTTTATCTTTTGGTGGAGATAAAACTTATACTATTACACACGATAGAGGTATATTAACACAAATTAATGGTGAAAATGGTGTTGGCAAAAGTAATATAAGGAAAATTATAGAACTTACCTTGTATAGTAATTACCCATCTGTTCTCGCTAAAGTTGTAAACGATACTTCAAAGTCTGGTTTTGTAACGCACGAAATAGCCAGTAAAGGTCACCAGTTTGAGATAACTTATGAATTTACAAAAACCGCTTTAAAGAAAGTTACTGTAAAGAAAAATGGTAAAGTAGAAGATTATGGTAGTGTTACCAAAACAAAAGAAGAAATAGCTACAAACATTGTTGATATACCAGAAAAAATTTTTTCTTCTATATTTTGTGCAGCCATAGATGGTTCTTCTACACTTTTACAAATGTCTGCTAAAGAAGGTAGAGATATAACCAACCATGTTTTTGACTTGAGTGACTTAAATAGAGTTTCCAAAATGGTTTCTGATGATCAAAGTTTATCTAATAAGAGGTATGATAAAAGCATAACCGTTCTAGAAACCTACGAAACCATAGTTAGTGAACTAAAAATTTCTCTTTCAAAAGAAAATACAGAGAACAAGATAGAAAAAGAACAGAATATAAAAGATGCTAAAGAACTAATAGATTCTTACAACAGCAATACAAAAGTTCTGGATAGAGAAATAGAAAATTTAGAAACAGATTCTGCTAGAATCAAAGATAAGTTAGAAAGTCTTGGCAAAAACAATTTAAGAGAAGAAAAGAAAGGTTTAAATTCAGAGGTAGATTGTTTAGCAACTGAAATATTATCAGAGAAAGACAGAGAAAAAGGTCTTATTGATGTTGTCAGTTCTTACCAGGCAAAAGAATTTAAAAGAGTATTTGACGAAGCAGTAGAACAAAGGAAAGACCAAAGAGATCATTTAGCGTTTAAGAAAACCAGCTTTAGTGTTTGTGATAAATCTGTTGAGTACTTGACAGAGGAAATAGATGCTAAGGAAAAACATGATGAATTCATTGAAAGACTTCGTTTTGTTATTTCTACCAAAGCATCAATGTTTGAATATAGTACAGAACATAAAAATCTGACTACTAAAAAAGAAGAGCTTTCTCTGTTTAACGTTAGTTTAACCCAAATAAGAGACTCTATCGTTTCAGACATAGAAAAGATGAGGATAAAATTGGAGGCTTATTCTAAAGACAATTGCGTAATATGTGGAGTGGATTTTGATAGTGCGGAATACGATGGCATAAGAAAGTCTCTAAATAAAGAAATCGATACTGCTGTTGAGCTACACAAAGAATCACTTAAAGATATTGCGGATAACTATAAAGAATCTTCTTTGATAGATTTAGAATCGATTAAAGCCAAAATAGCCGAGTGTGTAAATTCTATAAAAACAACATCTAAGGCTAATCCTCATGGAATAAAAGAAGAGAATATAGCCTTCAATACTTTGGTAGAAGACGATATTGACAATTACAGGAATTTTAATGTAACTACATCAGACAAAAACTCAAATAACAAAAATAAACTAATACTTGAAAAAATAGCCTTAGAAGTCTTAAATAAAGACGTTGCTACAATAGAAAATAAGATAGAACAACTGAATATTAAAGTTTATAATAGCCTGGATGAAGCTCAAGAAAAGTTTGGCATAAATTTAACCACTTATAAAGTAGTGAACTATGAGATTATTCTTTCGCAAGTAAAAGAATTGTTGAAACAGTGTCAAGAGGTTTTGCAAGTAAAAGAATTATCGAAATCCCAAAAGCTAGTTAGGATTGGTGTTATTGATTCTTTGATTTCAGGATACGATTTCTCTATTAATTCTAAGCCTTCTGAAAGCCTTGAAGACTTGCAAAAACTATTAACTCTTAAAACTGATGCAGTAGATTCTGCTTCTATTAGGCTTATTGAATATAAAGAGAAATTGTTAAAAGAAAGCACTACATTGAGTAATCTAGAAGCTCCTTCTAAAAAATCTTCTCTAGCACAGCAGCTAGAATCTAAAAAACTCCAGCTAGTTGAAAAGATTAACGAAAGAAATCTTTCTTTAAAGGAATATAACAACTTTGAAGTTCTAAGACACCTATACAATAATGGGTACTTGAAGAATCATCTTTTAAGCAAAGTTGTAGAAGGTATAAACAATCTGATAGCTAAAATTGTAACAAAACATTCTATAAGAGTGCGTGTAGAGTTTGATAGTGATTTTAAAAGCCATTTGTTCAAAGATGGTGAACCAATACTGTACGAACAAACCAGTACTGGTCAAAGAAAAATATTAGAACTTCTTTCTATTATAGGGCTAGTAAATTACTACTACCAAAGTTACCCTGACATTAGTTACATATACTTAGATGAAATGCTTTCTACACTAAGTAACAACAACAAACATGTAATTATCGGATTAATACAAGAAGAACTAATGGGGAAACTAAATATGTCCGTTTACGTTAGTAGTCATACTTACGTTGCAGCTACAGCAATAGATAGAACATTAGAACTAACGGAAAAAGGTCTTTTCACAGAAATAGAAATAAATGGGTGATAAATCAGAAAAAGCTGAAACAGATTATTTTAAAACAATAAAGACAAAAGGTCAACTCTTAATAGACTTTAGTGTTAAGTTTGATAAACCAGATGTTCCTTCTCCTTCTTTCAATTTTGATTTAGAAGATAATTTGGCTGATAACTCTGTGGTAAAACCTAAGCAAGATTCGGCAATTAATGTGAAAATTAAGACCATATCAAAGGTCGAGAATAGAAAATCACTATTTTGAAAGTAACAAAAATTTCAGACAAAGATCTACAGCTGGAATTCTCTAATAGGGAAGAACAGTACTATGTGGGAGAACATTTTAAAAGAGAAGGTAGGAATTCTAAATTTCAACCCTATTCTAAAAAAACATCTTTTTTAAGATTTAATTTTACCATACCTATTGGTTTGTGGAGAAGTCTAAAAGATTTTACCACAGAAAGAAACATTGAATGTTCATTTCCTCAAGAAGAAGAGATATACAGAGACATAGACAAAGATACTTTTGTTGATTGGTGTAAAGATGAAATAAAAGATACAGCTTTTGATGAGTACGACATGAAAGACACTTATCTTACCGCTTATGAAATGGTTTGTAACAAATTTGCCAGGTTTAACTTATCTGTTGCTTATGGTAAGTCTGTTACATTTTACTTGGCTTCAAAATTTCTATACGAAAAGGGCTATCAAAAACAAATATTAATACTTACTAGCAAGCCTCAATTAGCTCAACAATTACTAGGAGAGTTTGCAGACCTACACAAAAACGAATCACCATTTTGTTATGGGCTTTGGAGAAGTGGTGTTAAGAAAAGAAAAGCGCCAATCATTATAAGCAGCTTTAGTTACTTTGTAAATCTAACAGAGGAGTTTAATTGTTTATTTGATAGTATTTTCATAGACGAATGCCATAGAGCTAGCGCATACAGCTACAAAAAGATATACAATAACTTAACCAACATAATCTCTTCTGTTGGTGGTACAGGTTCTTTGCAAGAAGACGAAAGCGAAGAGGATTTCCAAATTATGGCTATAACAGGTCATACAGTAAAAACAGTAACTAAAAGAGAAATAATAGATGTAGGAAGAGCTACTGATGGTGTGATTTGTTTTTTAAACCTTAATTACATTCCTTTAAAGGATAGAATAGTTATGGTAGACAGCAGATACGATGAAAAGGTGTCTAAGCTAGAAAGTCTAAGAAGTGAAAGAGAAAAAATACTCGAATACGATTGGAGATTAAAAGTTTTATCCAAGTTCACAGTAATGAATGCGAAAAAACGTGGTAATGGTGTTGTTTTTTTCAAGACTGTTTCTAGTGGTTATGCCCAAAGGTTTATTGACTACTGTAAAGAAACTAACGATGGCATAGAGTACCTTTATGTTGATGAAAATGTTCCAGTTAGACTAAGGCAAGAATATGTTAAGATGATTGAAAAACAAAACAACATAGTTCTAGTAGGTACTTATGACACAATATCTACTGGAATTTCTGCACACAACTTGCATTGGGGTTTAACCCTGGAATCCTTTAAAAGCTTTACTATATTAGAACAACTATTGGGTAGGTTTATGAGAAATCACGCCAGTAAGAAGAAATTTACTCTTTACGATGTTGTAGACGATGGTAGAGTAAAAGTAGAAGATACCAATGGTGGAACTAGAACCGTTAATAATTACATGTATTCTTGGTACGTAGAAAGAAAGAAAATGTACAAAGTTCACCAATTCAAAATTGTAGAACAAAGCCTTAAACAAAAAGTATCAGACTCTGAAAGTTCTGGTAGAAAGAATAAATTTAAACCGTTATTATGAAAACCAACCTAGTAGTAGATGTTAGCAATATTGCTTATCAAGTTTTAACTTCCATAACTGGATATAAAGGTAAGAAAATACCTGAAGTAATGAAACAAGATAGGCTTTACTTAGAAAATGATTCAGAAAAAAACTTTTTGATACACTCTATACACAACAAGATGGTTTCTATCTTAGAATTAACTAAAAACTTAGACGTAGAAAGTTTTGTTTTTGCTTTTGATACATTTGTTGACAAAAGTGAAAGATTCAACATATTTCCTGAATATAAAAAGACAAGTACTAGAACTGCTACTAGATGTTTCGATAAAGATGGTATGATTTACTGTCTTCAAAAGTATTACGAAGACCTTAAAGAGTCAGGATTAGGTGCATTAGTTATAAACGGTTTTGAAGCCGATGATGTAATAGCTGAATTAAGAAGTAGAAGTAGCAAAAAGAATGCATTTGGAATAATCAGTAGTGATGGTGATTTTAAGCAAGAAGTAAAGGAGAATGTATTTTTATACGATCCAATAAACTCAAAGGTTTACATAAACAATAACTCAACATTACTACTAGAGAGTGCTTTAGTTGATGAACCAATTTTAGACGTGGACATGTTTGAGGAGTTTTTCAAGCCTGAACCAACAGAAAACAACTACGAGTCTTTTAAAAAATTCTTAATCAACTACATAAAGGTAGACCCTGACCTAGAATTAATGAAAAAAATATTGATTGGAGACAGTTCCGATAATATAGATAGCTGTTACAAGTACAAAACCAAAAATGGCTCAAAAGAATTTGGCTTCACTAAGAAAAGATTCGAAAATATGGCTGAAAAAGGCATAGATTTCGAGCTATCTGATCTTTACGAAAAGAAAAAATTACCTTCAATTTTTTCCTTGTTAGCATTAGAAACTGGTAGAGACTATGATCCAACTAGAGACGAAGAACTTTCATTATTAGTTTCTAGGAATATCACTCTTATGGATTTAAACGTAGTAAGAGAAAGAAACTCTGAAGCTATTGCCTTAGGCTTAGGTGGCATAAGAAACAGCTTCAATCTTGACATTAAAAATCTTTATCATAGTTCTGAAGAAAAAGAAAACATACAGGAATTTTAACATTTATAATTTATGGATTTATTAGACTTTACAGACATGCTGTTCAAACCAGCAGAATATAAAAAATTGCCCGATTCTATAAAAAAGAAATATTTTTTCAGCCTAAACAGATTTTTATCTAATCAGTACCCTGGAGAAGTAAACAGAGTTGGGAACGTAGAAGGAATACCTAAAGAACACAAAATTGTATTGTGTGATTGGTGGCAAAAGTTTTTAATGAAAAGGCATGGTAGAAAGCCTCAATTCTTTTACATACCAACCGCACCACCAGCCAAGGAAAAAACACCAATAAGCAAGTTCAAAAAAGAAATTCTTAATGGTTATATGAAGATTACAAACACTTCCGAAAACGAGTTAAACGAACTTGTAAGATATTACCCTAAAGAATTGGTTTTTGAAATAGAAACCTATAGGAAATCATTAGATTTCTCTAGAAGAAAAAACCCGAAAAAGAGATGATACAAAGTACTCCAAAAGAAATAAAAAAGATAGCTGATTATGGTAACTGGGTGAAGAGAGAAATGCTCAATACTGCAGCGGATTTTAATCAAATAGACCAATTAAATTATCAAATTGGTATGGCTGAAGAAGCTGGAGAAATACTAAAGCATCATGGAAAGGCTTCTACCATGGCTATACTAAGAGACAACGTAGATTTCCAACTAGAATTAGGTGATTATTTATGGTATTGGACAGCTTGGTTTCATGCCACCAATTCTACTGAAAACCCTGACTCTTACTACAATGAATTGATGTCTATAAATGTTAAGACCGATTCCTATTTCGAGCCTCAAATCCTGGTTTGCGATCAACTTTCTTTACTAGGACTACACAAAAAGGTTTTCTTCCTTGACAGAGAATTTGACCTAGAAGCCTTTGACAAATATCATCGCTTAACCACCAAGTCTTTCTTCGGAATGTTTAAGCATTTCAACTACGACCTATCCAAAATAATGTCTATGAATAAAGGCAAACTGGAAAACCGTTACCCTGGTGGTAGAAGTTCTAACATCAAAATAACCATCAACCATGGCAAATAAAATAACCATAGAGGGATTAGATTCTCAAAGATTTCATGATTTTTGTTCTAACAGTTTTATGGAATTAGATCAAGTTCTGGACATAGATGAAAAAGGCATTCACCTAAAAGCCTTCAACCAATCTAAAACCAACATAATATTCAGAAAGTTTTCCTTTAACGAAGAAGTTAAAATAAAAGGTAAAATGAGCCATTTTAAGTTCTTTTTGCAAAACTATTCTTTACTGCAAAAAGTTACTGGATGGATGAGAGGTAGTTCCACCCTAAAATTAACTCTAACTTGTGAAGAAGATATCTGTAAGAAATTTACAATATCTAACGATTACATAAACTATGACTTTGTTGCTGGAACATTTGAACTTGCCAATTACTTACCAGATGAAGTTTGGAGTAAGAACTTCTCTGAACCTAAAGGCGTAACCGCAAGAATAGATATTACCAGCAATAAGATTTTAGAAATAATTAGTTTACATAAGATTTCTAAAAGTGACACCGAAAGAATGGATGTTATGACCATATTCAAGAATGATGATGGTAATCTAGTATTCAGACACAAGAATCACGCCAAAACACTAGACTTCATATTCACAGAAGAACAAGGTTTAAAATTCTGTGACTTAGAGGGTAAATTGACATTATCCCTTGACGTTTTTAGAGGTTACAAGTCATATTCAGAGTTTGAACTACACTTCTCTGAAAATGAAAACGGTATGAAAATGGCGTACCTTGTAAATCAAGACAATTTTACTAACGTTAGCTCACTTACAGATGTTGATTAAAGAATTATCACTTATAGGAAATAAAGTTCTGGTGAAGACCAAACCCAAAGAAGACAGAATAAAAGACATATTCTTACCCACAGAGGTAATAAAGAAAAGAACTGTTGGCACTATTTTGGTTTGCTCTGATGAAGTATCGGTTCTTAGTGTGGGCATGGACGTTTGTTATCCAGAATTTGCTGGGGTTGAAGTCAGTAATGATGGTGAAGAATATAGAGTCTTAGAGACTACAGAAATTTATTTCATACTTACAGATCAAGGATCAATCATAACACTGAACAATTATATAGTAGTTGTCCCAGAAAAGGTTGAAGACAAATTTAGAGGTGTAGTAAAAATAGCTACTGATGCTAAAGATGTAGATACTAAAGGTACAATTACTTATAGATCACCCACATCTCACCCTAAGTTGTTAGAAGGAAAAACAATAATATACAGCAAATTTGCTGGATTTAAAGTAAAATTTAATAATCAGGAACTCTTAGTCTTACAAGAAGAAGACGTTCTAGTACTTATATAATATGGATAAAGAAATAATTAAAGGTCAAATTCTAAGAGACTCTATGCTCTCTGGTGTAACAAAAGTTTATGATGCCGTTGCAGTTACTTTAGGTAGTAACGGTAAGTACGTAATCATGCCAGACGCAAATGGTAGACCAAGAATAACAAAGGATGGAGTATCAATAGCTAAAGAGATTTCTCTAGAAAATTTTTTAGAAGATATGTCTGCTAAGCTTGTTATAGAAGGTAGTTTCCAAACGTTAAAACAAATAGGTGATGGTACTACTTCTACTGTAGTAATGGCTTATTTTTTAGCCAAGAACTTCTATGCTTTGCCCAATTTTAATGGTGAGCACAACAATAGAGAACTCTTGGATTCTATAAATTACGCTATATCATACGTTCAGGATTACTTAGATGAAATAGCTGATAATAAGACCGAACTGACTAGGGAAGAGTTAATTTCTGTTGCGACCATCAGTGCTAACAATGATCCCAAGCTCGGTAAACTTATAGGAGAGACTTACCATAAAATTGGTGAATCTGGCGTTGTGAGAATCAACTACAAAGAGGTTAAAGAATCTTACACTGATATTTCTAGTGGTTACATCTTAGATTCAGGTCTTATGCACCACAGCTTCATGAATCATGGGCATTCCTTTATTGCTAAGGAACCATTGATATTCATAACCAACCAGCACTTAGATTCTGTAGAAGTTATGGCTGAAATATTGCAAGTAGCTCACATTGCTAAAAAATCAGTAATAGTAATAGCTAACTCTTTTTCAGAAGTTGCTATGACTACAATAAAGAAAAACTATTCAGACATACCTTGTTTGCCATTGATTGCTCCAAACAATGACGATAGAAGAGATTCTATACTAGAGGACTTATCTGTTATTACTGGAAGCACCTTTTTAGACCACAGCAAGGATATGATGTTAGAAGAATTCGTTTTAGATTCTGACAAAGACTCCTTAGAGTTGTTTGGAATTTGTAAAGACGTACTAACAAACATTGAGGAAACAGTATTTAATTTTGACGAAGATTCTAAAGGTGAAGCATATGATGCTCATGTTGCTAAGTTAGTTGATCTTTCTGAATCTACCGACAGCGAAGTTGCTAAAGAGTTTACAAATTTTAGAATAGCTAGAATAAAAGGTAATATAGCTATAATACACTTTGATAGCACTAGTCAGTACAAGATGGGGTTAGATTACGATAGAGTTGATGATGCGCTTAGAGCATGTAGAAGTGCACTAAAACATGGTATAGTGCCTGGAGTAGGTAAAATTTACTTGGATGCTATGGAAAACTTCATCTACAACCATGAGAATGATAAAACTATAACTGAAATACAGTGGTCTGGATATTCAGTTGTTTTAGATTCTTTAGTTGCAGTAACTATGCAAAATCTTAAAAATTCTAATTACTCTAAAACTGAGTCTAAAGAAATAATGCTAAAAATGCAGAGCAGCGGTAAAGATGTTGTTTATTGCACATTGACCCATAAAATGGGTAATGCCTTCACTTTAGGTATTTTAGAAAGTGCTAAATCTCCTTCAGCTTGTTTTAAAAACTCTGCTGCGACTTTAACATTACTTTCTAACATTGGTTGCGGATTAGTTAATATACCAGATAGCATATTATGATGACACTAGAACAAAAAATTGGATTACTAAGAGAAGAATTCGTCTACAGAGGTAAACTCTGTAGGACTATTACGGAATACACAGATAATATGGTTCTTTTTGCGCTTATTGGTCACGAAGATAACGAGCAGATAGAAATAAACGAAAAGTCTTCTTTTGGATTTCAAGCAGACGATTTTGAAGAAGCGTTGGATGGTTTTATAAATCTGCTAAAAAGAAACCAACTTATTAAGACACATTAGTTAAACAAACAATTATAAATATAAATGGTTAACTTAGAACAATTAACGGTTAAAGCTACTAGCGGATATTCTGATCAAGCATTATTCATTTCATATTGGGACAAAGACTTTGGAGAATTAAAGATGATAAAGTTGCCTCTAAGGAGAGACCAACTTTACAATTACATTCATTGCGACCCATCTGACCTAAAGAAAGACAGAAAATTTAAGTCTCACAAAGGGAAAACGATTAAAAGAATTCCAGCTAGAAGGCTTAATAAGTTTAGAAAGATCGAGATTTTAAATGATCTACCAAAAAGAACATTAGATAAGATATTTTCTACTACACCACCTAAGAAAACCTTTGCCGATATAGAGGTATATTCTCCAGACGAATTTCCAGAAGAGGAAGAAGCTAAGCACCCAATAGTTACCAATTGTTGGTGTGACGAAGAGGGTAACGTTTGGCTTCAAGGTCTAATTTCTTTAAACGAGCTAGAAATACAAACCCTAGAGCGTAGAGCTAACGTTTACTTAAACGACATTAAAAAGACTCACTTAAAGAAAAAATACAAACTACATTACCTCTATTATGAGTCTGAAAAATCTTTACTAGAAGACTACATATACAATTGGTCTAAGAAATTTCACTTAATACTTGGTTGGAATTACCTAAAGTTTGATTGTCGATACATTTCTAATAGATGCAAGAGGTTAGGTGTTGAGTACTCTAGAATGAGTCCAACTGGTAACACATTTAATTGGTCTCTATCTGACAAGCACCAAAGAGATGTTAAACACAATATAGAGTTACCAATGCACAAACCTATCATGGACTACATGAAGGTATTTGAAGAATTTGATAGATCTGTAAAGTTAAAAACAAATGTTTCCTTAGATAATATAGGTGAATTAGTTGTCGGAATTAAAAAAGTTCCTTTCCAAGGTTCACTAGCAGAACTCTACATATCTGACCCTAAAGATTTCTTACTGTACGCCATTATTGATCCTGTAATTGTTCAGCTAATAGATCAAGAGTTAGACACTTACTCTACATTGCATGCTATAAGTACAGTTGGTAAAGTTGATCATTTTGATGGTTTCCACGCTAGTGCAGTGGCTAACACCTTGTTTTCGGATTACTATAAAAAAGAAAGAAATCAGATGCTAGTACCAGAATATGGTGACGATCCAACTGGCACTTATTCTGGTGGTTTTGTATTAGCGCCTGTAACTGGATTACACAATGACGTTCTAATACACGATTTTACTTCTTTCTTTCCAGCTGGCATGATGGCTTTTAACATGGGAGTTGATTCTAAATTAGGAAGATTGCATCCTAGTAAAATAAACACTTATACTACACCAAAAGGTAGAATCCATAATGAGATAAATGAACTTGACAGGTCTGAAGAACTTGTTTATTATAATGATTTTAACGAAGAAAGCCCTATAACAGATGATATGTCTATAACCGCTAACGGTACTATATATGACAAGAATCAAAACAGTAGTTTAAATGACCTTATATGGTCTCTATTTAACGGTAGAGTAAAAGAAAAGAGGAACGCTGCTGATATGGGTGCTGTCTACGAAGCACTGAAACAAAATAACTCTATTAAAGGCTATGAGGATAGACTCGAAGAATGGAATATAGAAGTGCCAGAAAACTCTGACATTGAAACTGTTCTCAGAATGTTAAACAGGTCTAAGATAAGCGCTAAAAACCTTAGTGATGCCCTAAAGATTATTATGAACTCGATGTACGGTGTTGTTGGTTACGCTAGATTTATATTGTACAACAAAGAGGTTGCTGAAAGTGTTACAACTCAAAGTAGAATGGTTATTAAACATGCTATTAGTAAAGTTAATGATTACTTTGGTAAACCCGAAGAAGATTCTTCTTTTTCATTTTGGACAGACACCGATTTACATGAAAAAATGGGTATAGCAAATAGCATAAATATTCCAAAAACGTTCGACAGTAAAAATCCAGTAGTTAAATATGCTGATACCGATTCTATAATGACTTCTTTGGGTACAATATATTCCTCTATAGATTGGGATGAATTAATAGAATCTGGAAAAGTTGATCTGGAAAAACTTTCTCTAGAATGTGTTGCTGCACAAAGGATCAACTTAGACTTGTATCAAGGTGATAAAAAAGTCTACCATAAGGTTTTATTTTTCTTATTTATGGATGAATTTTGCTTTCAACCTTTCTTTAAGAGAACTTTTTTTGATTATTGTGTTAAACATAATGCTAATCCAAATATGCAAGATGGTAGTCAAAGCTATTCCTTAGGATTAGAACAAATTAACAAAAACATGTTATGGACTGGCAAAAAACACTATATAAAGAATCCAATTTGGGATGATGGTACTGCAATGCTGCCAGAAAGCAATATACAGGTTAAAGGGCTTCCAGTAAACAAAAGTAGTTATCCCAAATACATTAGAGAGAGCTTGAGGACTATAATTACTGCTATAATGTACGAGGGAGAAGGCTTGAGCTACACTAATATAGTAAAAATAGTAAGAAATATAAGAGAAGGGTTTGAAGTAGCTGGTGTCGAAAACGTTAGTATTGCTGAAAGATTAAATAAGTATCACGCCTATTGTATTTCTCACTATCCAGAAATAAGTCTTTTGTCAGGTACTCCAGCAAATGTTAGAGCAGCAGCATCATACAATCACATGAGGAATATGCCTTCTAACAAGATGTTCTTAACCCAATACCCAGACATAAAGGATGGTACTAAGATACAGTACTTTCTAACAAAAGATAAAAACCTTAAGTACTTTGGTTTTAATGTTGGAGATTATCCAATGGAAATAGCCCCAGAGATTGATTGGGAAGCTCAATTTTCTAAGATGATTCTAGATCCTTTGAATTTAGTCTTTTTCGCACTAAAGGTAGAGAAGCTAGACAGCAACCTTATAAGTTTTTCACCATTATTCTAAAAACAAGTTATGTTAAAACAAATAATAGAAAAGTACCCAGACGAAAATTTCTTAGTAGCAGATGGATTTGATGAAGCTATAATTGGTGTAGAAGAATCATCAATGAGACTAATATATTCTGTTAATTCTTGCCTAACAAAGTTGTGTTTTGATATGACTATGGATGAAGCAATAGAACACTTTGAATTTAACATAAAAGGTAGCTATTTAGGTGAAAAAACTCCTATATGGTGTGAAGACACAAACTCTTATTAAAATTTTTAAACATAGAAAAGGGGGACAAAATTAATTGTCCCCCTTTTCAAACCAACCAAAAATTTGTTATACCGCTTGGAAAGCACCAACGCTTACCCCAGCTCCACTTCTAGTTAAAGATATTCTGCTTATAAACCTGGTAGTCACGTTTGGAATTTCTATTTCAATGTCTACAATAGCTGCTCTATTATTGACTACAAAATCAGGGTTATTAGTTCTATCAAAAATTAGTTCGTAGTCTACAATAGCACCACTAGAATCTCTTAGGTTCTTAAGGTAGTTGTTAAGACTAGTCTCTATTAATGTTCTTTGTGTTTCGTCACTAAATATGCCAGTCTTAAATTCATAAGGTTGTAGTATACTCTGAACGTCAATTTCCATAGTAATCAAAGTGTCTCTAGCATGTAGATTATTCAATATGCTTTCGAATTTTTGATAACCTGTATCATTACCATATAGTACTACAGCATTGTTCTTAAGTACTATTGGGTTAATACCTGTGCCAGTTAAGTAAGCCCTATCTTCTTTATCCAAAGATATTTCGGGTCTTATAACTCCATCACCACTTAGCTCACCCTGATCCGTTCCAGCTACTGCAATAAAAGGGGTATTGTTTAACCACTTTCTCATGAATGCATTACTAACTAGTGCTGCTGGTGGTACACTATCTATAACACCACTAGAATCTCTAACCATTATGTTAGGGAAACACCATCCAGTAAAGCTAGCACCATCATTTTCACTAGGTAATGAAAACAAGAATTGATAAGGTGTGTTTAAATTACCACCTGTAGATAAATGTTCAATACTCAAAGAAGGCGTTGGATTTACTGCACTAGGCGCATCTGTAAATCTTACACTAGTACTCTTTCTAAAATCCTTTGCACTTGGTAAATTTAAGAAACCAATACATCTTTGCTTTCTCTTAAGTAATCTAGTCAAGTAAGACTTAGCACTAGGTTCTAAACCTTGAGAAAAAGTGTCTACAAAGTATCTCCAATTTACAAAATCTGGATCTACCAAGGCTTTAGAAATATTTCCTTCTGTCATAACAGAGTATATTTCTCTTACCCTTTCGTTAGTACCATTAGGACTATGACTAGCTTTGGTCTTAAATCCTTTAAATAGAACTGGTAAAAGATTTTTAGCAAATACTTCTGGTTCTAATATGTAAGTGTAAGCTTGAGATTCATTACCACCTTCATAAGAACCAACCAACAAATCTAAACTAGCATTTATTGTGTAAAGACCGTTTGAATCTACTGGTGTAGTAGTAGACTTTACAAGAACTTTATTACCATCCTTATCTAAAGCGACAAATCTAAAATCTTTAGATAAACCAACTCTGTCAAATTCTGCCTTAGTAACTTTACCTGAAGTATTTACCTCAATTCTACCAACTGCATCTTCTCCTTCAATTATTAAGTTATAGCTGCTTCCTCCAACTACGTAACCTAAAGTATTTAAAGAAACGTTAGCATCTGGAATGTCTACTAGGTTTTCTCTAGCTTCATCACTAGCAAATTTTATAGCGTATGAAGTTTCCGCATATCCTTTACTTACTTCTACTTTACCGTAAATAGTTCCTCCAGCAGTAACCATTGAGAACTTAGTATTTAGGTCTTGTATTTTGTTTTCAGTAATCAATGGATGATTAGAGCCTACTGTTAATCCACCAGCTGGATTCTCAATAGGAATAAGCGCATCCTCTTGTCTTACCACTATGGTGTTACCATCAACATCTATTTCAGTAAGCCTACCAGTAATATCTGTCTCTGTTTGTTTTAAATTGTTAGTAGCTACTATTACAACACTATCCTCATTCTTAACTATAGAAGTTATTAAAGAGTACAATGTGTCCCCAGTAGTTTCACCTGTTATTTCAGCCCCAGCTGCAGTAAGTGTGCTTTTTATTTTAAAGCCAACTTCAATACTATCTCCATAACTGTCGAATAATGCTGAATCTTTACTTATTACAACTCTGGAACTTCTAAGGCTTTCTAATACAGTTATATCTGAATCAGTGTTTATGGTAGAAGTAGTAGTTGTTTCTTGAACATCTACTGCTAGGTTTCTATCCACTAATGCGTTGTAAGAAAGAAAACTGTATTTTTTCGGTATAGAACCATCTACCATAGAACTACCTATTAAGTCAATAGTTCTAGAATTAGAATTTTCTAAGTCGTATTCGTCTAATTTTTCAGCATCTATGGCACAAATCATTCCTGTAGTTGCGTAATCAAAATTGACAACATTAACAACATTAAGACTGTTACCATTTCTATCAATTAGATCTGGTATTAGTGATCCAGTGTAATAACCCAATAAAGGTGTATCTGGCAACGCTAAAAATTCTGATAATTTACTTTTGATAAGACCTTCAGAGTCAAAGTATTCAGCAAATCTAGAATCACTTCTTAGAGCGTCTATATCAGAGAAATTTCCTCCTATCATTATAACATCAACAAAATAATCAGAAATAAGGTCTGAGCCTATAATGTATGATGGAATGTCTTTATCACCGTACCAATCTGCAACTGGTACATTGTAAGCTTCTGCTTGTGTGCTTTTCTTTGCAATAACAGTAACATCTTTTAAACCTAAGTTAACAAAAGAAAATATACTGCTTGATTGGGCGTTGTCGCCTTGTGTAAGTTCAACAAGGCTTTCTTGTTCTGGAGACCAAAACCTTTCTTTGTTGAAAAATGCTGCGTACAAGGCATTGGGCTGAACCAAAGAATTTACTTTTTCGGTTTCTGTACTGAATGCTTTATAATCAGCAATGTCAGAACTAAATAATGGAATACCATTAGTATCTACTGAATCATTAGATTTCAATAAATTTAATGCTAAAACATCTCCTTCTTGTAGAGCAGTTAAAATAGATCTTTGAAAAAAAGAACCTTTTCTTTCCATCTTTTTGTCTATATCACCATACAATGCTATTGCCTTAGCGAATTCTCCTCTTCTTAGCAAAATTGGAGTGTTCCAATTTCCTTTTGGAGAATAACCAGCTATTAGTCTAACAACAGTGGTAACTGCAGTAATAGGGGTTCTTGTATTGTCAACTATCAATGTGTGTTGACCAGCTGCCTTAAACTTGCTGTTTAAATCGTTTAACGTTATTAATCCGTTCATTGTTTTCTTATTAACTTACAGGGTATTTATTAAATAAAGTAAACTAATAAGATGGATCTTTTTAGAAGTTGTTACATAATACTATTTGAGCTACTGTCAAATTTTATGGATTCTGAATTTCTATTTAAAAAGGTTTCTTTAACAACCATACCCATTTCACTTGCAACAACTATCTTAGGTACAACTAAAAGAGTATTAGTAACAAACCAAATTTCAAAAGTAGAAACAACAATAGAGTTTAAAGTTAATGCATTTATTACATGTTTAGAAACTTTTCCATTTTGGTCTGTAATATAAACCGTTACTTCTCCTTTAAGAATAGAAACAGTAGTATCATCCATGGAAAGAAATTTATCTGTCACTCTAAGAACCTCTAGTTCTACAACCTTACCCCTATTTTCTCCTGTTAGGCTGTTAATTCGATAGTTGTTTTTGTTAACAACTACTTTGTCGTTGTTAATCCTTTTAATTATTTCTGATTTCCTTCTGTATGATCTCATAATTATATTGTTTCTTCTGGTTCTAGCATTACTTTATCTGTCAATCTCATGTGTTTGTAATCAATGTCGAATTCTATTTTGTAATTCAAATACTTTGTACCTCTTGTCTTAAGGTTTTTAAGATAGAATTTACCATCTGCTTTCGCTTCTGGAGGCTGTAATATTCCGAATACTATACCAGGCTTGTGAGTAACTCCTTTAGATTCACTTAAAGAATCTAAACTCATATCTGTTGCCTCTTTACTTACTTCTTTACTTTGATGTGCTGTTAATACCGCATATTTGTTAAGTATTGCATTCCTGGAAAGATCTTGCGTGTTTTGCTTATGATACATGTAAACTTCGTACCCTGTAGATTGCCCTGTTCCATGAGCATTTCCCATTTCTCCTAGGTAATCTACCACTAAACAATTTACCTTGATATCCCTATCTTTTTCTTCTTTCAGTACCCAATTGTCTAAATCGTCAGGTGTAGCTTTATGGAATTGTTTTATTATCAATTCTCCTACTGGTGTACTACTTTTAGCCCTAGCGCTGTCTAGTTTTGTCTGTAAGTAATCTAATTGATTATTGAAATCGTAGTCGTTTATGTCCGCTGCAAAAAAATTAGCACCAGCCCTAGCTGCTATGTCGTAATGAGCCATTTCTAAAGACGCTAAACAAACGTTGTTACCTTGTATAGCTAGACCCAGAGCAATGTTTATTAGTAATATACTCTTTCCAATGTTAGTTGGACCAACAAATATAGCAACCTCTCCTATAGTAATACCACCATGCTTTGTCATAGCCCTATCAAGATTGTAAAATCCTGTTTTCATAACATCTTCTGGTTCTGGTTGGTGGTGGGTTTCGGCATCCCAGAATGAGTGGCTTTCAGACTCCTCAAATAAACTAGTACTACCTTTATGAAATACTTTCATAGCAGCGTTTACTATTTCTTGAACGTTTTCTGTCGTAACTTCTTGTGTCTTTATGAAAGTTAGAGCTTCGTCTACGCTACTTTCAAATTTGTTCCAGGTAACCCAGGCTTTAAACGATTGTTTAATATACTCTTGGTTGTATTTAAGATAGTTAGATGTAATTATCTTTTTTACATTTACTAGTAGATTTTGCTTAAGTTTATCCTGATCTTCTGTTAAATCATCATCAAAATTACAGTACTCTGGAGCTAATTCTATTACTGCTTCTATTTGTTCTGTAGAAGGATCATCTAGCAAAAAAGGAATCTTACCATACTTCTTGTGAAAATCCTTGGTAATTTTAAAAGTCCTTTTAACATATTTGTTCTTAAAATAATCTACTTCTACCTCTTTTATAAGGTTCTCATTTCTACATAAGTGTAGGTATGAAATTATTTCAAATCCTATTGATACGCTGTTCATAAATTGATTTTGTTAACTGCTAAATCTACCACCTTGATCATTTTTGATCTCGGAAAAATTCATCATTTTGCCTCCTCTAAAATCTTTAGGGTAGAACCTATCAAGAAATTTTATTATGCCATTCCTAGCAACACTAGTACCCCAAACAAAACTGGAAGGCGGTTTTTTAAATTCCAAATTAATAAGTTCTGTCTTAAGCTTATCACCTTTCATTATCCTCGTTTTACCTAGTTGTTTTAAAACTACAATTCCATAGATTCCTACTGGATTAATTCTGTCTACTATAGTTATTTTCCTAGTAACTTTGTGCAATCCGCAATCAATTTTTCCTTCGGAATTTTCTTCTATTACTTCTTTTAACCTTTCTAAGCTTTTGTTTTCCGTTTTATCTATCAAAAAATCTGTTTTAGATTTTGGAGTCTTTTTAGCAACGTATACTATTGTATCTAGCCCTTTTATAGTTACTGATAAGCTTTCTCCTTCTATGAAGTTTCTAGTTATGTGCATTTTAAAAACTGGATTCCATTTAAATCCTTTCCAATTACTAGCAAAGTCAGCTACTGCATTGTCTATAGCACCATCCTTATCTTCTGGATACCTAAACTTAAAGTTTTTACTCACTTCGCCAGCTAATAGTGTAAAGTAGGCAATACTTTGGTTGGTCAGCTTACCATCTTTTATACTTTGAATCATTTCTCTGTCAAAGTCTTCTTTTTTTAGATAATCAGCCATAAATATGTTTTAACATTAATATTGGAAATAAGTAAATATTTCCAATATTATTTCTTTAAATTTTTTTACTAAATAAATTTTAAGTTAATTACTTCTAATAAACAAAAACGTTTACACCTATAGTTTCACACCATATTTGATAATACCGCTTTCTACCTGACTTTCATTCAAAAAGTGTTGCTCACCTTTACTGGATTTAAAGCAGTGGTATTCCATTTCATTAAGTTGAACAGTTCCATCATACTTGTAGTTACCTTTTCCACCTCTAATACTATAGCTTTCATCAAGATTAAGGCTAGATACTGGAAATCTGGTAAGTTTACTTAGTTTGTAGTTACCTTTAGGTATTGTAACGCCTTCATTAATAAAAGACATTTCATCTGCATCATAGGTCATGATGTCGTTTTCTTTGGCTATTTTTATAGAATCTGGAGTTTCTACGTGTCTATGCTTATCATCTTCATTAATATAAAGATCTTCTTGCAGAACGTATTCACCATTGTCTTCATATTCATTTTCATCAGAATGATCAGAATGATCAGAATGATCAAGATAATCAAAACCTTCTATATCTTCAGATGCAGTTTTTAAAGCGTTCATGTTATCTTCATTGCCTACCACAGCAAAGGCTAAATCCTCTTCATCAGTTACAAATTCCTCTACATCTATGTCATCAACCTCTTTAGAAGTAGGTATGGTTAACATTTTTTCTTTCCCTTCAGAGTCTTCAGCAACAATGCTTTCTTGCATTCTATTTTCGCTTATCCACCTTTTTAGCTTTACTTGGTATCCTTTGTTTTCAAAGATTTGCTTTAACCCTTGGTACTCTGGGTTAGACACTATAGCCTTTTCTGAAAGTTCGAAATAAAATTGGCTCTCGCTAATTCCAACTAGGTTTTTAGCAAAGTCTTCGTTTGATTTTAGAGTTAGTAGTTTACCTTTGGTATTATTAAACTCGTAATTACCTTCATTCATAGAAACTAGAGAACCTTTTCTAGCTATCACTATACCATTTTTCCTATAGCTTTCGTTTAGTTTAAAAAAGCTTTCACTTAAGTTGGTAGAACCCATTTTTACTTTAAGATTCCAACCATAGTTCTCGTAAAGCAATGTTTTGGTTTTTTCTGCTTCAGAAACATCTTGATAGTCTGTTGCATCACTCTCATCATCAACAAGATTATGATCACCATCCTCATCCTCCATTACGTACATTTCACCAGATTGTAAAACTACTTTGTCGTCTTCTAGTGTTTGCGCATTAATTCTAGTTAATATAACCCCTAGCTCTTCTTTTGGTACTGAAATTGTGTTTTGGTCAATAACGTCAAATCCCTGACCTATGAATTCCATGGATTTAGGGTTGTCCGACTCAATATAGTAAAAACCTTCTATCTCTTCTAAATGAAACACAGTTGAGTCTTTGGTAATCTCTATTTTTTTAGATTCGTTAAGATTTCTATTAACATTATCTTTCAACATTTTGTAAAACAAGCCTTTAGATTCGTTAAGATTTGTTCTGTTGTAAAATTTGTTCCAAGATTCGTTAAGGTTAAGCTTTTTAGATTCAAATATTTCATCTAAAACATCCGTTTCTACATCAGAAAATTCGTAACCCATTTCTCTCAATTTCTTCTCTATAAGAAATTTCTTACCCAACTCTTGTAGATAGATGTCTTTTAATTCCTCTTTAGAATCTAGACCATCTATTTTTTCTACATTTTTATTTACTTTTTCTAAAGCTAACAATAATTTTTCTTGTCTCTCTTTATTTGCTTCTTTTTCTTCTTCATCTAGTTCTACTTCTGCAGTATCACCAGTAATTTCTTCTTTTATGCTTGCTGCATCATCACCACCAGTTGCTGCTTCTTCACCTTCTTCACCTTCTTCACCTTCTTCACCACCATTATTAGCAGCTAAAATACTTTCTTCAGCCTCATTTAGCATTGTAAGAGAAGCTTCTGACATAGATGTTATCTGCACTAATTCATCAGACCTAGAATCTTCTACCCAAGCATTAATGCTTTCCATTATTTCTTCGTCTGATTTGGTAGTCAAATGAATATCGGTATTAATTTCCTGAAATCTAGCTTTCATGCTTTCATCACATTCTGAAAAGTAGTAATTGCTTAAGCTTAAATCAGAGCAGAGGTCAATTAGTGAAGTACGATTATTCATCTTAATGTTTTTATTTGGTTATTTATTACCTTTCGTTTTTTGTGCTACTAAATATTGTCCAAATTTATCTATTCAAACTTTGTCTTAGCTTCTACTTTTTCTAATGATAGCTTTTCATCTATTTCAACCCTACCATCATTAAGTACCCAATAAGTGTCTACATCAAGATTAAAATCTATCATATAGTTGTTATCGTCTTCACCAAATTTGAATTGTTTTTTTGTCTCTAAGGTGTAAGCATCTGGTAAAGAAACCATGCAAGGTATACCATTAATTCCTTGAGTATTAAAATAGTAAATAGCACCACTGTTAAAAACCTTAACAACATTTTCTAGTATGTTAAATCTCTCAACAAAAGAAGAACATTTAATAGAAATTAAAACCCTGGTGTCCACATTAAGTATTCTATCTCTAGAATAGACGTTTTTAATATCAGAGTAAAATGGGTTGCTTTCATCCTCAACCATCCTTTTTATTCTTGCGGAATTACCATAGCTACCACTTGAGTCTATGTTTATTCCAGAATCTATAGACATCTTACCACTAGGAATTATATTGGGTATGTCTTTAAAGTTTGGAAAACCAGAACAAGATTTACTTTTGTTAATGTAAAATTCTTTTGCGTAATTTTCGTTACTAGAGAATCTAGGAATTATGGGTATTTGTTGCACAACAACTTTTTCTCCACTTATCTTTTTAACTGAAATCCTGTCATAAAAGAAGTATGTTAGAGAAGCATATAGATCTCTAAAATAAGAACCTTCTAACAATTCTTTCTTATTAAAATCACTCATTAGATATTATTTTAAGAATCCTTTTACCTACATCTGATAAACCTATGTGTGGGACAGAACCAACACGAAGTTTTCTAAAAAGATTAGAATTTCTATGGTGATAACCCTTCCCCTTTCCTTTAAGGTCTTTATCATCATCAATAGATTTTAGGAATGTTAAAAAATTTGAGGTAGAATCTCTATTGTATTGCTTTTCACTAAAATAAGAAACTATTTTGTTTCTTAACACAGCATCAGGCT